CCCGTTGTTGGAGAAGTGCAGGGTCTTGGTGATCAAGGTAGTGGAACTGGATTGGGTGGATTGCCTGGGTTCGCAGATGCAGGAACAACACCAACAACAGGAACAACACCAACAACAGGAACAACACCAACAACAGGAACAACACCAACAACAGGAACAACAGGAACAACACCAACAACAGGAACAACACCAACAACAGGAACAGAAACTCCACAGCAGGAATTACCAAAAGGCACTGGAACTTTCGTCGGTCAAGTGACATTTGATGATGAAGGAAATATGACCGGATCAGGAACTTTCCTGAGCGATGATGGAAGATTTACTGGTGGTGGTCAAATTACAGGAACTGGAACCGGAACTGGAACCCAACCATTTAAGGGAACTGGAAATTATGATAATGCAGCATTTAGTGGAACTGGTACAGTTACAGATTCGACAGGGCAAACAGTGGGAACTGGAACGTTCACCGGAAATAATGTAATTGGAGCACAAAATAATCTCACAACTGTTGATTCTGAAACGACTGAGGAATTTTCTGTTACTGGGGTTCTTGTTCTTGATCCTGGAATTGCTTACCTACCAGGACCAGATGGAGATGTTGGTGCAAATGGTGATGTTTATGCAAAATCAGTTGACACTATTGTTGGTAATGATATTGATGGATATAAAGTTCTGCCGCCATTCACACCAATCTCTGTTCTTCCTGGTGATACAGTCGCTGCGCCACCAAATACTCAAGTGGAGATTTATGATAATGATGGGGAAATCACTCAGATAATTGTTGGTCAGGGTCCATTGGTACGAATTCCAGTAGAAACTGGTGGATCATTTACAACTCCAGATTATACTCCACCAACACTTCCACAACCAACAAGTCCAACTTCCAATGGTTCTTATCCAGTAGTTCTGGAACTTGGTGAAGTTGTGGTTACAAATTCTGGTGTGAATTATGCTCCCGGAGATACAATTACAATCACTCCAGATAGAGGAGCAGTTCTTGAACCAGTCTTTGATAGTGTTGGTGCATTGGCATATGTAAATGTAATTCAGAAGGGAATTGGATTTGTTGAGTGGCCAGAAATCATTATTCGATCACGTCAAGGAGTGAATGCAAAAATGGTTCCCCTATTCAATATAATTAGAGTAGGTGATCTTTCTGAAGAAGATGACACTCTACCACCAGATGTACAACTAATCAACGTTGTTGATTGTGTTGGTAAAGTGACAACTGATAGCAGAGGTAATACAATCCCTAATAACTAGTAATACTGACTGAGAACTTTAATGGCAGGGCAATTAATCAATAGAAATCGCCATGATGGTGGAAAAAAGGAAAATGATGAAGCCACAAAATACGGCAATCGTCATGGTCAGATTGAATTCGGACATCTTCACCTTGGCGATCCTTCAGAATCTTTAAAGTCTGATGTGACTTCTGGAGTTATGCTTCAGGCATTTGACTCCAGACATTATGTAACTTTGGATAATGATGGACCTAGACAAGGATGGACACTAAATAGATGTCCAAGTGTCTATGGTGTTCAGTGTGCCACGGATAATGCTGGAACAGTAAACTCTGAAAAGGGTATTGGATATTTTGTAATGTGTGAAACAGGTGATGTTGTAATCAGAGCACCAAAAGGTAGAATTCGCCTTAGTGCTTTGGATATAGATATTAGAGCAGATGGTCCAAATAACAAAAAGGGTTCTATTAACCTAGACTCAAACCAATCAATTAATCTCAAAACCGGAACATTTGATGTTCAGGCAAACGTTGGTGCTCGCATCTTTACTCCAAAAACTATGAATTTGGTTGCAAATACTTCTATGCATATTGTAAGCAACTTCATGAATGGATTAACAGCAGCATCGGCAACAAAGAATAATAAAGAGTATAATCCTTCAACAGCAGAATTTGACAATAAATCGCTTTACAATTAATAAGAATGGCTTTTCAATTAGATGATTTGTGTGTCTCCCACCAATTTCTTGTTGGTGAGGGATATCCTATGCCACATGGGCTAGGTCCAACTAAAATTAGAGGTAGTGCCTACGTCGAATCTCCCATGAATGTGGGATCTGATAAGGCATTCCCAGGAATTTGGGCATCGCTGATGGTTGGTCCGATGCAAAATAAAGACTCTCCTCCTGCAAATATTCCTGGATACCTTAGTGTATGTGGCGCAAAAATAAACAATTCTCCATATGCACTGGCAGTGATTGGAGATGCTGCAATTTTTCAAAATCTTGATGTAAATGGAACTCTCACAACTGGTGGTGGAGTTCTATCGAGTGGAACTGTATTTGCTCAAGGAGATGTAATTTCAAATTGTGGCGCACACGTTCTTTCCGTAAAGAAAAATTTTGATATTCCACACCCAACAAAAGATGGATGGAGACTTGCACATAGCTGTGTGGAAGGTCCAGAGGCAGCAGTTTACGTGAGGGGAAAGGTTATTAATAAAATGGAGATTGAGTTGCCAGAATATTGGAAAAAACTTGTAGATCCACAATCAATTACTGTATCATTAACTCCAATTGGAGCGCATCAGGATATTATTGTGAAGAGGATTGGAGATAATAAGGTATATTTGCAATCAAAAGGTGGTATTCCTATTCATTGCTTCTACCACATTTTCGGTGAGAGAATGGACACCGAAAAATTGATTCCAGAATATAAAGGAAATATTGAAGATTATCCCGGAGATAATTCTCAGAGATCAATTGTTGGATATAACTATGACGTTCGAAAAGATGAGGGTTGAATAAATGGCAGAACAATATATAATTCCCAAACCAGCTGGTAGTGGTTCCTCCAATGTTGATGAAAATTTAAGTTCATCATACTTTACTGCAATACCGCCTGGGCCACCATCACCAGACCCCAATTTTGAGATTATTATTACCGGTGTTGGAACTTATCGGGGACTTGATGCAATATATGATTATGATTTTAGATCAATTATTCATGCAGAACATACAGGTGTTGGAACTGCTCTTTATGCAACAGGAACATCGGCAATTGTTGCAGTTGGAGACACATCTGGTCTCATAGTAAGTGGAGATAGTGCAATTCATGCAACTGGAAATGTTAGTCTCGGCAATGGAACAATTACTGTCGGAAGATCCGCTTCAGATGATGTAGAAGTTCTGGGGGAATTCACTTCCAACCTAATTCCAAACGCAACAAATACTTATGATCTCGGTTCATCCAGTAGAAGATGGGATGATGTATTTGCACTAAAAACTACAACTGGAACATTGACAGTTGACAATAATGCTTCCATTGGTGGTATTGGTACATTTTCAAATTGGATTAGTGTTGCCGGAATAATTGGTGCATCTGGATTAAACGCTACCGGTATTGTTACTGCAAATGCATTTAGTGGGGTACATGCATCACTGAGTGGTATTGTTACTGCAAATGCATTTAGTGGGGTACATGCATCACTGAGTGGTATTGTTACTGCAAATGCATTTAGTGGGGTACATGCATCACTGAGTGGTATTGTTACTGCAACCACCTTTATTGGTTCTGGTGCTAATATTACTGGTGTCGTGACTGCAACCACCTTTATTGGTTCTGGTGCTAATATTACTGGTGTCGTGACTGCATCATCATTTAGTGGCGCAGCAACACAGGTCCAAACAACATCAACAGCAACTAATGCATCATTTTATCCCACATTTGTGGATAGTAATAATGGAGTTGCAACTGGAGAAACCATTTATACTGATGCTGGCATTACATATAACCCATCATCCAATACACTAACTGCATCAACATTTAGTGGATCTTTGAATGGAAATGCATCGACTGCAACGACATTACAGACTGCTAGAGATATTAATGGCGTTTCTTTTAATGGATCCTCCAACATTACAGTTGAACCATATATTGATAATGACGAATCAACAAACGCATCTAGGTACATCACATTTGTTGATAACTCAACTGCTGGATATAAGAGATTAAGTGAAGATAGTTCACTTACATATAACCCATCATCCAATACACTAACTGCTGGATTTTTCTCAGGCGATGGGAGTGGATTGACAAATGTTTCTGGATCAAGTGCATCCACCATTCCAGTAACATCAACATCAGATAGTACGTGTTGGGTAGTTTTGGTTGGGGGAACTGCAGGAAATCAATCACCACTTTATGATACGGGATTGACTTATAACGCCTCATCAAACACTTTAAGTTGCACAACTTTCAACGGATCTCTAAGTGGAAACGCATCAACAGCATCTCAAGTTGGCGTACAATCCAATAGCACTAATGCAACATTCTATCCCACATTTGTAGATAGTAATAATGTAGGTTCAATTGCGGAAACCGTTTATACTGATGATGGCATTACTTATAACCCATCATCCAATACACTAACTGCATCAACATTTATTGGCAATTTTAGCACCAATGGGTCTGGACCCGTTCAAATAAGAGTTGAAAACTCGAATCTTGTGTTTGAGGTTGCTGGAATTGGAACTCACACTCTCCTTTTAGCATAATATGACAGTTTAAAAACTGTCCACTCACCTTGACTTCCTCCCAGAAACACCCTATACTATTAGGGTAATCAGGAAATCTCCATGAACGAAAAATTTCAAGAACATGATGAAGAGTATCTTACACGATGTGTCGTAGATACTGCCTGTAGGACTGTGAGAATTTATTCTAATCGGGGAACTGAAAAGACTGTGGCGTGCAGCACCATTGATGAGTTTCTAAATGTTCTATATACCATTCGCAATTCACTTCAGGAAGATGATATTGTCTTCGCTGAACCCCCCGTTCTTCAACGTTAATTATGGCAAACAAGACAACTCCCCAAAATGTCAATGAGGCAAATCAATCACTATTCAAAGCAAAGTGGAATTTGCCAACAGCAGCAGATCATTGTGGAATGACGATTAAAGAAATGAAAATGACATTTAGGGAGTTCTTGAAGTATCATCCACCGACATTCAAAGAGCAGGGAACTCAACTTGAATTGATATATAATGATGAGTAAGCGAGAGTGGTGTAACGGTAGCCACGCTGTGCTTAGAACGCAGTATCGAAAGGTGTAGGGGTTCGACTCCCCTCTCTCGCATGGGAAATCCAGTTCTAAATACATTAACTTGGGGTCAATTCCATGGATTATTACATAGAACAAAAGTTTTGTTGGTATGTATGTGATGGAGCAAAACACCTTGTGTTGATGTATTTTTTAAATACTGTCCCATTCACATTTGATGATCTTGACGAAGAGTATTGGAATGACCCACAAGTAATCAAAATTGCCGATCAAGAACTGACGTTTGGCCCCGAAGATCTTTATAGGGGTTCTTGTTATTTAATTCAAGAAGAATGTCATCCATGCTTTAATGAACTTGATCTAGTAAATCCAGAGTGTATGCCAGACTGCAATTAAATTATTGAGGTATAAAAAAATGTCTTTGATCTCCCAACGTGATCGTGAACTAACTATTAGGGCTCTCGAATACTATTCTTCTTGGGTTAAAAATCCTCAGGAAAAAAACGAGTATCTAAATCTTCTTAATTGGGTAAAACTACAATACGCCAAGGAACAACAATGAACGTTAAAGTTAATTTGTGGTGGAGTGAAAATATGAAGAGGTGGAGGTGGACATTGTGTTATGATCTTGGCGCAGATCGCGAAATGTATGGCGATAGTCACCACCATTTAAAGGAAGCTACCAATGCCATATATACCAGGGTGGATAAAATACATCAACAAAACACATCAATTCTATTATGAAAAATTATAATCTGACCTGTGCCCAAGACTGGGTACAATACTTTGATAGACTGTTTAGAACTGTTGAAGTTGAAAATTTTCTAGAATTTGGTCTTGGGGTTGGGACAGAATTTCTTTGCGATCATGCCGAGAACGTCACCTCAGTAGAACTTTCAACTGGGGATTATAATCTTCAATGGACAAATCAAACCAAAGAACAACTGAAGGATTATAAAAACTGGACACTTCATTATGTGAATATTCCTGATGAAATTCAAAAAGCAAATCAGGACGCAATCAACAACCAATATCCTCTAGAGGATCTTTCTTACCTTCCCGTTCTTGAAGGTCTTGTTGTTCCATTTATGGAAGAGCGCGAATATGATGTTATTTTTGTTGATCCTGGCATTCATAATCGTGGGGATATTGTAAATCTTGCATTTGGAAGAGCACCTATTGTTGCCTGCCACGATAGTGATAGGACAGGAAGAGTAATTCCATATGTCTATGGATACAATATTGTGAATGTGCCCGACAATTACACAGAAATTCACCGTGAAGATTCTTACTGTGGAACAACATTCTGGGTTGATCACACAATGGAAGGTGCAGAAACTCTGATTAAAGTGCTCAGAACTTAACATATACATAGATATGTGATACTAATTCGCTAGTGACCCAAAAAGTGTGACTTCAGAACCTCCTACGGGAGGTTTTGTTGTATGATAAATAATCCATAACGGAAACTATAAGATTTAATAAAATGGGTCTCTCCAGATTAGATAATTTTCTGAAATCAACAACTGGTACAATTCTATACGTTGACCCCAGCAGCCTGGATTCTACCGATAGTATTGACAACCAAGGAAATTCATTAACCCGTCCATTTAAGACAATCCAAAGAGCTCTTATTGAAGCTGCAAGATTTTCTTATCAGAGGGGTGTAAATAACGACAGGTTTTCAAAAACAACCATTCTGGTTTACCCAGGTATTCACACTATTGACAACAGACCTGGATATTTTCCAGATGGAAGTTCATTTAAAACAAGACTTGGCACCACAGTAACTGATCTTTTTGAATGGGACCTCGTTACTAACTTCAACATCAACAGCAGTGCCAACACGCTTTTCAAACTGAATAGTTTCTATGGTGGTGCAATTGTCCCACGCGGAACTTCCATCATTGGTTTAGATGAGAAAAAGACAATCATCAGACCAAAGTATATTCCAAATCCAGAAAATAGTGCTGTTGAGAGATCCGCAATTTTCCGTTTAACCGGATCTTCGCACATCTGGAATGTAACACTCCTTGACGCAGACCCACAAGGAAGTGTGTATGTTGATTACACATCAAATCTTACAATTCCAAATTTCTCCCACCACAAACTATCTGCATTTGAATATGCTGATGGTGTAAATGACATTTCCATCGAGGATAGTTTCCAAACTTATAGCACAGATAGGACAGATCTTGAAGGATATTACCAAAAACTATCCATCATTTATGGTAATAGCACCAGTCGAGCAATTAGTCCAGACTATCCTGCTGCAGTAGATATTGAACCAATTGTAGATGAATATAAGATTATTGGTGCTCTTGGTGCAACCTATGCTATTGATGACATTTATGCTGGTGATGGAGTAACTTCCACAACTGAGATTACTGTTGTAACGAAAGCACCTTTTGCGGATATTGCAATTGACACATTAATTGAAATTAGTGGCATTAATGTTAGTGGTTATGATGGACAATATGTTGTAACAGAGGTTGTAAACTCAACATCATTTAAGTATATTGCAGCAAACGCACCAACAACTGTAGCGCCATCAACGGCAGAAATCGGAAGTGCTACAGTAAACGTTTCTGTAGATACTACAATTACAACATCCCCAGAAATTCACAATTGTTCATTCCGCACATCTTATGGAATGAGTGGAGTTTCTGCAAATGGTGATAAAGTAAATGGATTTAAATCTATTGAAATTCATGATTGCCATGCGATAGGACTTCAAAACGATGATAATGCTTTTGTCATCTACAACGCAACAAATGGCACATATAATGACATTACTGGACCAATAAAAAATCTACACTCAAATATTAATTCAAAATATAAGCCAGATTATGTCAATTTCTTTGCAAATACTCAGAACGATGCAGAGATTACAATTACCAACAGTCAAGTAGTTGGATATGCGGAACAATTTATAGCAGAATCTGGATCCGAAATTTCTCTTATCAACGTTGCATCTAAGTTTGGATCAAGAGCTCTAGTTGCTAGGGGGTATAAAGAAGAGGCATATGCAAGAAATGATCTTGGATACGTTTCTCACGTTATTGCACCTAAAGAAGAAACTGCAGAAAAAGTTTCTATTAAGTTCGACAACCTGGATAAAACAAAGACTGTTTCCGTAGGATCTACAAACAAACTATTCTTTGCAGACAAAACATCTCAAGCATATCCACCAGCATATATTGTTGACGGTTATAGACTTGGTGCAAAGGAGAATGACACCCTCTTTGTAACTCTATCTGGACAGGGTGGAATTACTACAGAGTATTCGGCAAGAATTGTGATGCCAAATACCCAAGGAACTGGTGCAGAAATTTCATCTAAGAAATCCTTCGTTGTATCCAGAACTGGTAGTGGTAATGCAATTTCCAGCAACATAATCACTCTCACCACTAACCACGCACTAATTGATGGTGAAAAAATTAGAATTGTTGGCGTAACTGGCGAAATTCCTGATGGCCTTGAAACGGATAGGATTTACTTCGCAATTGTTTCTGGAGTATCAGCAAATCAACTCAAAGTTGCAAAAACTTTGGATGACGCACTATCCGGAACCGATGTTGTAATTAACAACAAAGGTGGATTGTTGTTGGTTGAAAGTAGAGTATCTGATAAGCAAAGTGGTGATATTGGACACCCAATTCAATGGGATACTACAAATAGTCAGTGGTATGTAAATGTTTCTGCTGCTGCAACAGAGAACACCATTTACTCAGCTTTGGCGAATTTTGGTGCTACAAGAACATCATATTCTTATGTCACCAGATATCCAGACCAAAGATCTGATGGTGATACTATCTACCAAGTTCGTTATGTAATTCCAAAAGAATCTGCAAATGCATCTCCACCAACACGTGACCTTGTTATTCAAGAATCCAATACTTCAATTGGATCAACCTCAGAAATGTCTTCGCAATGGAATGCATCAAATTCCACAGAACTTGCTGCTGCAACAGATCTGAGAAATACAAGAGTTATTGCAGATGCGTCTTGGTTGTCTGGAAACGCAACAATTACAACCGAACTTCCACACAACCTAACTCTTGGATCCAGCGTTCAGGTTCTGAATGTTACTAGCACAAATAACACTACTGGAGATCCAGAAACAGGATTTAACGGAAAGCATGTTGTAATTAATATTGGTTCAGCTAAGCAATTCACTTATGCTTTGGCCACAAATCCCGGAGCATACACAAACAATAACTCCCTCAGAAATGCCCAACTTCCATATTACAAGAGAAAGGATTTTAGTCTAACGCATAAAGTTTATGAGGTTACTACTATTCAGGAATATGAAAGTGGAGTTAAGGATGGCATCTATCACTTAACGATTGTAAATTCCAGTGTTTCTCCAACAGATAGTTATTTCTCTGGTGAGAGATTTGCGCAGGATACTACTCACCTATATCCAGTAATTGATAGAGACAATAGAAATTCTGACCCAAATACATCAGTATCTTTTGCAGAATCCAATAACATTGGTAGAGTCTTAGTAAATGATAGGGAGTATAGCTTAACCAAAGAAGCAGTATCAAAAGCACTATATGATACTAATCTTGGTGTTGGTATTACAGAATTTAAATCATCACCAACTGGTCTAGCACATACCGTTTATACAAGTATAGATCATAGACTCCAAGGAATTTCAAATCTAAGCATCGTTTCTCCTGGTGCAAATTATGTTGATGGTGAATACTACAACGTTCCACTAACTGCAATTGGAGCATCAATCACAGGTGATTATGCAACAGCAAGACTAACCGTAAGTGCTGGATCCATCAGTTCTATCAGAATTATGGATAATGGTAGTGCTTATGGTATTGGAAACACTCTACAAATTGCATCTGGTATTACTACAGATGTTGGACATGATGATCTTGCTGATTATGGTGTTGTTCAGGTTGAAGGAATTGAAAATGCTGTCGGAGAAACTCTAATTATTTCCGGCATTTCCAGCATTACAACAAATCACCTCAACAATCTTTACAAGATTACTGGAGTTTCTGTAGGAAATACTAAGCAGATTGAACTACAGGCATCGTCCACACTAATATCACCCCTTTCAACTGGTATTGGTAATGTTGTAACAGCAACTGGACAAGCATTTGTCGCTGGCAAAGTTGTTGGGGTGTCCACAATTAATTATGACTATGCAACTGGTATTGCAACTGTAGGATTTACTACTGCACATGGATATAGAGTTGGAACTAAAATTAGATTTGGTGGGGCAACACAAAGTTTCTACAATAAGGACGTAATTGTTACAGATGTTGTTGGACTATCAACTGCAAAAGTATCGCTTGGAATTGGAACAAATTATCCAATTGTTGCAGGAACTATTGAGGCATATGCACAATTAACATCATCATATGGTGGTGGCATTAAGTATGATGTGGAGGCAACTTCTGGTAGATTGGTTGTATCATATGCAGGTCTAACCACTTGCATTTTGGCACCAATCACATCATCTACTGATACTGAAACAAGTGGTATTACAGTTTCCAACGCTGTTAATGTTGGTCTGAGACTTGGGGACTACTTCCAAATTAACTCTGAAATCTTCAGAGTGAAGAGAGTTGTGACCAGTAATACTGTTCTGGCATTTAGAGGATTGCTTGGAACATCTGCTGCTGCACACTCAGCAAATTCGCTTCTCAAGAGAATTACACCAATTCCAATTGAATTGAGAAGAAGTTCATCAATTAGATCTGGTGGACATTATTTTGAGCATGTTGGTTTTGGTCCTGGCAACTATTCCACCGGCAAATTTGATTATCAATCTCGCACACTGAAGGGTGAAGAAGTAATTAATGCATACAGTATTGATGGTGATGGTGGAACCGTTGTATTCTCCGGAACTAACCAAGATGGTGATGTGTTCAGTGGTGGATCCAAAATAGATGGATCCTCTGGAGAAGTTCAGAAGATCAGAGTTCCATCTCAAACAACATCAGCAACAAAGCTTCAGAAAAATTCGAGCGATCTTGGATATGCGGTTGAATCTTTTGACAGATTGACAATTGATGAGGGTCTGTCCGTAAGTGGTGGTGTGGATAAGGACTCACTATCCAAATTTGATGGCCCTGTAATTTTCAACAGCAAAGTTGCATCTAAATCACCAGAAGGTCTTGAGGTCAGATCACTCTTCATTCAGGGTGAAGCACCAACACCAAGAAAACTTACCGTTGGAATCTCCACACCAGTAACACCAGGAAGTATTGGTGATATTGTCTGGACAGCCAATCCAACCGTAGATAATTATCTTGGATGGATCTTCACAACTGGACACAGCTGGGAGAAGTATGGTTATGTTGGTGTAAACCCAGCCGATATTAAGGGTGTTGGTATTTCAAGTGCTGGCACATATATTGGGTTTACAACAAACCTCAACATAACAGGAACTGCAGTTTCCATTACTGCAGCAACAAGTGCATCTGGAATTACAACTCTCAATATTGCTGCAAACCCAAGAGTTGCTATTTCAACAGCAAACAACATCTTTGCTGGTATTGCAACTCAGATTAACTTTATTGGTGCGGGTGTATCAATCTCAGCAACAGTATCTGCTGGTATTGCAACTGTAAACTTCAGAGCAACTGAATCTGGTGGTGGTGGTGGAACTCCAACCGGAACTGAGAATGCTATTGCTGCATATGATGTTGCAGGAAATCTTTCTGATGTTCCAGCACTCACATATTTCAACAACATCTTAGATCTAACCAGCAACACCGCAACAACTCTATTCAAGATAAATCAGGGTGCTGGTGGCAATACTCTGGATCTGGTCAATTCTGGAAGTGGAAAAATCCTTCAAGCAGGAGCGTCTGCTTCGGATCTGGCACCAATTGTCTTTACAACATCAAAGCATATTGGTGTTGGAACAAACACTCCTGGTGCTGGATTTGATCTTAGATATAGATCCGGATCCGGAAATGCCATGATTGTTCGCACAGAACATAATGGTGTGACCAATGACATCAAATTTGTGTTGGATAATGATGGTCATATTGGAATTAAGACTGATATTTCTGGATATGCAACACCATATGGATTGACACTTGATGTAAATGGTAATGTTGGCGTAACAAGTGCAATTACATTCAGCACTTTGCAAAGAGACGCCAGAATAACTCTGTCTGCACCAAGTTCCGTTGTTGGAACCGCATATACCCTAACACTTCCAACTCAGGTTGGTGGCGCAAATAGTATTCTTTACACATCCTCATCTGGAGTGTTGGGATGGATTACGCCAAACAATATCCTGGCAAATTCTTCAACATCATCTCTTCCAGAAGGATCTAACCAGTATCACACTCAAGAAAGAGCACAAGATGCTGTGGGTGCTGCGATTAATGCGGGAATTCAGACAAATATCACAGTTGATTATGATGATGCTAATAATCGCATCAACTTCAACGTTATTAGTGGAACGTTCCCATATGCAACCAGAGGATTTAATATCCCAATTGGATGATATATGCCCCCCTCCGGGGGGTTTTTATTCTGTAATGACGGATAGAGAATATGCACCGCAGGTGAGATCGAAAATTTCACCCGACTTCAAGTATATCTGCAATGGATACGCCATGGTAGTTGTCATTCCTGCAGCATCCGATGCTGCTTGAAATCCGTTAGTTATTCTTTTAGCTGGCCAATCTTTAAAATCTCCATTAGTATCATTGTCGGAGATATAAACTTGAGCTAGTTCTCTACCGATACAATTCATATCTGGACTAGTCACTTGATTATAATTAACTGAGTGCCCCCATCGCATAGTGATGGTTGATGAAGATGCTTTAATGAAATTCACCAGCAATCTACAATTTCCCGATGCAGTAAATAAAGCTGCTCCACCAACTGTTGATGAGGTTCCATTTAATACTGTTACGTTTGCCATGATTATTCTGTAATAACGGATATGGAGTAAGCACCACAAGTTAGATCAAATATTTCCCCAGACTTCAAATATATTTGTAGAGGATATGCCATGGTAGTTGTCATTCCTGCAGCATCGGATGCTGCTTGAAATCCCTTTGTCAATCTCTTGCTAGGATATTCATTAAAATCTCCGGCACTATCATTGTCGGAGATATATATATGTCCTAGCGATCTTCCAATAGCATTCATATCAGCACTGGTCACTTGATTATAATTAACTGAGTGTCCCCATCGCATAGTAATAGTTGATGAAGATGCTTTAATGAAATTAATCATTAATCTTGTATTACTTGATGCAGTAAATAAAGCTGCTCCACCAACTGTTGATGAGGTTCCATTTAATACTGTTACGTTTGCCATAATTTATTTTATTCCGTAATAACCGTTATAGAATAAGTGTCGCACGTTAGATCAAATATTTCTCCAGACTTTAAATATAACTCCAAAGGATATGCCATGGTAGTTGTTATTCCTGCAGCTGTATATTCGGAAAGAAATCCTTTTGTCAATCTATATCCTCCCCACGCGGACCCCCAACCGGCCGAATTAGCGTCGTCGTTTGATATGCGAATTTGTGCCAATTTTGACCCAATTGCATGTACATCAGAACTCGTCACTTGATTATAATTAACTGAGTGTCCCCATCGCATAGTAATAGTTGATGAACCCGTTGAATGTATAAATGCAATTAACAATCTTGTATTACTTGATGCAGTAAATAAAGATGCTCCACCAACTGTTGATGAGTTTCCATTTAATACTGTTACGTTTGCCATAAGTCATCAACCATTTTCCGGAATTGCAACACAATTATATGGACCACAAAGAGCATAGAATTGATCATTTGTGTTCAAAAATATTTCTGTGGGTAGTGCATCAATATAAGTGTCTTCAGCATTTGAAGTTTCTGTATTTGTTGGGACGAAATTTTCACCCCACACATTAATTTGGGTGTTGCCAAAATCATCTGGATCATAATGAATTTGATATGCAATATTTCTTCCAAATGCTCTGCATAAAGATGTAGTCTGCGAAAGAAGACTACCAGATGGTCCCCAATACAAACCAACCTGACCAGCAGATCCACCAGTCCTAACACCTTCCATGTATAGAATTACAATTCTGGTTGGTGAAGGTGCTGTGTATAGCAGAGTTGCACCGTTTGAAGATTGTCCGGATATAATAGTTGTTGCCATGGATTAGATCATCAATTGCCACATGTTTAGATATTTATAAGATCTTATAAATAACTAAAACTGTAGGGTGGATAGGGAAACCCATGACCGCAATTAACAAGAATTTCATCGTTAAGAATGGCCTGCAAGTCGGCAACGATTTCTTACTTGCGGATGACGTAACAGGACACGTTGGAATAGCATCAACAGTCCCCAAAGACACCTTATCGGTTAGTGGGCAAATAAGTGCTGATAATCTAACTGTTTCTGGAGTCTCAACACTTACAGAACTGAAAGGGTCGCAATTAAGTTATACGAACGTTGGCACCGACAACTTGTATGCGGTTGCTGGCGTTGTAACCTCTCTCACAGGTTCTAATATTGATGTTAGTGGGGAGTTAAAATCTACCAGACTTGCTATTGGTGTTGCTGGAACATCGTTTAGTGTCACATCTGACGGGGTGGGTGTAGGCACAACAATTCCAACGAAGAGATTTGAAGTTGCTGGTGATGCAAATATTACTGGAGCATTATCTGCTTTAGTTGTTAATAGTGATGTCAACTCAACAGGTGTCAGCACATTTCTAGACTTAGATGCAACTTATCTGGAGACTACAGATTTCAATGTACTTGGTATTAGCACACTAGGATTTGCTGGTGCAACAAGATTGAGTGTTTCTGGAAATACAACTCTTGGCATCACAACAACTGGTCCATTAGACGTTTCCCAAATTAATGTTACTGGTGTCACAACGATTGGTGCTGTTAATATATCTCAACTTGGAGTGACAGGTGTATCCACTTTTACGGGTCTGATTGATGCTAATGATGGAATCGATGTCACAGGTGCTACAGAACTTGATGCTGTCAATATTTCAGGAGTAACTACAGTCGCTGGATTGATTGATGGTAATGGTGGAGTTGATATTACTGGCGCTACAGAACTTGATAATGTAAATGTATCTGGCATCACCACAGTTGCTGGATTGATTGATGCTAATGGTGGAATCGATGTCACAGGTGCTACAGAACTTGATGCTGTCAATATTTCAGGAGTAACTACAGTTGCTGGATTGATTGATGGTAATGCTGGTGCAAATATTTCTGGTGCAGAAACCATCCTTTCTTCTGCAACAGTATCAGATCTTACCAATACTAGGGTTGTTATTGCTGGCACTAGTGGTGCTCTTCAGGATAATGCCAATCTAACCTTTACTGGATCCAATCTTGTGATTGGTTCTGGTGCTGGTCTTGATGTTGATGGACACACTGAACTTGATAATGTTAATATCTCCGGCATAACTACAGTTGCTGGATTGATTGATGGTAATGCTGGTGCAAATATTTCTGGTGCAGAAACCATCCTTTCTTCGGCCACAGTTAGTGATCTTACCAATACTAGGGTTGTTCTTGCAGGAACTTCTGGTGCTCTTCAAGATAATGCCAATCTAACTTTCACCGGATCCAATCTTGTGATTGGTTCTGGTGCTGGTCTTGATGTTGATGGACACACTGAACTTGATAATGTTAATATCTCCGGTGTATCAACTTTAACGGTCACAACTGCAACTTCACTTGGAGTGACAAATGTAAACGTTACTGGAATTTTGACAGCATCCAACATCAATCCAACTCAGATTAATGTATCTGGGATGTCCACATTTAATAATGTATATGCTTCTGGTTCTGTTGGAGTTAAATCCACATCACCATCTGAGGCATTGGACGTTGTTGGAAACCTCAAAGTTATTGGAACTGTAATTAGTGATGGATTTAGTGGCCCAGGTATTGTTACAAGCATCATCGATGGTGCAGGTAGTGATGCCGTAGAAGTCACCCCAGGTGTTTATAGAATTGACCTCTATGGTTCGGCAGTTGGTGAGGCATGGGGAACAGTTGTCAATGGTCTAGGAGAAATTGGTGTTAGAACTGACGTTCTGGTTGGTATGGGAACAACAGTTCCACCAGAGTATACTCTTGATGTTTACGCCAAATACGAAGAGGAAGCAGCAAGATTCCTTTGTCAAGGAACTAACGTCTACGCTCCATTTATTGTAAACTCGAACGTTCAGGTTACTAACTTGAATGCTCAATATGTTGGTGGAAAAACCGCTCCATCAGGATCAATTGTTGGTACAACAGACTCACAAACACTTACCAACAAAACACTCACAACACCAACAATTCAAGGTACTGGCGCATTCTATTCTGGATCAACCAGCGGAACAGTAACACTCAAAGCAACAGCAGTTGCTGGGTCTAACACAGTCACTCTTCCCGCAACTACTGGAACTGTAATCACATCGGGAGATAGTGGCACAGTCACTAGCACGATGATTGCAAATGGCACAATCGTAAATGATGATCTTAGTGTTTCTGCAGCAATTGCATATAGCAAATTAGCTCTTACAGGATCTATTCTCAACGCCGATATTAATGCTTCTGCTGCGATTGCTATTTCCAAATTAGCAGCATCCACAATTTCTGGTGTTTCTCTTGGAAATAACTTAAGCAACTTATCAATTGGTGCATATCTGACTCAGAATGGACAAACATATAATGGTTCTACTACAAAAACCGTAGCAGTTGATGCAGATACTGCCAATACGGCATCCAAGGTTGTTGCCAGAGATGGATCAGGAAACTTTAGTGCAGGCACAATTACTGCAACCTTAAGTGGTACAGCAACTAATGCCACTAACATTAACGTTGCGGACGAATCTTCAGATACTACCTGCTTCCCGGTATTTACCACAGCTGCTACTGGAAACCAAGCACCCAAAACTGATTCAAGTGCTCTAACATATAATGCCTCTGCTGGTCAATTGGATGCATCTGCGTTCTATGCGGCAGGAAATAGTGTTTTTGGACACCTAACAGGAACAAAACCCCTTCTTGAAGATGTGAACGTAGTTGCAGGAACTGTAAATGGAACCACAAATATTGATGTTAAGACATCAAACGTTTGGATGTTTACAACAAATGCATCTGCAAACTGGACTCATAACATTCGCGGAGATTCTGGCACATCACTAAACAGTACGATGGCAATTGGCGATTCGATTGTAGTCACAATTCTTGCCAAAAAGAGTTCCACCACTCACTATGCAACTGATATAACTATCGATAGTGCTGCACAAACTGAATTGTGGTTGGGTGGGTCTGCACCAACTGCAGGATTGTCTGGTTCAAACTATGACATGTATACTTGGACAATTGTAAAGACTGCATCAGCAACATTTACTGTATTTGCATCCCAATCACAGTATGGAGCATAATTAATATAGTCCCAACCAGTTCACAAAGTGTCCCAGAGGACCCTCCAGACCCCCTGGAGGGTCTTATTGTAGGGATGTGACCAGGGACCACCCTATGCAACTTACAACGCTTGACAGACTGATTTTCGTATCATCCTTCTGCATCTTCATGAACTGGGGTGTGCGTGTTGTTCATTCGGTTCTGAACTATGCTCTATCTTGATCTGAGTGGGTACAACTACAGCAAGAAACTGTGTGAAAGTGTGGTGACTTGGTTCATCAAAAAATATCTTCCACGTCACAAACTGGAGATCGAAGTATCTCATCGTGGCATGATGAGGGAAGGTTTCTATGGACTTTGCACCGTTCAAGATTGTGATCATCGTCCTAGGTCTTTTCTGATTGAACTTCACAACAAGATGGAGCGTGAGTTTTACATTCAAACTCTGCTTCATGAGTTAGTTCATGTACGTCAACATGTTCGCGGTGAGTTAAAGGATCGGGGATCAAAAAGGCTCTGGAAAGGTGTGGATCATAGTCAAACTGATTATGAAGATCAACCTTGGGAAGTTGAAGCATATGACCTTGAAGTAAAGTTGTGTAAAGAATACTTGAAAGACTTGACATGACCTCTAAAACCCTGTACAATAACCTTTGTCAGGGTTGAATGGGACTTTAGCTTTAAGTTCTATAAATACTCTAAGATCTTAAGACGTGATATTGTGTCTCCAATACTATCCACATTTAGTTTAGGTTCAAGGGCGCAGATACGTGACCTAACTATGACCTATGTAGCCGCAACAACTTCTACCACAAGATCATTTACGGTTCCTGCATCTGCTCAAGCAGGAGATTTTGTGATGTATGCTACTAGCTCCGGTTTTAATAGTGGAGATGGGGATACTAGTGATATTTATTTACCATCTGGTTGGACAAGACTATATAGACTGTCTTTTGATGGTGGAACTGGAGAAGACTCTGTGCATGATCGTGCATATAAATTCATTACATCTGGTGATGTAAGTTCTAGCTTCAACGTTGCTGCAACAGATCATGCTGCATATAGTATTGTGGCTTTAGTTTTCAGGCCTTCGAAGACATGTTCTGTCACTATAGAGGATTCGCAAGGTGGAGGCAGCACCGGGGATCCCGCTTCACAAAATATTAATGGAACTGCAGTGTCAACTCTTCCACATCTCCTGCTAGCAACTTATTTCGCATATGATGGTAGCGTCACTGGCCGTTCTTGGACAGGTGGCACTTTTACTGAGGAGTCCCCTGCAGCTCGTTTTTATACCAGATATAAAATGTTTGCTATTGGAGACACTACAGAAAACGTTACGGTGGATATGGGTGAGTCTGGCCAGCACGGGCATCTATACTCCACGATACTGAGTTTCTCATAAACTCATATAACTAAAGAGGTATAGTAGGTACTTCTTATGAAGAAGAAAGTTGCTATTTTTGGATCTGCAAGAACAGATGTTGAATCTGGACTTTATAAATCCGTAGAGAGAATGGCAAAAAATCTATCTGAAAAGGGATGGATTATTGTGACTGGTGGTGGACCAGGAACGATGGAAGCAGCAAATAAAGGTGCAATGAGTGCATGTGGAGATACTGAAACATGTTCTCTTGCTCATGCGATCTATCTTCCATTTGAAGAAGCAGTAAATGATTATGTGCAAGAGCACACAAAGCACGATGACTTCTTCACACGTCTGCAGACATTCTCTGAGTGTGATGCCTTTATTGTAACACCAGGAGGAATTGGAACTCTTCTGGAAATGTCATTGGTCTATCAACTGATTCAGGTTTCTCACTTGAAAAGAAAACCTGTCATTTGTGTGGGAAGAATGTGGAGATCATTCAGACATTGGTTGGAAGATGAGATGCTGGACAATCACTTTCTGAATTATGATGAAATGAAGATGATTCACTATGTGGATCGCTTTAGTGAAGCAGTTCACATTCTTGAAGGATACGACATTTGACAAACTGGCACATGGGGAACTTCGGTTCCCTTTTTTTGTCTATATACTGTTCTTAGATGTATTGAGATTATGCCGATTCCTTTGGATTTTTTGTTCTCTGATGAGGTTGTGGAACGTGCCCTATCTGGTCTGGTGCCGGAGATTGAGGAGACTGATGCAGAATGCATCGCTGAGAACCCTGATGAGGACAGGGGCGAAAATTGATTTTTTCGTCATTTTGCCGTAGAATGGACCAACGGACCACCAGGACATTCAGATGATGGACTTTTCGTAAAGTGTAAATGGAGACATGAATTCATGATTAATGATAAGTTTCGCCTGATTAGTGGGACTTCAAATGAAGAACTTGCTCAAGAGATTGCCGAATACTTGAATGTTGACCTCACAGATCGAACGATTAAGTCATTTGCCGATGGCGAAACTTATGTTCAGGTTAATTCTGCTGTGCGTGGTTGTAATGTATTCATCGTTCAACCAACATGTGCTCCAGCAAACAATAACTTGATGGAACTTTTGATTTTGATTGATGCCCTACGCAGAGCATCTGCCAAAGAGATTACCGCAGTCATTCCATATTTTGGATATGCTCGATCTGATCGAAAGGCAGCAGGAAGAGAAAGTATCGCAGCAAAGTTGGTTGCAAATCTTCTCACTTCCGCAGGAGCAGATCGTGTTCTTTCGATGGATCTTCACTCCGCACAACTTCAGGGATACTTTGATATTCCATGTGACAACACCTATGGATCACCATCCATGGCAAAGTATCTTCGAACAAAGTATGAAGATCAATTGGATGATGTTGTTGTTGTTTCTCCTGACGTTGGTGGTGTTGCTAGAGCAAGGTCTTTTGGCAAGTTGTTGAATAATGCTCCACTTGCAATTGTGGATAAACGTCGCACCGGTCATAATGTTGCAGAAAGCCTAACCGTGATTGGTGATGTGAGGGGCAAGATTGCAATTCTTGTGGATGATATGATTGATACTGCAGGTACTATCTCCGGAGCAGCAAAACTCTTAAAGAATTGTGGTGCAAGAAAGGTTCTGGCATGTGCAACTCATGCAGTATTCTCTGGTCCTGCGGTAGAAAGACTTTCAGAACCGGGAGTCTTTGAAGAAGTTGTTGTTACAAACACGCTTCCAATTACACCAGAAAAGAACTTTTCAAATTTGCAAGTTCTATCAATTTCTAACGTCATGGGAGAAGCAATTTCACGCATTCATCAAGAAGTTTCGATGAGCAGTATGTTCAAATGAATGAAAAGGAACTGAAGCAAATTTACAAATTCTATAAAAATTCTAAGGATGGATTTGTAACACCGGATGGATATGCTGCTGTTCGGTATGGTAAAAAACAATTTGTAATCATTTACAATGGACAGCAGTTGGAAGTTGTGAACACGCAACTGCAGGCAAAGAACTTTATTAAAAAGCATCGCACGTTTCAGGATATGTGACACATTAAAAAGTGTCACATCGTGCTTGTCATCGTATTCAAACGTTGATATGATGACAATGTACCGAAAAAACTTATGAGTAAAAAGAAATTCGTGTGCGTGTCTCCCAGATCTGTGGGAGCAAAGGACACATTTCATTATAAAATGTATGGCCTTCATTCTTGCCAAGTTGTAAGAATTGAACGTGATGAAATGTATTTGATCTCAATCAATCGAAAACATTCTTTTTGGTTGAGTAAAGGTGGAAATTCTGACTGGGAGATTGTTTCATGAAACTACTGGCATTAGCGTCTTCAATTTCAATTCTGTTCGGTGGTGACATGACAGCACAGACCTCCAAGGGTGGTCTTGAATATGTTGATCCCACTTCAGAAGTTCGTATGGTTCGATTTAACTCAAATCGTGTCTGCGCAATATTATCGGGAATCCCTTATGAGAAGGGTGAGGTTCCTAAAAAATCCTGGGAGGAATTTGTTTCCTGCATGGAGTTTATGCGCGATGCAAATGGTGTTGAGGACTAAATACTATGAATGATATCTAATCTCATGATTCACGCTTTATTATTTGCTTACATAACCGGCATCTCATGTGTTGATGCTCAAAAAATGACTAATCGTGTATGGTCTATTGAAAATATGACCGTGACCCAAAAAATGGATATTGTTATTACATTACAGGAATCAATGCCACATTGTAACCTACTTGAAGGGGATTCTAAAAAAAATGACTGACGAAGCGTATCTAAGTGCCTGCGATTTAATGTTTGAAGATCTTTGCGAAGTTCATTCAAGAATTCGAAGTATGGCGAAGGAAAATGCGTGTGAGAGGGAGTTGGACATAATCAAGAATGAACTTTTGGAGTATCTCAGAGGAAAACGGAACTCATGATTCAATTATACATTTGGACAGCAATTTTTGCTGTTCTAGGTTATTTCATTGTGACGGACAACTCTATTGCAGAATTTTTTCTGCTTGTTGTTGCGATGATTAAACTCAATGTCCAACGAATGTGGTTCATTGTAAATTGGCATATTCGCCACAATCCAAAAAATCCCATTGTTAAGTGGCATTTGGATCGCAAATATCAGAAAATAGCAGAAGAAATGCTTAGTATGCATGGAGTGTGTGACGACTAAAATGAATCATTATAAACCATACTCCAAAGAGTGGCATCGAAGACGTTTTCTACAGGAGGCGTTGGACAAATACTTGGACGATTATGTTGACAACAATATAATTCTGAGTGATATTCATAGTATTCTTTCTGCCCGGTCAGAAAAGGCATATGCAGAATTTTCTAGACTTAATGAGCTAGAATCGATGCTGCACGATACTCAATCAAAATAATTCAAGAGGCTACAATACAAATGCTTTCAACACAATATCGTCTGAGATTAGAAGAAATTTGCAACCGAATTGCCACGGGTGAACCGGTTGGATTGGAAGACATGATTTGGGCAGAGAAACTTGCAAAGTCAAATAGATCGGCAGGAACAATGCTTCGTCAAGCAAGGCGAAGAGCATCTAATCCAAATATGCACGAAGATAGTTTGGACAATTTCATGAATATTATGGATTTGGGTGATCCAGATCCAAGAAATCATCGCACACAATTTAATGGTGCTGATGATATTGTGGATTGGTTCAAGCGTGAAGATACAGATGATTGGAGAACACGTGATTAAATTATGCAAAGTGAATTTGAGTTCTTGTTTACAGAAACTTTAAAAGTTTTAACACAAGTTTTTTATCTTTATGTGTTTTTCGTTGGCGGATTGTATCTTGGTTATTTAATTGGAAGATTGCATGGTCGCGATGACGATTAACCGCAGGAGTTGCAAATGGCCTTTTCCGAAGCAAATGATTTTGGCAAACTGTATTTTAAAAATGTTGATGTAAGAATTGAAAAATTAGGTTCTCAACATTATTGGGTTGGGATTGAAAGACCTGGATCTCACGCAAAGGCAAGTGTTAATTTTTGGATTGAATCTGATTTAAGCATTCGATCCAGATTTACAGAGTGTAAAATAGATGATGGCGATGATCCTGTTTTCGGAATATTACCATGATGTGACAATCATCAAAGTGTCCTGGCACTTGCCATATGGCGTCTGTTGATGCTATACTGAATATATGAATGAGGAAACAGAGTATGATTTCTGATGGCTATGTTAAGATTGTGTATCATACAGCAGGTTCTGAGTATAACTCCATCTATAAAGATCTAGTCGATAATCAAACAGTTGAGATTCAATCTCCTGTGACAGATCTGAATATTCATCAGTATTTCAATCTGTTCAATAGTTTTCTTCGCGCAGTTGGATTTGCGGACGAAACTATCATGGACGGAGCAGCGCAATGTGCATTTAATGAGATGCGCAGAGTCGAAGATATGCGTAAGGTTGCTGAGAATAACGATATTGTTCTTGATGAGGACTTGGGTGAGCGTATTGTAGAAGTTCTTCTTCCCGTGGAAGAACGTGCTCTGGCAGCAGAGACCCGTGTAAAGGAGTTGAGTGAGGTTGTTCTTGACTTGAAGGCACAACTTTCACGTGCTTTAAATCCAGATAATCCAAATTATACTGATGAAGAGGTTGAAGCGATGACTGAGGAAATTATGCGCGATGTTATGCCTCTTATAAAGCATGATCCCCTGAATGAAGTCGAACATCCCGGTAGTCATAATTTTGGAGATGAATCATGATTCTTTCATACGTTGCCACTTTTATTATCTGGTTTTTTATCGGATATTATGTGACCGATATTGCTATTAAACTTATTAAAGGACTGCGGAAATAATGATTATACTTCCCATCGCATGTATTCTGCTGGGATGTTTACAGGATGTCCCATTTGAAGAGTTTAACAGGGTCGTAGATAATCCTGTCAGAGCAGTTCAGATGGCGATGCCAAGAAAAAAGGAGAGTGGTCCATATCCAGCTTGTTATATTGAGGGTGTTTTTCATCCAGAATGTCCAAATTCACCATATAAAGTCCGATGAAAACAAAATTGAATTGGTTTGAATATTACTTTGGACACTGCCTTCAAACTGGTTGGCGGGAGATGTGGAATAACTTCAAAATGTGGCGTGATCTGGTTAGTGGAAACTATGATGGTTATGCCTTACTTCCAACCGATGACCCATACCAAGAATGTTATGAATGGTTCTGGGGAAGCATCAATATGGATGAAACTCTACCTAAAGAGTTTCTTGAATACTTGATGGACATGTGTGATAGAATTGATCGGGGTGAAGAAAAAGTTATTCCGATGGACTTGGAGGAATTGGAAAGACTTTCGGATCTTTTGGAGGATGTTGAGTTAGATGACTGATCGCGAAAAAGAACTATACTTTGTCATCTCTGAGTGGTGGGATACAGTATTTGCTCGGCCCATGGACAAGCAACCAACTATTATGGATCTTGTAGAGCAAATTATTGAACTTGAAGAAGACACGTGGGATGATCCGATTCCTCCTGGTGTTGATCCTTGGAATTTGCGCGGCCGATCCTGATCCAGTTGAAGAACTGACACACCACCTCCTTCTGGGGGTGGTTTTTACCTTATGATGACTGTATGAGCAAAGGACCGATGACCTACACGATCACCAAATACATCAAAATTGAACAAGAAGAAGATGGTTGGAGTTTTGATTTCACTGCTGATGAATGTGGCACTGTGAGTGTAGAGGATGGTAATGGTCCTGGATACCAAACCATCCACATTCCCAAAGATTGTATCCAACATTTCATTGATGTATTAGAGCAATTCAAATGACTTACGACGAACTCTACGATCATGTGGTGAATTATGTTGCCATGCCTCACACTACCATCACAGAGCATGACAAACGCCGTGCCTGTCTTATTCTAGGTGCCTTCATGGAGTTTATCATGGATTGCACTGATGCTGGTATTGACCCACGCACACTTGACATGACTGGTATTATGAATGAGAAACTTGATGAACTGGAGGACAGCAAATGAGCGGCGGACACTTTACTGACTGTGGATACGATTACTATAAAGTTTATCAGTTTGCTGATGAGTTGGAGGAAGAGATCCTCAACAATGGTAAGGAGCGTAATGATACTGGATACTATGGTGTTGATTACTATCCCAAATATTCTGATGAATCCATTGAGTATATGAAAGCACAAATTCCCAAGATGAGGAAGATGGCAGAGATTATGAGGCACATTGATTATCTGTATTCAGGTGACCATGGTGATGATAGTTTTATGGATCGTGTGAAAGAAGTGGAGGCAAAGTATGCCAATCTTTCCTGATTGTTATGATGAATGGGGACTTTATCGTATTACCTATGATGGAGACCACAAAATGTGGGATTTGCTGTTTGAAGGCACAGAAGAAGAGTGCCGTCAGTATGCTTATGAAAACTACACAGACAAGGAGCAAGGTGAAATGTGTTTGATGGACTGGGAAGCAAGGGAGTGGGATGTATGACTGACAAAACTAAACTTCTCAAGATGATTGAAAATGCCCTTCAAACAGCACCACCTAATGAAGAAGCAGAGCGTCGTGAAGCAAAAAACAAAGTGATTCAAACTGCTTGTGGTGCTATTGATAAGTATTATGCACTCAAAGCACTTGCTGAAACTGAAAAAGTAGAACTACGTGCCGAGTTGGAAGCAAAGAAGAAAGAAAACTTCCAACTGGTCGCTGATGCTTGTATGAAAGATTACGAGGAGAAGTATCAGCGTGATGTATTCCCAGTTGATGAATACTGGGTGTATATGGTTAGTGAATACTTCGGCACAGGCGAAGATCAAACTATGTGTATTATGATGACTCAAGCAACTCCTTATGGTGATGACTTTGATGAAGAGCATAAGTATGTGCCTATCAACTCCAAACAATATCGTGCTGTGAGAGAGTTTCACCAACAGTTTGGCACTTGGTATCTTCATGGTCTCAGATTTCTCACTAAAGAAGATTTCTTTAGTGAATATTCATACTACATTCCTCCAGCGATGATGAAGCTTCTCAATCGGAGTTGCTTCAAAGACTTCTACACCCGTGTTCATTACAATTTCTCATAAATTACTATGACACAAGATGATAAAGAATTTTTGAAAGAGTTTCTGCGTGGTTTTGGGAGTGCTAGTATTGTTTTTATTGGTCTTTGTTTAGTGCTTTCCTATATCGTTTGGGCATCAGGCACTAAGACTGTGCCAGTTAAAGAACAGACCACCAAAGTGGTTGGAGAGTACAAAGGATGTGATATAATTCAATGGCACTACGGCCCTCTTGCCGAATACAAGTATTTCCTATATTGCCCAAAATATCAGGATTCCGAATAAACGCCATTTATCAGGAAAACAACTAAAATGGATTTCACAAAACGCCAACTGATTCTATTGACAACTGCCCTCACTCTGTTCTATGATGAGGTTTCAAAGACCGCAAAACCAGAGTTCAAAGCAGAAGTGATGGAAATCGCAGAGATGGTTCAGGATGCTTATGAGAAAACTGATGAACAATGAAATCAACGAAGGACAACCAGTAAAACCTTTGGGGGATAATCTACCATATCCTTATAATGCTTCTTATTTTAATCAACCAGAAGTGATTTGTAAGTGTGATTTGTTTGGGCAGGAACAACTGGTAATCTCATTTTATAAAAGTGATAATTTTCCTATTCCAAATCGATGGATTAGATTTTGGACGAGAGTATTCTTTAATAGTAAATGGAACTTTAGCGGACAGGACTGATGACTGACAAAACTAAACTTCTCAAGATGATTGAAAATGCCCTTCAAACAGCACCACCCAATGAGGAGGCAGAAGCACAAGCAGTGATTGATGCTACAGCAGATTGGTTTGAAGAAGTTTTGGAGCAAATTGGAATTCAACCTTCTTGTATTCCTACACTTTTGAGGTGGCAGGCACACCAACATGAATACATGACTGACTGGCAAGAAACTGGAGACGGAGTATGATTGAGAGAGTAAAATTTACATCAGTCACCCGCACGATTGATCCCCAAAGTCGCATTCATTATTTGGATGCAATTGATGAGAATGGTCAGCACTGGATGGCAGAAATGTCACACCAAGTTGAACCATGGTTAGTATTCACCAGAGTATGGCACAAAGACGTGCAATTGCCTTATGACTGATATTAAATCTTTGAAGCATCTTCCTGAGGGTGAGAGAATTGAACGATTGATTGAGAGAGACGATGCCCTTGCACAATTGGAAGAAGTTCGTCACACAAACATTCTAAATATTGCCGCAGACCGAAAAACTAATTATGAGATGCGATTCGGTATTAAGGGTCTTGATGAACCTTGGATGTTCATGTCCTCCAGTTATTATGGAACTGGAGAGGGTCAAACTGTTTGCTTAATGATTACGCAAGCACTTCCAACTGCCAAAGATCTTAGTCCAGAAGATCCGTATGGAGTTCCTGGCAACGATAGAGAGTATCGTGCTGTAAGGGAGTTTATGGATGAATTTGGCACGTGGCATTGTCATGGATTGGACTTTCACACAGAAGAGGACTTTTTGCGCGAATGGTCTCAATACCTACCACCAATACTGAGTAGAATTGGGAAAAAATGTTTCTTTCACTTTTATACTCAAGTCCATTATAATTATTCATAATGACACACTTTATAAAGAATCCAGACGAAATTGTTCTGGAAAATGTGAGAATGTTTCACTTTGAAACCATGGAAGAAGGTCGTGCTGTGTGGATGGGAATCTATCTTGCAGATGGCAAAATGTACCACCTAAACATTGGTGGAGACAATCTATATGTGAATTACTCTTATGAGGGGCAAATTGATGACTGAGCACAATTTACCTGACAAAGATGATGCTCCCTGGTTAGACACTACCTATGATGGATTCAATGAGGATCTTGCATTGAAATCTCTTGGAATTGATCGCGAAACCTTCGGGCAGAAACCATGGGATGAAGATGATCTTGAACACAAAGATGTCATCAGGAGTTATCCTGATGTCACCCGTGTAGAGGTAATTGGTAGTGATGGACGTGAGTATGTTCGTTATGAATGTTCTAACGTTCAGGTGTCACTACAAGATGATGGACAAACTATCAAAGTATTTCTGGTATCTACCTATGACTGAAGATGATAAACATGCACTCAGAGAGTTTGTGGAGGGTGTTGGGATTATTGTTTTTGTTGTAGGAGTTTTCATCGGAGGACTGATCTTTATTGGATCGGTACAGAATCCGCCAGTTGAAGAACAGTCCACTAAGGTGGTTGGAGAGTACAAAGGATGTGATATAATTCAATGGCACTACGGCCCTCTTGCCGAATATAAGTATTTTTTACACTGTGAGAAATCAAATGATTGAAGAAACTGTAGTTTTATATTCAAATGGCAGCCAGGAATGTGAGCGTATTCGTATGCTTTTGACTAGTCTTGGCGGTGAATATCATGAGTATGAATTGGGTATTGACTTTAGTGATAGACAGTTTCGCGCAGAATTTGGAAGTGAATCTGAATATCCACAAGTTTCAATTGGGTTTAAACATATTGGTGGATTGAAAGAGTCGCTGCAGTATCTTAAAGAACAAGGTATTTTTTGATTCAATATATACTCTAGTATGAAGGTAAAAGGTATGATGTTTGCTAAGGTTGTTGCAGATATTAGAGCAAGATATGACGCTTGGGTTGCATCTACGCCACCTGCAGGAGAATATGACGAGCATGGTCTATGGGTTCCTGTGGTGAATGTTCATAATGTATTTGATGTTAGAAATAAGTCTTTACACCCAGCATGGATAGAATTTGTCCGTGGTGTTCATGGGTTGGCAGTAACTTACACGGAGTGGAATTGGTATTTGGGTAGTGATCCAGATTCTAGTGTTTTGTTTTGGGACCTATTGAATGTAGGCCAACTGCACATGAATATGTGAGGACAGTTCATAAAGTGGCACATCCCCCCCTTCGGTGGTGTGCCTTTTTTCGTATAATAAGAATGTAGCAAAAGGAAATCTCTATGATCAACGTCACAGAAAATCCCGATGGTAGTTTACTTATTGATTGGGATTCCAATAGTCTGGAGGGGCAAATTCTAAATACGTGGGATGAAAGTGATTTCATCAACGCTATAAAGGCAGAATTAATTGAACGAAGTGAGTATGTGAATTATAGAAGAGTTCCTAATCAAGCAATTGATCCGGTGAATTATAGAAATGCATTTAATGAAACAACAAATCCAGTAAATTATCGCGCACATGGACTTTAAAATTGTTGATTTTGGATATAATGAAGACTTTGGTGGTGAATGGTACTTGACCCTATTGAAGGGTCGGAATTTCTCCTTTCTTCAAGTAGAATTTGATTGGTCTGTTTATGGTAGTGGACTATACCTCCAAATGAGTTGTGGGTATGGTAGACTTTTGAGTTTCTTGTTTGTTCTTGGCAAGCTTGGGTTCTCTTTTGACCTATGCGGCCACACATGGCCAAAAGGCAGAGGTGATGATGATGAATCCGAATAGCAAATTGTATTATTCACTAGTTCGTGAAGTGAATGGTGAATTAGTTCTTGATCTTCATGAAGAATTACTTCGTAGTTTGGGTTGGGGTGAAGGAACTGTGGTAGAATGGAGTGTGGATGAGAAAACACAGACAATTCGCATTCAAAAAGTTGCATCAGATTATACTGAACTATGAAAAACTCTGACGATTACTTTCCATACGAATCTATGCCAATTAGACTGGAAGAGTATGATGGAAAGAAACTTGCAAAGAGGTGCTTCTTTCAATGTAAAGAGCATCTCCAAAAATACTTGGAGAGAACTTCTGTAAGTAATTACAAGATTTCCATTAAGGATGGTGGTGACTTTACTGCAGTTGAATCAAAAACTAAAAAGGATCAACGTAAACTCTTCTCAGATTTAGATAATTTCTTCAAGTCATGACAACTCAATTTTCAGCAACCTCTTCCGAACCCTACATCAGACACACGTACAAAGTTGTTCTTAATGATGGACAAAAGGTGATGGTTGAAGATTATGAGCACTTGTATGGACTTTGGCGCATGATTCCAGATAATCTGAAAGGTTATGTGCAAGTTGTAGATGTGGAACCACTAAAACCAGAAAAGAAAAACAAACACCGAAAGAAATCCGGGGGGTTCGGATAATGGATTTTGATGCTTGGTTTGAGGAATTGGAAGGATTTGCATTTAGATCGGAGCGTTTCTGGGATGATTATGAGCATTCTGTTGACACCCGCGACTACAAAACGATGAAGATATGGCTCAAATCTGCATTTGAAGCAGGTTACTTGCAGTGTATGGAGCAGTATAATGAGTGATAGACACCTGAGGGTCTGGATCGCAGTTAATTTAATTCTTGGTTTCTTTTTGATTTGGAGTTTCTTTTGATGCGATACGTTGTTATGTACACGAAACCAAAGAAAAAGGGGTATTCTGAGCAATCAGCGACCTTCTTTGAACTTATAGATGCCATTCGGTGGGAGAGTTACGTCAAGGAAAATGGCGCAAAAAATGTTAAAATTTGTATAAGATGACCCAATCAGAATTATTCTTTAAAGACATTAGAACAATTGCCACAGAGTTAAGTATCTCCGTGAGCATGATATGCAATGAGAGCAAGGTTATTCAATTGTATTATGATCTCCATCACATCTACAAAAACACAAGTGATGGTGAGACGGTTCTTTTGAGTAGACTAAAAACGTGGATGCATAAATACAACAAACAATTAAACGCGGTCCCAGCATCTATGTTGATGGATCCCGCAAAATTGGATAGATTATCGCGTTATGTTCAATTTTATGCATATCCAGATAGAAATCCTTTTAGTGTAATGAGGTAATTATGCCCACACCAGTTTATGTAATTTTGTCATTTATTTTGGGATCTGCTTTTGGTTGGAAGGTATGTGAATATTGTATTGCCGTTGGATTGGCATCACTCCTTGATAAGGGAGATGGTGTTCAGTTTGATGAGCAAAAGCAACAACTTATTATAGATGTTCAAAAGGTAAGAGCACTTGGATTTGGGGGAGATGAAGGCGATACTTGAAAAGATCCTTCATGGGGATAAAACGGGGCATCCAGCAAAAATAAGATTTGCAAGACCAGCTGGATATTGGAGCCTGCACCATGATGACGGGGGAACAAAATACTGCGTCGTGAGGCAAAATAGACCATCATGGATTACAAGAGTTGTGATGCATGTTATGTTTGGTCATGTGTGGTTTGATTCTAATTGAGGCAAATGTATGAGTGATTTTAGGAATTTTCTGAGAAGAACTGCTGGAGAGTGGGTTTCTCATCGCAGATATTTGTATACTGAAAGTGGGGTTATTGACAACTCTCGATCAAAACTTGAAGTTGAAATTCTGAGCGATACTGGAGATGTTGTGCGTTCCAGACTTGCTTGGAAAACTTCCGATGTTCATACAGAAAAGTTGATCTCTGAAGGCGAAATGATCACAGAGACTGATGGTGAGGTTCTTAAGCGTGATATTGGTTATATGACCAAAGATGAGACAGAGTGTAATATTCATATGATTGATGATGACTGCGTTGTGCTCAACACAGCATATAGTGGTATGAAGTTTAGGGAAGAGATTAGACTTCTTGATGGGGACACAATTCGTCTTCGCCAAACTGTTGGTAAGAAAGACTCTACTGGTCAGGTATTCTTAGTTGGACAGTATTATGAAGTCCGAGTCTGAGTTATACGTTGGGTACTGGTCTTTGAATGATGATTGTGGAGATGGAATTCACATCATGAAAAAGGTTAGGCCCAGTCTTTTGCATAGAATTATGAATCGCGTTTTACTTGGAAATCGATGGTACGACTTAAATCGAAGCTTCGGTTAATCTGGAGACTCTGGTGCAAGGCACTTGGAGAAAAAGCATCTTCCTGCAGTAAAGAATCTGATAATGTTGCGGTGATACGAACCGTGATCTTATTCGCGTATCTGGCCACCAATGCATTCATTATTGCCAATGCAATTAGACATTGGAACGATAAACCACCACTCGTCATTGAAATACATTATGATGCAAAAAAATAATCACATTCAACTGTCAATCATATTTCTATCCTTTGTATTGTTTGACATTCTGATCATCTGTGCTATGCTGATGAAGGGAAAGGCAAACTTTTCCGCACTATTAACTAATTTGATTAAATGATTATGGAAACCAAGACACATACAACAAAGAATGGTGATGTTTGGGAGTGGGTGGAGACACCCGAATTCCTAGAAGCACTTAACAGATACAGGCAGACTTGCTTGGAGAATAAAGCACGTCTTGAGGATCTTTGATATGTCTGAACATCCGGAGATTGCCGAAGTCAATTGGATTGATGATTGCTTTCGCGTCTATGAAACTAAGTATGGTTTGTGGCACAGTGCAACAAAAGATGGAGAAGAGTTAGTAACTGCTTTAGATGAGCAAGGATGTATTGATGGCGCTCGCTTCTACCTCAAAGGTAGACAAGAGGGGTGGGGTGAAGAAAACAGTAGAGTTCTGAATGATGGAACAGTCGGAGGAAAACTATGAGTTTAGATAAGAAGTGGAAGGGCATCCTGGAAAAGTATGATATTCGAAATCGCAATTCTGATGAGGTTAGTTACAGTATTGTAGATTGGATCATGGAACTTGATAAGAAGGTCTCATTTCTTATGAATGAGAATGATCAACTCAGATCTGATGTAAATAGACTGCAAGCACGTCTTGACAAAAAGCAGGAACCTTTACTATGATTAAAGTAGGAGGTTAAGACATTATGTACGAAGATCTTTCAAAGTTTGAAAGAAATCTGGCCTATTTTGGCGACCGTGTGGAGATTATTGTTGCTTTGGAATTAGGGGACAAAATTACAAGTGACCAAGCTTATCAGGAAATTAAAAAACTTTATAAAAAACTCAAGAAGTCTAGGAAGGACAATTCCAACGACTAGAGTTTGTAAAAGGTGTGGAGTGGACAAACTCTTAAACACTGAGAATTATGAGGTTGTGAAGCATTTTCGTGATGGGTATTCTTATTATTGTCACCCATGTTCACATGACCTTAAAGGAATAAAAAAGAGGTATTAATTATGTCTGTTGTTAGTGATCGCCTTTGGAATGTTATGAACGATATTGAAGAAAGCATGGTTCGCTTATCTTCTGTACGTGATCTTCTGAATGTTGCTGTTCGCCGCAATAGTGGCGATTTTGATAGTGTGTGCAATTTGATTACTGCTATTGATCTTCTTGATGACATTGAAGGTGACTTTAGGGATAAGTTTATGTCTGCCTTTGATGTTGTAATGGAAGCAGGTTCAACAATTGAATCTGTAAGTGTCAATCTTGATGGTGAAGTGGGTTTAGATGTTGTGTCAGATTATCTGCCCGATGAACCATACAGTTTGGATGAAGAGACCTATAATCAGATGGTCCGCGAATATGATAATCATGTTGTTTCTTTTGGGTAATTATGGCACTTAGTAAATCTGTAGAAGACTCTCTGCGCGAAGCAGAATCATCCCTACGAAATGCACTAGCATATGCTGCACGTCAGGAACCTGCATTTGTTGCAAAGACGATTGCACTTCTGGTTGCTGATATTGATGTTCTGATCAAAACTGATGAACTTCTTGATAAACTTGAGCAGCGAAAGGGTGGTGAACGCGGGTCATGGGGACCAAATGTTGATATGTGACAGTTGAATAAGTGTCATAGGGGATTCCGTCAGTCGATTGGGGATCCCCTATACTATTAGTAGATGAAGGAGACCTCATGGGCACTTGGAAATTCAAAGTTCAACCCCCCTATGGTCAAGGCACTAGTGCATATTGGGTGGAGCAATCTGCCAACACCATCAGTGATGCACATAATATTGTTGAGCGCAGGGAAGGTGGAAAGGTTATCTATGCGAAAGATGTTAAATCTGGATCATCCTCATCCCACGATGATGGTGATGGCGTAGACCTTAGAACGGTGGGTATTGTACTTGCTGTCATGTTTGGTCTTTGGTTGGTTGCAACCTTCTGGTGGATCTTTGGCATCATTGGTCTAATTTATGCCGCACGTTGGTTCTATAACAAATTCATTAAGTAAATGTAATTATGATTAACTCCAAAATTTACTATGACGAACAATCTAATTGCTTGTACTATATGGATGATCGCGGGGAATTGATGTGCATTCCACCCACAGATGATGTTATTGGATTATTTCATCATATAGATAATGCATATAGTATGCCCTGGTATACTTTGGATGATACACCTAGGTTGTACTTTGAAAAACTACGAAATGCGTTAGAGAAGACCATTCTTCATGATTGATTATTATATAAAATTTACTACATCTCTTAAGGATTCTTACTTACTCAAAGTTTGTCTGGAGTCTGAGAAGGATGCAATCATTCTTCAAGAACTTTTGACCAGCGATATTGGAACCTTTTGTGGGCGTGGTATTGTAATGACCGGTGATGAGGTGTCTGTGTTGGAAGATTGAAATTCCTTTGCATTACGCAAATGTACCAACGACCCCCTAAAAAACAGCACAATTATGAAGTAACAATTGAATATTGGACGCCAATTCGCGATGGTCTACTTGTGGATACGTTCAAACTAAATTCTGAGTTGAATGTTTCCGATTTAATTAGATATTTGAAATTCAACTGCAACGTGAAGTATGTTACTGTTTTAGAGTATGATGTCTGATGGTGGAGTTGTTATTCCCTGTGGCCAGTTTGCAAACTGGCCCCTTTTCCCATTCAGAACCAATACCGCACATATACTGAAGATGTTCAGGAGCAATTCAAGTGGACGACTTTGATTTTGATACTTCCCTTTGGGATGAAATTCAAGACATGTCTGGGGAAATCTTCGATATTGATGGATACATAGAAGAAATGTCAAAAACTGAAGATTTCCCAATGGATTTGGAGGTATTTTAAATGAGCAATTTTTTCTTTGGCGTCTTTATTGGAATAGTTGTTGCTACTGTTGGATTTAATGGCGTCACATCTATTCTTGATAGAGGTGTGGATTCAATTAAAAATGGAGCACAAGAGTATGTCCGGAGTTGATGGAATCGCATTCTTTTGGATGCTTGGTGCGTTCATTTCATTTGGCGTCTTCATGGTAGTCCTTTCAATCCTATATCCACATGGTTGGCGCGGTTGATCTGCAGCACATGTGATTAAAATCCCTCCAGAGACCTCTGGGGGGATATGATGGTATTGAAGAGAGGGAGACCTTGCCATGACTGCCACCACCTTTGCCGACTACGCTGCGCAGCAGGATGCCCGCAACACCATTCAGTTGAATGTGGTTAAGTGGTGCTGGATGCTTACTGATGCTCTGCGTGACAACTATCGCGAGTATGCAATTCGTGGTCATCAGCGTTATGTTGGCACTCCAGAAGATGCCCATGGATATCATCAGCGTTCTATTGATGAACTCAAGAGTGGTAAACTGCCCATTGATTATGTGATTGAGAGTGGTCGCAAGTATCACAAGATCATCTTTGTTGATGCTGGGGCGTCCCGTTCTGTGCATTGTTTTGTGGACAAGAAGACTGGTGAAGTCTACAAGTCTGCATCTTGGAAAGCACCTGCCAAAGGTGTTCGTTACGATCTCCGTCTGATTAAAGATCGTGAGTGGGTTCTACAGAACGCTGATTGGTCGGGTGGGTATTTGTATTCCCGCTGACACCTGAAACATAGTAAAGTGCCCTTCCTGGACCACTGGGAAGGGTCTCCTGCGTAATTATGATATTGGAGCATCATGAAAGTCAAAGTTTACTCTGATCTACATCTTGAGCACTACTCTGCCTGTCAGGTGTTCCCTGTTGGTGAGGGTGATGTTCTCATTCTTGCTGGTGACATTCTCTGTGCAAGGCACTTCAAGACGGATGGTTATATTCATTCCATTTATGATAATTTCTTGTATGAATGCAGTAAGAACTATGATAAGATTCTCTACGTTTTTGGCAATCATGAATACTATGGATACAACGTTGAGGGTGCTAAGAAAAAGATCCTAAGCAATCTTCCAAGCAACTTTCAAGTGCTTGATAATGATACAGTAAAGATTGGTGTCTGGAACTTCATTGGGTTCACACTTTGGACCGACTTCAGGAATGAAAATGTTCTTGAAATGATGGATGCTGCTACAGTCATGAATGATTATCGTAGCATCAGGATTACTTCAAAGTATAGAAAGTTGAACCCTGATGATACTCTTGATCTTCATAAGAAGAGTAAGAAGTATCTTCTGAAGCAACTACAATCTCTCACAGAGAATGTATTTGTCATCAGTCATCATGGACCAAGTTTGCAATCAATTGCATCTAAGTATCGTAATGAGTCAAATGGTGCATATGTGAGTGACTTGGATAATCTGATCTTGGCACATCCCCAGATTAAGTATTGGGTCCATGGTCATACACATTCTAGGTTTGATTACATGATTGAAGGATGTAGGGTAATTTGCAATCCATCAGGTTATACTGGTGAGAGTGACAGCAACGGATTTGATCCGGATCTGCTGATTGACCTGCCGTAGGGTCTTCTGGACCCTACAATACTATTGTATGATATGAGACACCATGGCACACAATCACAATTATGAACCAATGCCCAACTGGGTAATCTGGGCAGGTGTTGGTATGATGGTTTTCACAGTTGTTTTATTTGTGCTTTTCACCTTTGCAATGATCTACGGTGGTTGAAATGTCAGTATCATCACTTTCAGAAATTGTTGCCCTTGGGTTTCAGGAACTCATCACCGAAGGTGACACCAGAGAGATTGGTAAGTTTCTTGCATTTCCAACGGAAAGGATTATCGCACCCCAGTGGTTGCGTGAGGAGTGTGGAATTCAAACAAAACCATCTCCTAATGATGCTGATGGTCAGCAGGAGAAGTATGATCGTCTATCTACCAACAATCTTCGCATTCAAGTGAAGTATCGTGGAGGCAATTCCCTTCACATGGAACAGACCCGAAGGACCACGGGTAAGAATGCTACTCAGGGAGCAAAGAATGGTCAGGTGAGGTATGCAATCAATTCATTTGATGTTATACTGTTCATCATACCAAATGGTTATGAGGACATCTCTGATTGGGAGTATCTTGCTATTCCCAGTTATGAGTTAGAAGACAAGAATATGCCAGGATACTGTGTTGGTTCTGTGCCAGCAGCAGTTCGTAAGAAGTATACAGGACGTGCGAAAGAGGTTCTTATCTATGAAGATCTTAAACGAGTACAACATCGGTGACAGTAGAGATTTGCTGCAGAAAGTTGAAGCGAATACTGTAGATCTTGTTTACATTGATCCACCATATTGTACCGGTAGGGACTTCTATCATTTTGATGATAGGTTCAAATCAAGTGCAGATTACCGCGATTTGTTGATGCGCCCACTTCTACAGGAGTGTCATCGTATTCTCACAGATCGTGGTAATATTGTTGTGCATGTTGAACCAAAGATCTCACATCATATTCGTATTGTTCTTGATGATGTGTTTGGTGAGAAGAGATTTAAGAATGAGATTGTATGGGTCTCTGGCGGCAATCACAAGTCAAAGAAACAACTGCAGCGCAATCATGATACGATCATAGTCTATCAAAAGGGTGCCGAGTCCATCTATCATCCAGAGCATAAAGAGTATGATGATGAGACAGTTCGAAAGGCAAAGATTTGTCCATATCGCAAGAAGAAGTATCACACATCTGCCCTGGTAAATCGTCAACCAAACGTTGTATCCAGACCCAACCTGAGATATAAATGGAATGGACATGATCTCCAGTGGCATGTATCAAAGGAGAGAATGCAGATGCTTCATGATGACAATCGCCTTGAATACTCATCCAATACTGGTATTCCTAGGGTCAAGAAGTATCTTGATGAGATGGATGGAATTCCAGTCAAAGATGTGTGGTCAGACATTAAGCAGATACAGGGTGTTGAGAAACTGGATTATGCCACACAGAAACCTGTTGCTCTACTGAATCGTATTCTGAGGATGTTTAGCGATGAGGATTCTATTGTTCTGGATCCTTGCGCTGGGTCTGGGACGGTGGGCAGGAGTGCCCTTCTGACCGGCAGAAATTACGTTTTATTCGATCTTAACAAAGAAGGCAAGAAGTTGTTTGAGAAGTCAATAGAAAACCTGCAGATTGATGTGGCAGAGGTAGAACATTCACCCCTTCTGGACGCTATGGGTGTGTAGAAATGCTGCAGGTATGCTGAAAACCCCTCCGGAGACCCCGTGGGGGGTATGATGGTATTGAACCAAAGGAGGATTCTCAAATGGCAACTCGCGGCCGGATTGGTCTGGAACTGCCCTCTGGACATGTAGTATCTGTGTACCACCATTGGGATGCGTATCCGGAATGGTTGGGCAAGCGACTTGTTGAGAAGTATGACACTGTAGATAAGATCAAGTCGTTGATTGATGGGGGCGACATTAGTTGCATCGACAGCAACTCTTCTTGGGATAATATGGCGCTGGACGAAAATATTGTACTTTATTACCGCGACCGGGGCGAGACAAATATTGAGCCTGAGCTTCATGATAATGTGAATGAATATCTTGAGTGTGCAAATGATCAGGGATGTGAATATGCATACATCTTTACCAATGATGGGTGGAAATATTTTGAAGTTCCTGGTGCTCTTGAAGAGCAGAGGTTCTTCGCTCTCACATTCAATTAAATAGTATTGTACCTTTGCATATCGATTATGAAAGCACTTTTGCTACTTCCTTTGTTATTGTTGTCGATGCCTTTCTCTGCTAATGCGCAGGAGGTTAGGTATGATGGTAGAACTCGCACTTATGTGCAAACATGTACAACTTGGAGAACATATAGCAGACCCGGATATTATGACCAATACGGGAATTGGTTTCGCGGTGGAATAGTTAGAGAACCTGTCTATCATAACTGTGGTTATGTTGCTCCACCTCCGGTTGTTGCTCCTGCACCATATTATGCACCTGTTCCTGGTCCATACTACGGAACTCCTTATCGTGGATATCGTGGATATGGATGCTCACATCTGGGCATTCGTACCAAAGGATTTGCACTTGGTCTGGGTGGCTGTTAATCTGCCAAAATCGTCAATTTCATGGGGAGGAGGGTCCTAGTGTCCTTCCTCCCTTTTTTTGCAAGAAAATCGTGGTTTCCGTCCAGTCCACGACAGGGATCTGACGCTCTGCAGCACCCAGCAGCGCCCACAGGACCCCTTTCCCCACTCACACGTGCCACTCACGCAACTGTCACATCGGGTCGCTTCAGGGGGCATATGGCGCATATACTAACAATATGAGAGTTGAGGAGCACCAATGATTACTGCAAGTCTTGTTGATCTGATCATGGATTATGAGAATGGTGAGCTTGACTTTGATGAGACCCTTGAACTCTTTACAGAGTTGGTCTCAAGTGGTATGATAAATTCATTGCAGGGTTCCTACCAGAGAACTGCTGCTATTCTTATTCAGGAGGGTTACATTTAAGCAAATGAAATTTCTTTACGAGGTTGATTATTGGGTGCCGTTTCCATCTTCCGAGTATGGTGGGATGATTAACGTCATCGCAGAGAGTGATGTTGAATGTCACGATCTTCTTGCCGAACGATCAGAATTCTATTATGACAATGCTTATGACAATTTGATCATGGCAGCAGTTGTGAGAGCATCAAGGTTTGCTCTAGTTGAAGAAGAAGTTTCCCGTGTTCTTGGAGAGTTTACGACATGAATGAAAAACTTGTAGATTTGCTGGCACATTCTTTTGATAGTGACAATCCAGAATGGCTTCGATCAGTTGTTGATGATCTTGTCAATGAGGTTCACCGTCTGGAAAGTGAGGTTCGAAGTCTCCGATATTACAATGAACTTCTGTCTGCCGATAAAGAATACGACGTGTAAATAAACATGAAACTTCCCAAATCATTTCATCACAAACCTCCAAAAGGATATTCATATGAAGTTCAGGAGTTTAAGCGTGGTGTACTTTCAATCTGGATTCGCCATCATCGCAAATTCGATTATAACAATGGTGAGACAGTTTCATGTATTTGGGGATTTTATTCTCTCAAAAAGGATGAATATTATGCCCCAATCAATGCAACGAAAGTAGGAAAGAAGGTCAATATCTCTGACACAAGGAATTATACTTCTATGCCACTTAAACTATCTCCCTTAGAATTATGTTTTCAATAGGAACGTTTGTTAGATATAAAGAGATTACGGGACCGATTGTATATGCAACACAAAGTTCTATCTCAATTCTGATGCGCGAAGCATCACATCCATCTGAAGAAGTCCGTATCGTTGTACCTCATTATGAATTTGAAAATGTTCAAGTCCTTTCTACAGCAGTTTAAGGATAGTCTGTTCTATCGCACCATCTTTCTGTACAAGACGCCATTCTGGCACTGGATGCGATATATGTTCTATTCAACTGCACAAACAGAAGTTGAAATTGCAGATGACTTTTGGTTTGAGTTAAATCGCGGACATATTGAAATGGATCTGAATGATGATCTGTTGTTCGCACTTGGAGATGAATTCAGTGAAGAATTTGTGAATGCTGCATCCGATGAAGATCTTCTATCTTATTGGAAGACATATACTCAACACATGCTAAATCATTATAAGTCAACGGAGATCTAAATTATGGGTATGTACGACACTTTCAGGTCATCTTATGATCTGGGCCCACGTTTTACAAATGTGGAGTGTCAGACCAAAGATCTAAATTCCTTCATGGATTACTATTGGATGGATCCTTCTGGTCAATTGTGGATTACAGATTACACAGGAACGAGTGAACTTCAAGAAGATCCAAATTGGGTTGATGATGGAACTCTGAAGTCTGCCTTGTTCAAATACAAAGTTAAATCAACTGGAAAGCATGGAAAGGTCAAACCAGTTGAGTTGACAGATTATGTAACGGTGTATAATTACAGAGGTAATGAATCTTATGATGATGCTCCACTCTGTAGGCTTCATTTTGTAAGAGGAAAACTTCAAGATTATCAAATTGCAACCAGAAAAGAAATTGGAGTGTGGATATGACACGTTTAATTGCAAATCTTATGGTGTCAGTAGTTGTATTTCTACTGGATATTGTTTACAAGAATGCACCAATCGAACGATTTTGGGTATTGGAAACAGTTGCGCGAGTACCTTATTTCTCATGGATGAGTGTTCTGCACCTGTATCAATCTCTGGGTATGTGGGATCGCTATGATTGGCTGAGTGTGCATTATGCAGAATCCTATAATGAAGAACATCATCTTCGCATCTTTGAAGAACTGGGTGGCAACAAGCAATGGATCAATCGATTTATAGCCTATCATGCTGCTCTACTGTATTACTGGGCAGTTGTGATTTTGTATGTGGTAGATGCCCCAGCAGCATACTACATGATGGCAGAGATTGAGAAACATGCCTATGGGACCTATGATAAGTTTCTTCAATCTGACTCAGATCTGCTGAAAGGACCAGTTCCTGCTGCCGCAATCACCTATTATGTGAATGAGGAGAATCAGTATCTATTTGACAAGTTTCAACCACAATGCGAACTTCAACGTCGTCCCAAACTGGAAACACTTGCGGATGTGATTCGTGAAGTGAGAAATGATGAAATGCAACATGTTCTTACATGTCAGTATTGTGAAAAAGAGTATCATGCTTAAATCTACTATTGCATCTTTAATTGCATTCCTTGCACTTACGACAGGTGGTTCTGTTTCTGCTGCGAATCTTCCATTTAAGGCAGAGTGTAAGGAAATGCAATCTCACTTTAATGCAAGGTCAAGAGGCATCAAAGCCAAGCATTTTGAGCAATCTGATCTTCATCTGATTGAAACAGAAGAAGGATTTGAAGTCTCCTGTTCAGGTGGATATGTAATCTCTTCAGGTAAGATCTGCAAGGCAGAGATTGGATATTATGATTATCCAAAAATGTTCTACACCGAAGGACCAAGAGTAATCTGGGATTATGCATCTTCATCTAAGTGTAGAAATGGATCTGATGATTCTGAGACCTATCAAAGATTACCTTTGGGAGTGAATGACATTGCACCATTCACTTTGATTGGTATTGCAGTTGGTGTTTGTATTGTGCTACTCTATGCCACAAAGAACCAGTAGTATCCATACCATGTGGACACTCCTGGTGCTTTTAATGCTTTGCGAATACCAGAATCATGATCTCCACCCATATAACGACATGCAGCTTTAATACTGGGAAAGACGACTGTTTGTTCACCAGTATGCTTATTCACACCATAGCATTGTAACTTACTGGGACGTGTATCAATCTTTTCCCATCTGTAACCATATGCCATCCAATTGTTCTTGATCGCAGCACAGATATTACCACTCTTTCCATTCACCTGTCTTGCTGCTTCAGTCATACTTTCAAAGATTCTCTCTTTTCCAGTGGTGACACATACACCTTTAACTCTACGACGTGTATGTTTACCATCTGCTCTATTCTTTGCATTCAAAAACCCCCAAGGTTCTTTCTTTGCCTTTTCCTTTAATGAGGTAGACATGTTCTGTATCCATTCATCCGAACGCTCTACCTTTCTCATTCCTTCAGAGATCTTTTGTTTAGTAGCCTCTGTATGTTCAAAGAAATCACCACCTGCAGTTGCATTATAATCGACACCACTTTTAAAGGTATTGAGTTTAGAAATCCAATACACTTCTCTTTCATTTAACTTATCTACCGAACATTCTTCTAATACCTTAATGGTAAACTTATCTGCACCATATTTGTTAATTGCATAGTAGAGAGGACGAGTAGGATAAGAACGTGCTTCAGTCAGATGTGCCTTCCATCTGGTGTTCAATTGTTGCCTAGTTTGACCCACATACTTATGTCCATTGACACGATTGAGAATGAGGTATATTGTGCCCGTATTTGTCATAATGAATAATATGATGTTTGTGTTAAACGTAAAAATATATATGTTTTAGAGGAATAAATAAAAGGTTTAAGTGTGCTATAATAGGAGTATAAACCATTAGATATGGATAGTATTATGTTTCAATTAACTGTTGCTTTAATGGGTATATGGATGGGTACGATACTTATATTGATCTTATTATCTCTTTAAACAATGTATACACAACTAGATTAATCATCATGTATTATACAACTAGATGTAACTAGATTCATCATCATATACACAACTAGATTCATGTACTAGATTAATCATCATATACACAACTAGATTAATCATCATCATGTATTAAATCATCTATACATCATGTAACTAGATCTTTAATACACTTATGATCATTTAAATGCCCCCAGGTCTTGTGATCTTGGACAGCTTAGCACCGGACGCGCAGTTTGTCAACCACGGGACGCGGAAAATTTGCCCCAGGGACGCTGCAGAAATGCCACGGGTCCGCTGAAACACAACTAGATCTGCTGCACATATGCAACTAGATTTCTGCAACTAGATTACAGCACATCATATACACAACTAGATTGCACTAGATCTGCTGCACATATGCAACTAGATTCACATCATACACATATACATCTAGATTCATGTATGCTGCATATACACATCTAGATTCATGTACATACTTCACATAAGTACACTAGATTTACACATGCTGCATATATACATTCAACGCTTGCCTTATTAATCTAAGCGCGGTATAATACACATAGAGTTCAGATGGTTCTTATGGTATACGCACAGATGCATAGGTACAGAATTACTCTAGATCTAGAAGTTATGGATGATTTTGATCCTCAAGATTTAGATTGGGATACTATTTTAAATCTTGAAGGTGGTGAACATCTAGAGGTAGATGTAAAAGAACTCAACACAGATGATCTCTGGTAGTATACACGTGTAACATGATGCATGATGCTGCGGTTAAGATTCGTATCTGCAGCACGTCACGTGGTCCTGGGAGTGCTATGGTGTGAACGTGGAGGCAGACGGATTGCCACCACACAATTAATTCTTTTGAAATCATGAACACTCAACCTTTCGCCAAATCTTTTCCCCCTGTGAATGATCTTTATGATTATCTTCGGGCAGTGGATTATAAGAATCTCTGGAATCAATTTGTTACACTAGTTGCCTTCGTGGCAGTGATTGTAACTGTGGTGATCGAATATGTAAAAGAGCATGAGACTGAGATTAAAGCATTCCTGCATAAAGTATACTCATTCGTGAAAGATGTGATCGCTGCTGTACAACTATGGTGGGAAGTGAACGGTGAAGATGTAAAGAATCGATTCGCATCTGCCGTTCTGTGGACTTATAACAGCGGTCGTGCTGCACGGGTGATGCTCTCCCGCTAAATATCTGCTGAAATACCCTGCAGGGGGCCCTGAGGGGCATATGCTGACATTGTTGAGATCAAAGACCCACCATGTTTGAAATCATCACCGCACGTCTTCTAGAAGATGGAAATATTTTTAATCATCATGTTCGTCATGAAGATGAGTATACTGTTTACCATGCATTCAATCAACTCATTGCTGGCGCAGTTGATGATTACTACGTGCTGATTCAATATTATGGGAATTCGTGGAAGATTGCTGATGAAGTTGCACTCAACGGAAGCACATGTGCAGCGTGGTTTGTATCATCTACAGAAGATGGACTAAAAGTTGTAGAATCTCATGCTCACCGGATGATGCGTGAACGTATGTGACGCATCGATGCTGAAAAACCCTCCGGGGGGTCCTGAGGGGGTATGATGAAGATACCAAAGGAGGAGACCCACCATGTTCACTCTCTACTACAAAGGAAGTCCCGTGGCGTGCTTCTACACCAAAGTTGAAGCATATCAGTATGCTCTCAGGACTTATGGTGCCCTTGCTCATTGTCACGCTCTTGCCAACTGAATTCACCATGTCTTACCAATTGGCGTGTGATTTGCAATCTCAGCAATTAATCATGATTGCTGCAAATCAACCCTATACCTTTGCAGAACTTGCTGCTAAGTTGCGCAAGGAAGAACATGCTAAAGGTTTCGACACCCGTAAACACCTTCGTGCAATCTCCTGATCATGGACAAATTCAAATTCACCTGCATCACGTTTGGTCCTCGCTCTGATGATTCCTCCAAATTCTATAACGAAAGGACTTGGTGGAATTATCAGACTCATGCAGAAAAGTGGGGCCTTAAGTCTCTTTCCATCGCTGGATGTTTCGGTTATGTTGTGATTCAAGAAGGTGAAGATTGGTGGGAAGTTGTAGATGAGTGTGGAGCACCTTCTCACGCTGTTTCTATCTCTTGTGACCGATTGGGCACCTTTTCTGTTCAACCAGCACCTGTGCTGCACATGTGCTGAAAACTCAGTCGGGGTCCTGCGGGACCCTATACTGATAACAGAAAGGGGAGGACCCACACCATGACTGCCACTCTCACCAAACTCACCGGCATTCTGGTTGCTGGTCTTGCTATTCTCACCACTGCATGTGCTCCCGGTGTTGCACTTCCGAATGGTCGCTATTATGATGCATACGGATTTCAGGAGCATTATATCGACATCAAAGATGATGCAGTTGTAGATGGTAAAGCCGTTGGCCGCGGCGGCACTGATTTCACCAAGTATACCGTTCTTGAGTATAATGAACTCAACGGTGCTGCTAGGATTCAAACTGCATATGGTGCGATCAAATTCTACTGTGATGCAACCAAGATTGATCATGATGCACTTCGTGCCGCAAATGTTGATTTTGATCGTAACATCAACCGTGCTGGCGTTACTTTAGAATGCACCCGCCATGGGTGGATGGAGAAGTGGTAATGCATCACTTCTGCTGAAAAACCCTCCAGACCCTCTCTGGGGGGTATGATGAAGATACCAAAGGAAAGGACCCACACCATGTTTCACCAAATGTCATTCGAAGATCGTGAAATGTTTGCTTACAACTCCTATCAAGAGCGTAAGCGTCAACAACTGGAAGCAATCGCACCTGAACTGCGTATCAAGTATTGCTTCGAATTCCTGAAAGGTTATGTTGCAGACGGTGATCATGAGATGAGCAAGCGTTGCTATGATGGCATCGCTAAGTATAGCGAAATGCTTGATTGGTCCGAATCTCACTTCTGATGCACATCTGCTGAAAAACCTTCCGAACCCCTTCCGGGGGGTATGATGAAGATACGGGAGGGAAAGACCTCCACTCTGCTCTAGGAAGTGGCACAACTGCCACAACGGGGGGAACTAAGGGCACCCCCCAACCCCAACCCAATTGTTTCTAAGATCATGAACACCATCTTTGACATTCACAAGACCAATGTTTTCGACAAAGGTTATAATGGTTGGACCAACTATGAAACCTGGAATGTTGCACTCTGGTTGCAGAATGATGAAGGTCTCTATGCTCTTGCGGGTGAACTCGGCAACTATGAAGATGTCGTGGAAGCACTCTATGAGTGTGGAGTAAAAGAAACTCCGGACGGCGTTAAGTATAACAGCAAGAAGGTGAATACAATTGAACTGAATTCTGAGGTCTTCGACTTCTAAGTAAGAGCGGAAAGGGTTTGCCGCTGCTATAAGAAAAGTCACCCCGATTCGGATGGGAACCGAATCGAAGTTGAACGGAGATAATGATATCAATAGTGGATAGGTGTTGGGTTAATGATCCGGGGCTGGTAACCCCGGATTTTTTATATTGTGAAGATCTGCATCACTTCTGCTGAAAAACCCGCCAACGACCCCTGAGGGGGTATGATGAAGTTACCAGGGGGGAAGACCTCCCATCATCCCATCGCTTTTCCCACCATGCGCACCATGCGTAAGATCGAATCCCAAATGAACGATGCAATCCTGCAGCACAAGGATTGGAAGAAAGATAACACTGAAGTGATCGCATATTCTCATGTTTCTGATGTGTATCTGTACGACAATCTGATCGCTCGGATTGGTGAAACGTTCGTCGAATTGTTTGATGGTGGTTGGAGGACCAACACCACCAAATCCCGTCTGAACGCTATTCTTCAGGCACACGGAATGCCTGGTGAGTATGTGTTCCAAAAGAAAGGTGAGTGGTTCGTTCAGTATGACGGATCCGCAATTCCCTTCTTCAGCGGAATGCGTCTCAACTGAGGCACAAGTGCTGAAAACCCCTCCAACCGCCCTGGAGGGGTTATGATGAAGATACCAAAGAAAGACCCATGACCCATTCCAACCCCTACGTTCAGACCCTTCTGGAGAAGGGTTACAGTGTCGCTGAGACGCAAACTCCTGCTAAAGAGTCTACCTATCCCCGCACAGTTGGTGGAAAGGTGTTTAACTCCAAAGAGGAGTATGATGAAGCACTTGCTAACTTTCTCAACGGTTTCTGATCATGGAAAAAGTAACTCTCACGTTTGATGAACTTGATGCTCTGCTTGCCCTCATTGAGTTTCATGATGATTGGTCTGAGGTAAGTGAAATCGTGGGTGCAGATGTATCTCTGATCTACGATAAACTTTCTGAAATGAGGGATGAACTCTGATGCACATGTGCTGAAAAACCCTTCAATGGGTTCCAGCACCCTATGATGAAGATACCAAAGGAAACCACCCATGACCCACACCGTTCGATTTGATTCTCTGTCTCTGGAATCCCCAGAGTACGTTGGACCTTTTGAGTCCTATGATGAAGCGCAAGACTATTGCGATTCCCGGAACGGTTCGCTTGCTTTAAGCGGAGTTCCTTCCTCTGTTGCATACTACTCCGTCGTGATTGATCTGTGATGAAAGTCTACTCTGTGATCGGTGGATTCGATTATGAAGGTGAAGATTTCTCTTCCCTTCGTTTGTTTGACTGTCTCTCTGCTGCTGAAAAGTACATGCAAGAGGTGGTAGAAGTTGACGGTTATGATTACTTCAAGTTCAAGACCTTAGAGGTCGAAATGCAATCCGAACTGGTTTGAATCATGCAATTCCAAATCACCAAAATTGAGTTTGATTGCTCTCTTGATTGTGAAGATGATTGGTCTTTGAGTGACCAGATCTGTACTGAAGAAAAACTCAATCAAGAGTATGTTGGTCAAATCTGGGAGGCAGATGATGAAGAGGATCTAATCGAAGAGATTAGTTGTGCAACCGGTTGGTGCATCCTGGAAATCGACTATCGTATCATTCTGAACTGAAACCATGAACAACAACGCTTACACCTGGACTGACAACTTCTCCGAACTGGTTGAGAAGTATGCTGAACAGATTATGGACAGCATGGACACGAAATCGATGGAACAGTTTGTGTTTGATACTCTTGTGGAGAATCTTAACAACTACTCCGAGTCGGAACTTATCAATGAGATTCGTGATGTTTATGGTGATGAAGTGTTGGAAGATTTCGGGGTTGAGATTAAAGAAGTCCCCAATCTGCTGGATGAAGAAGTCTGAAGCAGATACGCTGAAAAACCCTCCAACGGTCTTCAGCACCCTATGATGAAGATACGGGAGGGGAACAACTCTCCCACACCATTCCCATTCAAATCATGAACAAGCGTCAACGTCTGAACACTCCCACTCGCTTCACTCTTTCTGAGATTGAAGCACAATGCAAGAACGCAATCATCAAGGCAAAACCTGTTCTTCAACCTGCTCCTGTTCGCCCTGTTCGTTAATCTCACTTCGAATCATGAAAGACTATCAACCCACTCACTTTCGCCCCTTTCAAGGTACTGAAGACATTCGAAGGGAGTTAGAGGCAATGAGCATTCAGTATGGCATTTCTATCAATTACATTCTTCAAGAGTTTGTCATCGATGGTGTTGTACAGATCGATTCTTCATATGTTCCCCCTGCATGTTCCAACTGAGATTGAATCATGAAAACACAAGTTCGCTTCTGGTGTCCTACCTCTGCCATGTGGAAGAACCTCTGGTTTGTAACTTACTCTGAGGCATGTTCCATGGTTGACTTCTTCATCGCATGTGGAACTAAGGCATCAATTGTAATCTGAATTCATGGGAATGTGTTTGCCCCAAAGTCACACATCTTTCAAATCGTTCTTCTTTTTGTTATTAACATGTCCCGCGAAGTTCTTCTGTCACTTCTTTCCAAAGGTCAAGATGGCAACCAAATTCTTCAAATTCTGGATGCACTTGTTGATGGGGGCGATAATGCTTCCGATTCTGAGACTGCTGATTCGGTGAGTCTTTCTGCTCATCCTTTTCCGGGTCTGTGATTGATACTTATGGGGGTCACGAATGGCCCCCATACTGTATTCGTGATGACCATTCGTGATTGGCAGTTATACCGATGCGGATGTGCCGCGTATATGCGGGCATAGCGCCCCTAAAGCTAAATTGAAGGGTCCCCCCAATCTATAAAAGTATATACCCCTTAGAGTGATATCGAGCTCATGCAAAAAATATTTTTCCCCACAAAATTTCCCAGATACTACGTCACAGAAGACGGAAAGGTGTTTAGAGATGCGCAAAAAAAATCCGGGGAAAAAATTCTCACAGAAAAGGTTGAGGTGGCACAGCACCTTAGAGGGGGCGCAGGAGGGAATAAGCGACTGTATGCGGCAGTCAATATATCCCTCAGAGATGAGTCTGGAAGGTTCATCAAGCAGATCAGATACTATGTTCATAGACTGATTGCGGAGACCCTCCTAGAGAACCCCCACAATCTCTCAGAGGTGGACCACATCAACAGAGACAAACTCTGCAACGAGGTCACAAATCTGAGATGGTGTGATCACGCGGAAAACTTCCGAAATACAGATATTCCAAGAGGGAAAGGGGGGAGATTTTTGAGGGTTGACAAAACCTAAATAGAACGATAAAATTGAACTTGAAGTGTACTAACAGTTATGGCAAAAGGATTTAGAGTTAAGGCGAAACCGCCCACTGCAACTGCGAAGCCAGAGACTTCCTGGGACTACGCAGCCATTAAAGAGCGTATGCGCGGAAAGACTATCGTGTTCTGTCTTCCGGGGCGAGGATGCTCATTTACATTTCTAAAAGCATTTGTACAACTCTGCTTTGATATGGTACAGAGTGGTCTGAGTATTCAGATCTCTCAGGATTACTCGTCCATGGTAAACTTCGCACGTTGTAAGTGTCTGGGCGCAAACGTCCTTCGCGGTCCAAAGCAGGTGCCGTGGGATGGCAAACTTCCCTACGATTATCAACTGTGGATTGACAGCGACATTGTATTCAACACAGAAAAATTCTGGCAATTGTGCGATCTTGCACTGTCTGAGGATGGCACGGAACGTGAGATCACCGCAGGATGGTATGCAACAGAGGATGGTCACACCACCTCAGTAGCACACTGGTTGGAAGAAGAAGACTTCCGCAACAATGGCGGTGTCATGAATCATGAGACCACAGAGACCATGGCACGTCGTAAGAAGCCCTTCACAGTAGACTATACTGGTTTTGGTTGGGTTCTCATCAAGAAGGGTGTCTTTGAGAATCTTGAATACCCCTGGTTTGCTCCAAAGATGCAAGTCTTTGAGTCCGGTGCGGTTCAGGATATGTGTGGAGAAGACGTGTCCTTCTGTCTTGATGCCAAGGATCAAGGCTTTGAAATCTGGTGCGATCCTCGTATCAGAGTGGGTCATGAAAAGACTCGTATCATTTGATTATTTTTTCTCGTTTCTTATAGGAGATTTTTATTATGGCTAAGCGTCCCTCGTTTACTGGTGATCACAAGATTGAGTCCAAGCCGAAAAAAACTCGCCAAGGGCGTGGTCCTAACACAAAACTCAGTGCAACGTCCCGAAATGGCAGAAATAAGCGTTATCGTGGTCAAGGTTGATCAAAATTAGATAAAAAATGAACCGGGGAAACCCGGTTTTTTGTTAAATACCTATAAATGGTGAAAAAATATGACCAAAAATTCCGAAAATATCCAACGAATGTGGTCTGAACGGGAAATTCAGAGTCTGGAGGCAAATGAAACCACACTTGAGGGTAATCATTTTGCTCATGGAGTGGGTTTTCACAAGGCAAGAATGCTTCGTGAGATCAACGAAGACGATCAAACACCCAAAAGACATGATTTTCAGGCTCAAAATGAGCTTCATGAACGTATTCGCAACGATCAGGACTATGATGATTGGGATTACGGCACAGAAGCGATTTATGGTAAAGATTGGTTGCAATAAATCATCATAAATAAGGTAGATTTGTTCTACCTACATGCCGATTCAAAGGGTAAGTAAAGGATTTAAAGATTTGAGCATGTCATTTTTGGTGAATCCCATCAATTATGACCTCATCGCACTTAAAAATGCGAGTGCTATTGCACGTTCCGTGCGAAATCTTGTCCTTACTCAACCCGGAGAGCGGTTTTTTAATGAAAATTTGGGTTCTAGAGTAAGTGCTGCACTTTTTGAGAACATGGATCCTGTTACTGCGGGATTTATTCAGCAAGAAATTGAAGATACTATCAACCAATATGAACCCAGAGTCAAATTAATTGAAGTAGTTGTCAGTCCGGACTACGATAATAATGAATTTAACGTGACAATTTCTTACGAAATTGTTGGAATCGATATTCCAGCGCAACAAATATCATTTGCCCTTCAGCCAACGCGATAAATGGCACTAGTTAACTTCACAAACCTGGATTTTGATCAAATAAAAAAATCAATTGTCGATTATCTGAGGTCAAACTCAGATTTTACCGATTTCGATTTTGAAGGATCCAATCTAGCAACTCTTATAGACGTTTTAGCGTTTAATACCTATATCTCGGCATATAATGCCAACATGTTGAGTAATGAGGTATTCATCGATAGTGCTACGCTAAGGGAAAATGTCGTTTCTCTGGCAAAGCAAATTGGATATCTTCCTCGATCCAGAAGGGCAGCGAGGGCAGCAATATCCTTTACTGTTGATACGACCGGATACTCAAACAACCCAACCACAATCACCCTCCAGAAGGGTCTTGTATGCACCTCTAACGCCCGTTTCGGTAGTCAGAGTTATACCTTTGCCATTCAGGATGAAGTGACCGTTCCAGTCGTTTCTGGAGTGGCATCCTTCAATAATGTTTATGTGTATGAGGGTTCATATGTAACAGCAGAATATACAGTAAACTATAATGATCCCAACCAAAGATTCCTTCTTGATAATGCTGGAGTTGATACTTCCCTAATCAGAGTTCGTGTATTTGATCCCGGTTCCAATACTGGAGTAAGATATCAACTTTCAAACAATCTACTTGATGTAACTTCAACATCTAGAGTCTTCTTCCTACAAGAAATTGCAGATGAACGATATGAAATCATCTTTGGTGATGGCATCTTTGGTAATAAATTAATTGATGGAAGTAGAATTGAAATCTCATATCACCTGTCTAATGGCGAAGATGGAAATGGTGTTGCAGGATTTACATTTAATGGAAGACTTCTTGATAATAACGATACAGTAATCTCCGGTGGAATTTCTGCGTTGACTGCAGATGCTGTCTCCAGATTCGGCACACCAATTGAATCTGTTGAGTCAATTCGCAAATATGCGCCAAAAATTTATGAGGCACATAATAGAGCAGTTACAGCAACTGACTATGAATCAATCATTCCCACAATCTTCCCAGAAACAGAATCCATCTCTGTATTTGGTGGTGAAGATCTGAATCCCCCACAGTTTGGAAAGGTGTTCATTACGATTAAACCACTAAATGGTACATATATACCATCCTCAATTAAAGATAATTTAAAGAGAACTCTTCGCAGATATTCTGTTGCGGGAATTGTGCCAGAAATTCTAGATCTCAAGTATCTTTATGTTGAGATTGATTGCACAGCATACTACAATACCAATACAAGTTTGAGTGCAGCATCTGTTCGCAGCAAGGTAATTAAGAACGTTGAAAGATATGCAGATTCAACTGAACTGAACCGTTATGGCGCAAGATTTAAATATAGTAAATTCCTCAAACTCGTTGATGAAAGTGACTCCTCTGTAACATCCAACATCACAACAGTATCCATGAGGAGAGATCTTCGTATTGCCCTTGGAAAATATGCTGATTATGAAATTTGTTATGGTAATGCGTTCCACATCAAAAATAATACTGGATACAACATTAAGTCATCGGGATTCAAAATTAGTGGAGTATCTGAGTTTGTTTACCTAACTGATATTCCAAATTCGGATCTTGAGACCGGAAAAATTGTATTCTTTAAACTTGATGCAACCGGCACCACTCCAACAATTGTTAGAAAGAATGCTGGCAAGGTTGATTATGTAAAAGGAGAGATTCTTTTATATCCATTAAATATTATTGAGACTGCGAAATTCGATTCCGCAGATTCAATTGTTCAGATTTCGGTCACACCAAAATCGAACGATGTGATCGGATTACAGGATCTTTATTTGCAGCTAGATATTAATAACACTTCTGTCAATATGCTGGCAGATCCTATTTCATCAGGATCAGATATTTCTGGTTCAACATATACAGTTACTTCAAGTTACGCAAACGGCGCTCTCGTTAGACTATAAAAAATGAACGATACAAGAGTTAAGATAAGTTCTATCCTTGAAAGTCAACTTCCTGACTTCATCAAACAAGAATTCCCAGTTGCTGAGGAATTTCTATCTCAATACTACATCTCTAATGAATATGCTGGGGGACCACTAGACATCCTCCATAATATTGATAGACATGTATCGCTTGATGCTGTAACAAATCTAACTGAGGGCACAACAACCACTTCAAGTGTGAGTGCATCTGATGATACGATCTATGTTGACTCCACATATGGATTCCCTCTTCGCCATGGTCTAATTCAGATTGATGACGAGATCATCCTATATGATGGAAAGGAAAGTAACTATTTTTATGGATGCACTCGCGGATTTAGTGGAGTTTCATCCCTAGAGTCAAACGTTCCCGACGAATTGGTATTCTCAGAAACCGTTGCGTCTACACACATCTCCGGATCTGAAGTTAAAAATCTTAGCATCTTATTCCTTCAACAGTTTTTATTCAAGATCAAATCCCTAATTGCTCCCGGATTTAGAAAGAGGGAACTGACAGATAATCTGAATGAGGAAATTTTCCTATCACATATTAAGGATTTTTATTCATCAAAAGGTACTGAAGTATCTTTCAAGATTCTTTTTAATGCGTTGTATGGGAAGAAAGTTGAACTGATCCGCCCTAGGGACTTTCTAATTGAACCATCCGATGCAGAATATCGCATTACTAAGGATCTTGTAGTAGAAGCTATTACTGGAGATCCTGAAAAACTGCTGAATTCAACAATTTTTCAAGATGAAAATGACTTCATCTTCCAAGCAAGTGGTGCAGTAACTCATGTAGAAAGAATTTTACGTGAAAATAAAGAACTCTACATTATCAGTTTAGACTCAGATTATAACAGAGATATTAACGTATCCAGCGGTACGGTTGCTGGTACATTTTCAATTCATCCCAAGACCAAGAATATTATTGATATTGCTGCCGCAGCAGAAACAATTGAGGTTGACAGTACAATTGGGTTCCCAGAATCTGGACAATTGAGAGTTGATCTTGAAAATGGGGCAACTCAATACATCACTTATACATCAAAATCCACCACACAATTCTTTGGTTGTACTGGAATTGATGACATAATTCCAACTGCAACTGAAGTGAAGCTTCATGCTGTCGGTGGAAAGGAAATTTATGTATATGGTTTTGGTGGTGTAGAGAGAGAAAGGATTGAAGTTAGAGTAAATGGGGTAATCTCGGATCTTGTTGTTACTGGGGATCAACCAGAAGAATTAACTCCTAATGATAGAATTTATATTAAGAGTCTTGGTGAAGATCTAACTTCCAAAAAAGCGAACGATTGGATCTTCAATATTCCATTAGTTTATAATATCTCCAGCATTTCAGATCCATCCGGAACATCATTCATCTATACAGTTACTACTATTGATGAACATTCTTTCGTGATTGGTAATAGAGTAACATTTATTGCCACAAATGGTGATACATTTACTGGGGGATACGTCTCCTCCGTTGTTGGACCAAAGACCATTCAAGTAACACAGAATAGTCTGATCCCAAATAAGAATTTAATCAAATCAATTCAAAATAATCTACTCAAAACTTATGTAAGGCAGCCAGAAAAATATCCAGATATTCTCAAGTATGTAACAAATGTTCAAAATATTTACTGTGATGAAATCAATAAGAATGAATTATATGTAACATCCAGTTCAATTCCATCATATCTTGACCAACAATTAGATCTTGAGGATCGTTCTGTTTCATTTTCGGGCACATTTAACGGAAAAGATCTTGTTTTCCCAACACCCCACTCATTTTATACTGGCGATTCCGTAATTTACAGACCATTTGATGAAGATAATGCGGTCGCTCCCGAAGGAATTTACTTCGTAAAGGTAATTTCATCCACATCTATTCGTCTTGCTAAGTCGAGGGACAATATTTTTAATGCTGACTTAACTGGTGATGATTCATTTTATGTTTCATTCTCTGGAACAATCAATCCAGGATATGAAAGTACAGTAGAATTGACAGCATTTTCTTTCAGAAATCTATCAAGGCAACCAATTGAATCTCAAAGACTAGTTAGAAAACTCACAGCACCCGAATCTGATAGTGTAGAGAATAAGACTCTGCCAGGTCAAATTGGTATGTTCATCAACGGCGTTGAGTTGTTGAACTATAAATCTAGAAATTTTGTATATTATGGTCCAATTGAGGATGTTGTTGTAACTGCTGGTGGCGATGGATATGATGTTATCAATCCGCCATCACTCATCATTAGTGATTCAACAGGTATTGCTGCAACAGGAAATCTATCAATTTCTGGAAAATTGGTAAGAATCGATGTTGAAAATCCTGGATTTGACTTCGTTGAGCAACCAATTATTGAAATTAGTGGTGGTGGATCAGAGATTAATGGAAATGCTAGAGCTGTTGCAAACTTAGTTGATTTTAATCATGTTGTTAATTTCGATGCAGGTTCAACATCTGGAGTTGATCTTACTGAAAATACTATTGGTTTTTCAACATATCATGGATTTAGAAATTATGAACAGGTAATTTACAATCCACAAAATCAACAAATCATTAGTGGATTGACTACGAATGCATCATATTTTGTTTCATTCCCATCTGGTCATGTTGGAAAGAAAATTCGCCTCCACAAGTCATTATCAGATGCATCCACAGGAATTAATACAATTTCCCTGGGTTCTTACGGATATGGAGTACAGACATTCAAATCCACTATAAAGAAGACTAAAATTGGTTCAGTAACAATTGAAGAACCGGGATCTGGTTATAGAAATAGATTAACCAGATGTGCTCCCAGCAATATTGATATTAATGGAAATATTATCAACATCAAGGCACACAATTATAATAGTGGTGAAAAAATTTCATACTATCCATCCACAACTCCAATCGGGGGATTGGTATCTGGTTCCAGTTACTATGTAACTGTGGTTGATGAGGATAATATCAGACTATCTGAAATTGGTGTTGGAAATACTGCGAAAGATTTCTACTATATTTCAAAGCAATATGTTGACCTAACTTCAATTGGGTCAGGAAATCATGACTTTAATTATGAACCAATTACCCTAACGGTGAGAGGTAGAATTGGTGTATCTACAGAATCTGGACAAGATTTTAACGCCAAATTGATTCCAATCTTCTCAGGGCAAGTTTATGGCGTCCATCTAACAAATAATGGATCTGGATATGGATCAGCTGATATTATAAATCACAATCGCCAACCAGAATTCAATATTGTATCTGGAGAAAATGCACAAATTACTCCAATCATTTCTAATGGAAGAGTTGTTGATGTTATTATTGCAAACAAAGGTAAAAATTATAATACAAATCCACTACTAACCGTTGTTTCCGGTTCTGGTTCTGGTGCTTTACTTACACCTATTATTCAGAATGGACAAATAGTTGATGTCATCATTAACGAAAATGGTGGCGGATATAGTATTAATGATACTTTTATTGTAGTCACAACTTCTGGAGAAGGTGCGAAATTCCAGGCACAGATCACTCCATGGACTATCAATATTGTTAGAAGATTGATCGAAAAGAATAATATTACTGATGATGATGGAATTATTGACCAGGGATTGAATGCTGAAATTGGTCTGCAGTATTGCCACGCATATGCGCCAAGACTATTAAGAAGAACTGTATTGAGTGAATTGCGCATATCTGGCCAATTATCATATGTTCCAGATCTGACATTTGAAGATAATGGATTTGAAAGAACTCCAACTTCCCACTCTCCAATTTTGGGATGGGCATACGATGGAAATCCAATTTATGGTCCATATGGTTACTCAGATCCCCAAACTCCTGGGGATATTAAGAGAATGTTGTCCAGTTATACAATTCAAGCAAACTCAAATAGACCCCCACAATATCCATCTGGTTTCTTTGTTCAGGATTATGTCTATGATGCAAGTGGAGATCTTGATGAGCATAATGGAAGATTCTGCATTACCCCAGAATATCCAAACGGAACGTATGCATATTTCTGCACCGTTGGATCTCTTGCAAACTCTGGTCCATTTAAGTTTTATAGAGAACCACAATTCCCATATGTAATTGGAGATACTTATCATTCCAAACCAATTGCATTTAATTTCCTCACAACAAACAATCAAGATTTATATGATTTCTCATCAAATCGTCTGCTGAGAAATTCAACCCCATTCAATCTTCTAAGTGAGAATAGTATCTACGAATTCTTACCACCGCCAGAAATCTTCAGGTCTTCCTTCGGCAAGGTGGAATATATTGGATCTGGAAGTGTTGAAGCAATTAAGGTTCTAAATGGCGGATCAAATTATTCCGTTAAGGATGAACTTGTATTTGATGAAAGTGGAAGTGGTGGTAATGGAGTAGATGCTGAGGTTGAACTTGTATATGGTAAGACCGTATCTCAAGTAAGTTTGGCAGCAACAACCATATCTAACATCCAATTCATTAGATCAACAGGTAATGTTCCGTATCGTTACGTTGGTTTCGCTAGTGAAATTCACAATCTGACAAATCTTGATGAGGTTCAGATTGATATTGATGGCGAAAGAACAACATTTGATAATATTAGATTTGAAGAGAATCGCCTATTCCTATCTTCCGTTTCCACAGCATCAACAACCTCTGGTCCAGTGACCTATCTAAACGTTGTTGGTAAATTAACATATCCAACCGTTAGAGAAAACGATATCTATCAATTTGGTCCCGAGCAAGTCAAAATACTGAATGTGGATCCAGTAGCGCAAAGAATTAGAGTTCTTCGTGATCAGAATGGAACTTCTGGAATAACAAGTCTCCCAGTTGGATTTGCCCTCACAGAAAAATCACAAAAGTTTGGTGTAACTTTTGGCATCACAACATCTTATGCAACAAAATTAGATAGAGAATACTATTTTGATCCATCAGAATCCGTTGGATTGGGGACTGTTGGGATCAACTCAACACTATATTTCTCAAGTCCAGGTGTTGGTGTCACACAATTAACAATTCCCATCAGATCAATTTATATTCCTGGGCACGATATCCGCACAGGAGATGAATTGATTTACACCTCAAATGCTGGTGAAGGTATTACTGTGTCCGTAGATGCTGGCATCAGCACATATACTCTAGCAAGTGATACGAAAGTTTATGCTGCAAAAATCACAAATGACATCATTGGTATTGCAACAGTAAGAGTTGGTTTAGGATCAACAGGAACTTTCGTCGGTCTTGGTTTAACTCCAAGTGCCGGTCTAATGTATTTCACCGGTTTCGGCACAGATGTATACCATAGTTTCACAAAGAACTATGCAAACCCACTCATTGGAAGTGCAACAAAACGTACAGTTACTGTATCTACAGGCGAAACTCATGGACTGAAATATGGAGATGCAATCAATCTATCTGTTGTATCGGGAATTACCACCACAGTTACAATCAAGTATAACGCAACTCACAATAGATTAGTAGCAAATCCTGTTGATTTTGTCGCTTTGGATGTTAACATAGTCACAAATGAAATTCAAATTCAGAATCATGGATTTGTAACTGCGCAGAAAGTAATCTTCAACTCAACATCATCCCCAGGTGGATTGGTTGATGATACAATTTATTACCTAATTGTAGTCAACAATAACAAAATTAAACTGGCAACAAGTCGTTATGATGCGCTGAACAATAATGCAGTAGTTATTAGTTCTGCCGATATTGGAACACTTTCTCCAATCAACCCACCACTCACTCTCACTAGAAATAGTGTTGTTGAATTTGATCTGTCTGATGCATCCCTATCTTATGTGCTTGGTCTATCCAACTTGAGTGCTTTCGATTTTGACCTATACATTGATAATCAATTATTTAATGCATTTGTTTCAACACAAGAATCTCCAGTATTTGAAGTTTCAAAGAGTGGTGCTATTGGTGTAGATGCTGGTGCAAAAGCAACTCTCACACTAAATGATAATGTTCCCAACACACTATATTACAATCTCTCCCCAGTCAACCTTACAGAGAATACACTCACAACGGTTCCCGTAACTATCGACAATGAAGTTGCTGGTCACAATGCAATTTCTCTGGTGTCAAGTGTTTATAGTGGAAAGCATATTGTTAAAGATACTTTGGGATCGTCCTTCGATTTCCAAATCAGAAACACTCCAGAGATTGATACATACACTTCCACAAGTTCTGCTCTTTACTATACAACAAATTCTACAACTGGAATTGGTTCTATTGCCAAGGTTAAGGTAAATTCCTCTGGCAAAAATTACAAGAGATTGCCACAAGTTTCCTCTGTCAATACCACATATGGTGAAAATGCTGTTCTAATTGTTGATGGTAAAAATATTGGAACACTTAAGAAAGTAAACTTCTCAAATATTGGATATGATTATTCCTCAGATCCAACATTAAGACCAACAACAGTTCTGCCAAATATTCTTAGAGTTAATCCCGCTTATTCCTTCAAATCAATAGGCATTTCCTCTGCTGGTAGAAATTATACAATTGCACCAAATCTGATTGTTCTGGATACAGTAACCGGAACATATCTGAATGAAGTTGAATTGGAATATGAAATTGGACAAACCACAGTAACAATTATTAATAATACAACAAGACTTCGTGGTGAGCCACATATCATTCCAGTTGACAATATCAATGGCACTTCAATCAGAACAATCGAATTTAATGATCTGAGTAAGGATGTAGTGGTGTCTCTCGCATCCACATATAGTTTTGCTTCACAGTTCCCATTTGTAATTGGTAATAAAATTCTTATTGAGAATACTAGTGTTGGTATTACTACCGTAGACAGATTTGGCAACGTCGTAAACACTCAGTCAGGAACTGGTTACAATTCAGCAAATTATAACTATGCTCTGTTTACAATTACCGCCACAGATCCAGATCTTGGTGGTCTTTCTCCAACGATTACATACAACCTGACAGAATATCTGTCAGGAACAGAAACACCCGGTGTCTACAATGCTCTAGAGTCTTATGGAAAGGTAATTCGCGAGGAAGAATTCCCCGTATTTAATTGGGAACTTGAGAGGGGAACATTCTCTCCGGGAGAATCCGTCACAGCAAATCAGAATGATGGTACAGTAATTTATTGGGATACTGTTAATGAAACAGTAAAAATTGCGTCAACTAAGAACTTTGAAGTTGGAGATTCCATCAGATCTAACGTTACTGGATTAGAAGTTGACGTTCTCGAAGCATTTGTATATGATTCAAATCTGAATATTGCAGCATCCTCTATTGTAACTAAGGGATGGAACAGTAATACTGGATTCCTAAACAATTCTCTCCAAAGAATTCATGATAGTGACTATTACCAATATTTCTCATATTCTCTGAAATCTGAGGTTGAGATTGATAAGTGGGATGATGCTGTCAGCAATCTGAACCACACTGCAGGATTTAAGAAATTTAGTGATCTGATTGTAGAATCAACCACGGATTCCGGTGTCGTAAGTGGTATTCAAACCTCACAGGATAATGGAACTGTATCAATTCTAGCAGATCTTGCATCTTACGTTGATGTAAATACCGTCTACGATTTTGATCTCGCAACGGAAAACGTTCTTTATATTGACAATACCTTAAAATCCGATCAAATTCTGTTTAAGACTAAGATTATTCAGGATTATATTGAAGCAATTGGAAATAGAGTTCTAGTTATTGATGATATTAGTGACCAGTTCACAGTTGCTACTGGTATTGAAAATTATGGAGTTGCAGATTCCTTCGATGGTGTTAGGGTTAAAAAGTATATTATGTGGGTCGGTGATAGATCAGTAAACTATGAGATTCAACGACAGGTTCAGCTGCTCACACTTCTACAATATAACACTCAAGGTTTCCTCAATCAATATGCAAAAGTTTGGAGTTTCGAAGATCTTGGTGATTTTGATTACAGATACTTAGATGGAAAGAATGAACTCCTATTCTACCCATTCAAATCTGAAGTTAATGATTATGAAATGAGTGGACTAACATTCTCTCTGAATGATTCCGTATCATCCACAGGATTCTCTGGATTTGGTTGTGTAAATGCATTCACATCTACAACGACACTTAGTGCTGGTGCCGGTGCAGGAACAACAAATACAGTTGTTGGAATTGCATCAACTTATAGAGCAGCGAAATTTATGATTTCGATTAGAAACTCTGCGTCTACCGAATTTGAATATACTGAGGTGTCCGTTATTCATGATGATGTTGATGTTTCTCAAATAGAATTTAACACGCTCTCATCATCAGGTGGAACGTATAGTGGATTGGGAACCTATCAGTCGAATCTGAATGCTGGTGGATTGGATCTGTGGTTCATTCCCGATGCAACCACACCGACAGATTTCATCTTTAATGTTGAAACTATTGCAATTTCTGCAGCGGACACTGGCGTTGGAGTGACATTCTTCCCAGGAGCAACCATCGAAACTTCTTATACATCAATTGCATCCACAACAGTTCCAGAAAAGATTGCACAATACAATAACTTCTATCAAGGTGCGTATTGCCTAGTTTGTGTTCATGACACAACAAATGATGAATATCAAATATCAGAAGTCATGATGACTGATGATGATACTGATGTGCAAATATTGGAGTTTGCTACATTACAGACAAGTGGTTCGTTGGGAACAATTAGTGCTGGAATTAGTACAGTATCTGAACTGACATTTGTTCCAGCATCTGGAATTAATGTTGATGTGAGAGTAATTGAATTTGCTCTTGGTGAATCAAGAAGTGTTGTGGATGAGAATGATATTGTTCTTGGATCTGTTGGATCAATTTCAGATGCAAATGGAACTTTCCAAGGAACTGAACTTGCGCGAAAAACTTCATTCGATCTTTATCATGAAGGTTATCCACTATTCCAAAAGGAATTCAATCCATCCATAGACACTATACTTGCAAATTCGTCAGTATTCCTACCAAATCACTTCTTTACAAGTGGTGAAGAGGTTGTATACACATATGCCGAAGGTGGATTGCCAATTGGAATTGTTACAGCAACAATTCCTGGCATTGGATCCACTGATCAACTTCCAGAAACCGTCTATATTATTAAGAATGATAATTCCACGTTCCAGTTTGCTGCATCCGCACAAGATGCACTCGCATTCACAAATCTAACAATTTCCAACACGTCGGGAATTGGAACTGAACACTATCTAACTTCCAAAAAGCAGAATAGTAGATGTCTGATTACAATTGATAATGTGATTCAATCTCCAGTAGTTTCAACAGCGATTACATCATCTCTTGAAGTTCCAGCAAACCTTGGAGCAGAAGTTATTACTCTTACTGGAATTTCATCGTTCTTCGCTGGTGATTATGCTCAAATTGGTAATGAAATCATTCTGATTAGGGCAGTTGGTTATCTTGGAATCACAAGCGATCTTCTTGTTAGAAGGTCACAATTGGGTTCAACTGCTGGTCTACACACAGCAACATCGATTATTAGAAAGGTTTATGGTAATTACAATATTAGTAATAATAGCATTTACTTTGCAACACCGCCATATGGAAACGTAGATCTTACTGGATTAAGATCTGATGAGCAAGATTATTTTGGATATGATGTTCGCTCTTCCTTTAGTGGTAGATCTTTCTTGAGATCTGGTATTCCTGGTGGAACTGAAGAACCTTATGCGACCAACGTTGTATTTGATTCACTTAACCAGCAATTTAATGGAATCTCTAGCCAATTCAATCTCCAAAGCAATAGAGTTGATGTTACTGGAATTTCTACCAGTAATGCAATTGTATTGATCAATAGCGTTTTCCAGAGTCCGCAGAATATTGACTATTCTCTATCTGAAGTTTCTGGAATTACAACAATTACCTTTACTGGTGATACTACAGCAACAAGTTATGATGTAAATTCAACACAATTACCAAGAGGTGGTGTAATAGTTTCTGTTGCTACAGTAGAGGGTCTTGGATATCAACCTCGCATTTCTGCTGGCGCAACTGCGACTGTTTCCGGACTTGGAACAATTTCAAGTCTATCCATCGGAAATACTGGTGGGGGATATAGAGCAAGTTCTGAATATGAGTTGGTAACAACGATCAATCATCCCGTTGGTCTTGGGACAACAGTAATTTATGTTGCAAATACCGGCGCTGTTCTCAACAAACTCGCATACTCATCATCAAACACAATTAGCGTTGGTTCTGCATTAACTGACGTATCAATTGTCAGCGTTGGCGATACATTCGTTACAGTTGGGTCTGGTGATGTTCCAGCAATTGCAATTGAATCTGGTTCTACTGCGCATATCAATCTAAACAATCCAACCGCTGGTATTGTTAATATTGGTGTTGCCCAAACAAATATTGGCAATTATGAATTTATTGGATTCACAACAATCGTTGCTGGTAGAATTTCTACAGATTATGTCATCACAAATCCAGGATCTGGATATACAAATACAAATGAACCACTTGTAATTTTTGACGCACCTCTTCACTATAGCAACATTCCTCTTCAGTATTCAGCATCATCACCGACAACTGGTATTGGGACGGAGGCAACAATTGATATTGTTGTTGGGCAGGGTTCCAGCGTAATCAGCTTTGAAATTAAGAACTTTGGATATGCATATGGCAATGAAGAGGTTCTAACTGTACCTATTGGAGGACTTACCGGAATTCCAACTGATACGTCTTATTCGTTCTCAGAATTCCAAATTACGGTTGAAGCAATCGCATCTGATGAGTTTGCTGGGTGGTCAATTGGCGATCTTCAAGTATTGGATTCTATTGATTCACTTTTCAACAACGTTGATGTTAATTTCCCACTTTCAATCAATGGTGAAAGAACCAGTATTCGCTCTAGAACCGGTTCTGACGTTCGCGAGGACGCACTACTCCTAGTGTTCCTCAACAACGTCTTACAGGTCCCAGGAGACGCATATACATTTGATGGTGGTTCAACTATTAGGTTCTCAACTGCCCCAAGATTTGGTGATAACTGTTCAATCATATTCTATAGGGGAACATCTGAGATTGATACTATTGATGTTGAAGTCCTCGACAGCATTAAGGTTGGAGATAAGGTAATCCTGAATGATGGAAACATCATTTATCAGGAAGAAACCAGACTTGTCACGGATATTGTTTCAACAGATGCTGTTACAACAAATATCTATTTTGGTGCTGGAATCAACCCCGACGAAACATATGAAAGACCCCTCAACTGGACAAGGCAGACTGTTGACTTGATTCTGAATGGAGAAGAAGTTGGTAAGGATAGGGAGCTTTATGAGGCAAATATTTTCCCAACTACAAGAATCATCAAGGACGTTTCTATAGCATCTACTGAGATTTTTGTTGATAATGTCAAGACTTTCTTTGACCACGATAAGGAATATCCTGCAGTTCTTCAGGAGAATCAACATGATGTATTGATTCATGAGCACAAGTATGTTGTTGCTGCTGCAGGAACCTGCACAATATCTTCAGGTATTGGATCTGTGACCAACATTACCATAACAAATGGCGGTGTTGGATATGATAATGATCAAAGTCCAGAAATTTCAGTTGGTATTAGTGCTGGTATTGGAACTGAGGATAGGGCAACTGCAACAGTTGGTGTCACAACCTCCGGAACAATCGCAAGCACATTCATCACCAACGCTGGTATTGGGTATTCAAACTCACCAATAGAAAGTCTGGTGGTTCTAGATTCTGGAACTGGTTGGCCAAATACTGGTCTCGCATATACATTCTCAAATGTAAGATTGAGAAATAAATTTAGCGATGGTTCAAACGCTTTGGCCAATGTCACTATTCTAAATGGCAGTTTGCTTGACGTTGAAATTGTTCGTGGTGGATACAACTACCATGAAGATGATCAACTCGTTGTTAAAGTTGTCAATTATGAAGGTGCAGATTTAATTCTCAGTAGCGCATTAACTCTTGAGGTTTCTGGAGTTCTTGCACCACCAATTATCTTTGAAGAACCATCTATCAACAAAGAATTGATGTCTGTGTCGTATGAAGGAGATTTTGGAATTATTTCTGGAATTGGAACAACATCATATACTGGTGTTACAACTGGATTAGTCTTTGACTTCGTAATTCCAGAAAATTCTTTCCTTCGCGATACATATGTGAATGGCGTTGTTGGTGTTGCAACAACAGGAATTAGTGGAATTCAAACAGGATATTACTTCGTGCTTCACGAGTCAAATATTGGTGATACAATTATTTCCTTGGAAAGTGACGATTCCCCACTCGGAATTGGAACAACATTTATCAACAATATCTTTAAGGCAGAGGCAGTTTCTATCGCACAAACAGAAGCAGTTGGACTTGGATTGACTTGGGTTGCTAAAGTTACAACTAAGGTCTCCAACTATGACGATTTCCTATCTGGAATCGCTCATAGCACTTACTATGGACAATATTCATGGGGAAGACTGTTTAACTTAGATAGGGTTCTTAAGAAAAATATTGGTGCATATAGAGGAGAAAATCTCCTCACGTATAGTGAATTTGAATCTGGATGGACAAATACAGGTGGAGTAACACTTGATTATACATCACAGTTGGCACCATTCTCACAAACATACGGTGCAGAAATTACAACAACAGCCGCAGATACTGGACTGCTAAATTCAACCGCAGTTCTTGCTTCCGGAACAGATTACACATATAGTGTTTACATCAAACCAGACCTAGGCACTTTGGCAATATACTTTGGATCCACAACCGGAACTACCGCATCAGTATCAGTCAACTTCGACGCCGTAATTCCAACAATCACAAATAAGACCGGAACAACATTTAATGAAACTCTAGTCCCACAAAGTGATGGTTGGTATAGAGCATCGTTTACATTCAACGCTGGAGCGTCTACTGCACACAACTTTGTCGTCTACAACGAAAACTCCAACAATTGCATCTTTGCGGTCTGGGGTGTGCAGGTAGAGAGTGGAGTTGATTTGACTCCATATTCCAAGGTCACTCACACAGCAGTAGTTAGAAATACAACAACTACCGATGAAAATACCTATCCAGTATTGAGAAGATACAATAATCTTAGATTTAAGGGGTATGAATGAAGTTGATAAATAGATAAAAAACTGTTGAATAATGTCTGCGATCATCACTGACCAACTAAGAATTTTGAATGCGAAGACTTTCATTAGTGAAGTTTCGTCTTCGGATAATGCTTATTATGTTTTTGTTGGATTACCCAACGCAACTGACGTTCAATCGAATTGGGATACTGCACCTCCCGCTCCGAAAGATAGTTTTGACGAAGAAAATAATTACTGGGATACTATGGTGTCCATGATTAAAATTAAACCTGAAGACATTAAGCAAGTCATCAGGAAAAATGAATGGACTTCTGGTGTTACTTATGACATATATCGTCATAATATCAGCAGAACCAATCCATCAGAACCTTCAGGGGCGACTAGCTTATATACGTCAAACTTTTATGTAATTAATAGCGATTTTCGAGTTTATATCTGTTTGAACAACGGACAGGATCCAGAAAATAGTCAAGGTAGACCATCTCTTGATGAACCAAAATTCACAGATTTGGAACCAAGATCTGCTGGTAATAGCGGTGACGGATATATTTGGAAGTATCTTTATACAATCAATCCAACAGATATTGTAAAATTTGACTCCCTAAACTTCATTCCAGTTCCAAAGGATTGGACAACAAGTGCAGATAATGCAGCAGTTAGAGAGAATGCAGAAACTAGTGGTCAACTAAAAACCATTCTAATTAAGAACCGTGGCGTTGCACTTGGAAGTCCAAATGTAACATATTCGGATGTTCCCATTAATGGTGATGGTGCGGGTGCTAAAGCAACTATTGTTATTAATAATGATTCCACAGTAGAAAGAATTGTTATTTCAGATGGTGGTTCAGGATATACTTATGGGACGGTTGATCTAGTTGCTGGTGGAGTTCCCACCGGAACAACAAATCCGGAATTTGAAGTGGTTATTCCTCCATCTGGTGGACACGGTGCGGACATTTATAGAGAATTGGGTGCATATAATGTTCTGATTTATTCCAGAATTTCTAACGATATTCAAAATCCAGACTTTATTACAGGAAACCAAATTGCAAGAATTGGTATTGTAGAGTCTCCACAGGCATACAATTCATCAACAGTTTTAACATCTGAGAAAGCATCTGCATTAGGAGCAATCAAATTGACAGGTGCTGGTTATAGTTCAGCAGTATTTGCTGGAGATAGTTTCATCACTCAGACTGTGGGCACTGGACAGACTGCAGTGGGAAGAGTTGTTGCATATGAACAAGCAACGGGCATTTTGAAGTATTGGCAAGATAGAACCTTAGTTGGTTTTAATACAGATGGGTCACAAAATTCATCGCCAGCATATGGATTTAATCTAGCTGGATTTACAACTGCAATTGCAACTGGCGGTGATACCAAGATTTACCAGGAAGATGGAATCACATATTTTGACATTGACACCACATTTAACGGTGCCAGTGCGGTGATAAATAATAAGACATATTATCTTGGTCAAACTTTCGTAAGTGGTTTATCTGATCCCGAGGTAAAACCCCACTCTGGTAATATCATTTACGTTGACAATAGACCTTCGATTACAAGATCGGCTAATCAAAAAGAAGATATCAAAGTAATTTTGCAATTCTAAAGTATCATGCCCCAAGAATCTAATCTCAACGTTTCGCCATATTTTGATGATTTTGATCCTAGTAATAATTATTACAAGGTTCTATTCAATCCTGGGGTTCCCATTCAGGCGAGGGAACTAACAACCCTTCAGTCGATGCTTCAGAATCAGACTGAACAGTTTGGAAAGCACATCTTTAAGGAAGGGTCTGTAGTAATTCCCGGTCAATTGCGTTATGACAACCCAATAAACGCGGTTGAACTGAATGATTCGTATAATGGCACTCCAATTTCATTATATTTTGAGAATCTTTTAGGTAAAAAACTTAGAGGAGCAACCACAGGTGTTACGGCTGAGGTATATTACGTTCTCAAGGCATCAGAGTCTGAAAGAGGAACAAATACCATCTATGTGAGATATCTTGAAAGTGGTGGGTCAGATTTTACAATAAAAACATTTGCCAGTGGCGAAACTCTTTTATTGGAGACAGCACTGACATTCGGAAATTCCACAATTCCTGTTGGGCAAGGAGTTTGTGACACAATTTCCACAGATGCAACCTCAGAGGGTTCATCTGTAATTGTTGCAAGCGGAACATACTTTGTGAGAGGTTTCTTTGCGCGTGTTGCAGAGCAAAGAATTTTGCTCGACCAATATGGAACTAGACCATCATATAAGGTTGGTTTTAATGTAATTGAATCCGTTGTGACCGCAGGAGAAGATAATTCTCTGTTCGATAATGCACAGGGATACTCTAACTATGCCGCTCCCGGTGCTGATCGTTTTAAATTAGAGCTCGAATTATCAAAGAGGGAACTAACTGATCTCGACACAGATAGTTTTGTTGAGGTCATGCGCGTTGATGATGGTCAACCACAGTTCTTTGAGAAGAATGCGCAATACAATCTCATTAGAGATGAGTTGGCAAGAAGAACATATGATGAGTCTGGAAATTATTTCGTAAAGCCATTCAGTTTTATCGTAAGAGAAAGTATCAACGATAGAGCTAGAGTAAATGGAGTATACTTTGAAGGTCAAACGACTGTCAATGGAAATACACCAAGTGAAGATCAAATGGTGTATCAGATTGGTCCCGGAAAAGCATATGTAAGTGGATATGACGTAGAGACTATCTCCGCACGTCTATTGGATGTTCCAAAGGCAAGAACGACAAGAACTATCAGCGATCAAGCGATCAGTTTTAATGGTGGTAATTTATTCATCGTTCACAATGCGTATGGTTCTCCTGCGGTAGGTTTGGGAACAACAGCAACTATTAGTTTAATGGATTCCCGAATTGGTGGATCTGCACATGTTGCTACAGGAACAACAATTGGTATTGCAAGAGTATTTGATTTCATTCCAGAAACAGATTATGTGAATGATGAGAGTAGACTGGATCTGAGATTAATTGATATTCAAACTTATACCAAAATTACTCTAACCACACCAATTACATTAAGTGCTCCAGCACGTATTGTTGGTAAAAAGAGTCAAGCTGGTGGTTATTTGGTAAGTGATGTAACAGCTTCTACCGAGTTGACACTTTATGAAATCAATGGATCTTTCTTAGATAATGAGCAGATCATCATTAATGGTGTTGATGATGGTAGACTAATTGCCAATTCCACAGATTATAGTATTAATGATATCAAGTCTGTATATACAAATAGTGGAATTTCAACATTTAATGCTGACCTCCTTCTGAATAAGAGATCCTATATTGCTAAGCCAGGCACAACTTTCCAAATCACTCTTGGTGTTGGCAATATCTCAACCATCACGTCAGGATTGGAAAACACCTATACTGGTATTGTAAAACCTGGAGATATTATTTCATACCCATCTTCAACATTTACCGGAGATCAAATTTATAATAAGGTTCTATCAGTATCTCCTGATGGCACCGAGTTTACAGTTACTGGTGTAACAACCGTGTCTGGAATTTGTAACGGTGCTCTACCAACATCAACAAGAACTGTACAAAATATCATTAAGCGTTCCCCATCTGTACCACTAAGTTCTTCGCTCTTAACCAGACTTACTGCAAATAACGTAACATCCTTAAGTATTGAAGAGGGTGAAGTTGTTCAGAGAAGGCTATATCCAAACATTTCAGTTGCTGACAATTCCCTCTCTATAACAATTGATGCCAACGATAAAGATATTTACTTTGAGTCATTTGATGAAGATCGCTTTGTAATTACATATTCTGATGGCACAATCGAACCACTCAGAAGAGATAAGTTTAATCTATCAGCAAATGCTAAGGTATTGACTTTCTATGGTTTGACCAAGACAACTGCTGTTGCAGATGTAATCACAACAGTTAAAAACCTAAAACCAAATTCAAAGACCAAGAAACTCCAAAAAACTAGCACCCTTATTGTTGCTAGGTCATCTAACGCATCCTCTGGAATTGGAACAACAACTCTGAATGATGGACTCACATATAGCAACATCTATGGAACCAGAGTTCAGGATGCAGAGATTTGTCTGAACGTTCCCGATGTTGTAAGAGTTCTTGCAGTATATGAGTCTGATGATGCCACAGATCCATCTCTACCAACACTACAATTAACATCATTTACAGGTGTAAGCAATAATAATGCAGACTTTGAACTTGGTGAGTGGGTAGTTGGATCTTCATCTGGAGCCACTGCACTAGTTGTTGCTAGAAGAGATACTGACAAACTAGAATATGTTTATCTAAATGGATTTAGATTCAGAGAAAATGAAGTTATTACTGGTAAGGACAGTACAACACAAGCAGTTATTATAGCAATTTCATCCGGATCCAAGAATATAACTAAAAACTTCTCCGCAGATACTGGTCAGAGAGATACAATTTATGATTATGGAAGAATAACCAGGAAGAAGAATGTTATTGCACCAAAAGGAAAACTGAAGATTGTTTTCCAAAATTATAAAATTGATGCAGATGATACTGGAGAATTTATTACTGCGAATAGTTATTCTGAAGAAAACTATAAACATGATGTATATCTGTGGAATGGATCAAGACTGACCGATTTTATTGATATTCGTCCCCGTGTTGCTGAATATTTACTTTCAAGCACCAAATCTCCATTTGAATTTGGTGCAAGAAACTTTGCATCTGATGGACAATATTCTAAGTATATTTTGGCACCAGACGAAACACTCGTCACAACGATTACATATTATCTTGGTAGAATTGATAGGGTATTCCTCAATCCAAACGGACAATTTGAAGTGTCTCAAGGAAATCCATCAGATACTCCTGTTCCACCGCCACTCAAAGCAAATGCTTTAGATATTGCTACGGTCTATATTCCACCATTCGTGTACAATATCCCAAGTGTTGGCATCGATATGTCAACACATAAGAGATATCGAATGTCCGATATTACTCTTCTTGAAAGACGTGTTCACCGTCTTGAGAAGTACAGTACGCTCAACATGCTTGAGCAAAAGACTGAGAACTTCCAAATTCGTGATGCTGAAACTGGACTTGATAGATTTAAGTGTGGTTTCTTTGTAGATGGATTCCACAATTACGATTTCCAAGATACTAGAAATATTAATTTTAGATCTACTGTAGATAAAACAACAGCAACTCTGAGACCAAATCACCATACCACTATGGTTGATTTACAGATTGGATCTCAAGTTATTGATGGCGTATCTACTGTTTATGACCCAACTCTGGACCACAGTTTTGTTACAGATCTTGGCAACGTTGCGATCAGAAAGACTGGCGATTTGGTCACTCTTTCATATAATGAAGTATTGTATAATGAGCAACCATATGCAACAAAGACTGAGAGCGTAACTCCATTCCTAGTGAGGTATTGGGAGGGTTGGATTGAGCTTCACCCACCAATTGACATTTGGGTTGAAGAGCGTGAGTTTGTAACTCATCACCTAGTTCAAAATACAACAACTACGGTTCTTCCAGACGAAAATATTACAATTACAGAAAACGTTGTTGTCGATGCTCCAGTTAGAACAACTCCGCCAAGAACAAGAACTACTACAAGATTTACTGGTCTTGTTGTACAAAATGGACCACAGAGAGTTGTTATTGGAGCAAGAACAAATAGTTCTGGACAAAGATGGGCAGGAATTGATGTACAAAATCCGCCACAAAGGGTCACTGTTGGTTCCGGAAACGTCAGCGATCCTGGATTTGCAAATACCGATGTTCCCCCAACAAACGCAAATATTACAAGCCGTCGTGGTGTCAACGTTAGAAATGGCGATCAGAGAGTATTTGCTGGTAGAGAAACTGGAACCTTCACAAATGGACAAAACGAGACGACAGAATTTACAACTGCCATCGATGTTCAGAACGGAAGTCAGCAGAGAGTTTGGATTGGTGCAACCAGAACTGTAGAAACTATTCCCGGTGAGGAGATTGAAACCAGACCAACGACAACTACCACAAGCAATACTGTCACAACAATAATTCCTGAGGAAATTATCGTTGAAGAATCTACAGAAACTCAGACCAATTCTTGGACAGAGACTATTAGATTTGCTAGAAGCAGAAACGTTGAATTTGATGTTAAGGGTCTGAGACCAGTATCAAGATTCTGGTCATTCTTCGAGGGTATTGATGTAAACGAATATTATACACCAAAACTTCTTGAAATTGAGATGGAATCTGGCAGATTCCAAGTTGGTGAGACTGTTACAGTTGATCCACACTTTACCGGTGGTGATATTAGATTTAGACTTTGTACACCAAATCATAAGACTGGACCACACAACAACCCAGCAGAAACATATGAACTGATTCCATATACACAATCTGCTCCACCATCAGATTATAGCGAATCTTCAACATTCCTGAATGTAGATACAAGAGCACTTCAACTTCCATCAGAAACAGAGTATTCTGGTTTGGTAAAACCAAATATGAGATTGATTGGTGCATCTTCCGGTGCTGTTGCGGTTGTAAAGAGCAACATTCGTTTGGTTTCAGACAATGGCGGAAGATTGATTGGATCGCTATTCATTCCAGACCCAGCAGTTCAAGGTAATCCACAGTGGATTAATGGTGAAAATACTTTCATGGTGGTTGATGTTCCATCACTAGATCTCCTTGGTGATAGAAATCAAGAATTTATCTCAAACACCAAAGTAAGTGAAAGTTCTGCTGAAGCAGAATATATGTCAGGTGGTACTAGAGAGATTACTGAAATTAACATCATTACCACAAGAAATATTACGATCATTCCTGCCAGAAACAGAAATGTAACTACAATTACAAATACAACAACACATGAACCCGTTCCACAGGAACCACGTCCAGTAAGAAATTGGCCTAAGGGAGATCCTCTGGCACAATCATTCTATGTTCCCGATGATACTGGCGTCTTTATTACTTCCGTAGATATTTACTTTGAAACCAAGGATGAGACTATTCCAGTCACTTTCCAACTTCGTCCAATGATCGCTGGAGTTCCCAGTCAAATTGTACTTCCACTATCTGAGGTGACTTTAACCCCTGATCAAGTTTCGGTTAGTGGTGATGGTTCAGTTGCAACCAGATTCACTCTACCATCTCCAGTATATCTGCCAGGGCCAAGAGTGCAGAGTGTAAGACAGGCACCGATTGGAAGTCAACAAACATCCCAATTTGCGATTGTTCTTCAGGCAAATAGCCCCAACTACAGGGTATTCGTTGCTGAATTGGGACAAAACGACATTCAAACCGGAATTAAACTTTCTGAGCAACCATCACTCGGAAGTCTATTCAAGTCCCAAAATGGTTCAACATGGTCTCCTGCACAGATTGAGGATCTGAAGTATAGAATCAACAGAGCATCCTTTGTTGAAGAAGGTTTGACTAGATTCTATAATCCAAAACTCGATTTGAGAAATCCTGTTACAACAGTAGTTGGTCCAAACCAATTCCGCCCACTTGCTAAGAGAACTCTGGTAAGTATTGCAGAAACCTCTGGTTATGTTGCAGATGTTGTTCCTGGAGTTAATATCATTCAACTTGATGGAACTGACACTCAAGTTGCAACTGGTGTTCTAATCGGTGTTGCGGGATCCATCACAACTGGAACTGGAGTGACGGTTGTAAATGCTGGAACTGGATATACTAATGGAACGTTCACAAATATTTCACTTGAGACAGAAACTGGATATGGACAAGGTGCAGTCGCAGATGTTGTAGTAACTGGAAACACAATCAATAGTGTAACCATTACCAGCGCCGGATTTGGATATCAGGTTGGCGATTCACTCCTTGTCCCAGAACTTGGACAGAACGTTGGATTTGGTGGAAGAGTTGTCGTTGAAACAATTGCATCAAACAATTCATTCCTCCTGGATGAGGTGCAAGGATCATTTACAGTTGGACTCTCAACTCTTAGATATCGCACTTCTGCTGGTATTACAACTATTGTCGGTGCGGGTGTAACAGTCAATTCCATCACAGAAGACCAATATTATGATGGTCGTCATATGAAGGTGTATCATTCAAATCACATGATGCACTCCCCAGAAAACTATATGCAGATGGCAGAATTTAGACCATCTCTAACCGAAGTAAATACCACAACAACTGCAGCAATTGCAGCAGCAGAGTCTACATCAATTTCAATCGCGGCAACTACCGGTTTTGATAAATTTGAGGGTGTTGATGTTTCCGCATCCAACCCCGGATATGTTCAGATTGGTAATGAGGTCATTGGTTATACTGGACTGGGTGGCGGAAAACTAACTGGAATTACTAGAGGTCCATCAGTAGATGGTTCTCAAGCACAATCCTATGTGTTGGGTGTGCCGGTTTATAAGTATGAATTCAACGGAATCTCGATCCGTAGATTGAATAAGATTCACAATTTTGCAGAAGTCAGTAATCAACACCCAATTGATCTAAACAGTTACCACATTAAGATTGATACAAGTGATGTTGATTATGATGGTGTTGGTATTGGATCAGATCGCTCAGATCTTTACTGGACCTCCACAATTCAGGGTGGTAGATCCGGAACAATTCTTACCAATAATATTCAGTATGAATCGGTCACACCAAACATCGCTCACATCATTCCAGCGAAGACAAATCTAATCACAAGACTTCGCACATTTAGCGCAACAAGTGTTGGTGGAAATGAGAAATCCTTTGAAGATGGTGGATTTGCAGAAATCTCCCTAGATGACTCAACATACTTCTCAACTCCAAGACTACTCTGCTCCAGAGTAAATGAGGAGAGATTTATTGATAATTCTCCTGGAAATCGTTCACTATCGTTCGAGTTCCTGCTTCAAACAACAGATGAGAGAGTGTCGCCAGTATTAGATACTGCACAAATGGGAGCAATTCTATCCACAAACCTAGTAAACAATCCACTTGGTATTGGGGTAGATGCAACCTACGCAGACGATGATACTGTAAGATCTCTAGATAAGGATAAGCACTCAGCAATTTATATTTCAAAACCAGTCAGACTTAAGTTGCCTGCAAACTCCCTCAAAGTTCTGTTGACTGCCAGCAGAAATAATATGAATGACATTCGCGTTCTGTATCAACTCTTTAGAGATGATGCCCCAGAGGCTTCACAGAACTACGAATTCTTCCCCGGTTATTCCAACTATCAAGTTGATGGTCAGGGAATCAAGAGAGTTGTTGATGCGTCAAGAAATGATGGAACTGCAGATAGTAAGATTACTCAAACTTCCGACAGATCCTTCAGAGATTATGAGTATTCTGTTGATGATCTGCCCGACTTCAACGGTTTTGCAATCAAGATCGTTATGGCATCAGAAAACCAAGCAACGCCACCAATTCTCAAAGATTTGAGGGCGATTGCAACACTCAAGCCATCAGCATAGTAAAATGGACTATATTAAGGTAAAGGATAGGGATCATCTAGTCAGAGATGAATATTCCAACGGAATATTAAATACGGATGTTGAGGGATACAATAAATATATCGCTACTTATAAGACAAAATATAAGGAAGCGCAAAAGATCAAAAAGATGGAGGATGAAATTTCCTCCATCAAAGATGATCTATCTGACATTAAAATGTTGTTGAGGAGAATTGTGGATGATGAAGCCGCTTGATATTAAATTGACAAGTCTTAATAATCTTTTTGAATATGAAAGAATGTCAAGAAGCATAGATAGTATAGAGGATCTTGCAACTCTGAGAGTTGTTGCCAAAAACGCGATTAAATTGTATATGGCACAGCAAGAACTTTTGTCCAATAGTCCTCTACTCCACGCACTAGATCCTGAAGAAGAATAATGGCACAACCATCTACCAGACAAGAACTAGTCGATTACTGTAAAAGAAAATTGGGGGCCCCGGTCCTTGAGATTAATGTTGCCGATGAGCAAATTGATGATTTGGTAGACGATGCTATTCAGTTTTTTCAAGAGAGACATTTTGATGGTGTTTCTCAGGTATTTTTGAAGTATCAAATCACTCAGGATGATATTGACCGTGGAGAAAGAAAGGTTGGAATTACCACAACCACAGTAAATCATAGTGTCGGTTTAACTACATCATTTAACTTTGAAGAGACTGGAAACTATCTTCAAATTCCACCAGATGTAATAGGCATCACAAAGATCTTCCACTTTGAGGGGGCGAACACTATTACTAATAATATGTTTAGTGTTAAGTATCAGTTATTCTTAAATGATGTGTATTATTGGGGGGCAACTGAGTTACTTTCCTACGCTATGACCAAAACATATCTTGAAGATATTGATTTCCTACTTACAACACAGAAGCAGATTAGGTTCAACAAGAGGATGGATAGGTTGTATCTAGATATTGATTGGTCTTCTGTAAGAGCAGGTCAATATCTTGTTCTGGATACTTATAAGGTTCTAGATCCCAACGATTATGCAAGAGTTTGGAATGATTCCTTCATCAAACCATACTTGACTGCTCTGATTAAGCGTCAGTGGGGTCAAAATCTAATCAAGTTCCAAGGAGTAAAACTTCCTGGTGGAGTCGAACTAAATGGTCGCCAATTGTATGATGATGGGCAAAGAGAACTGGATATGATTATGGATAAGATGTCCAGCACATACGAACTCCCACCCTTAGACATGATCGGTTGATATTATGCTTAATCCATTTTTTCTTCAAGGCTCTTCTGGGGAGCAAGGTCTAATTCAAGATCTCATCAATGAGCATCTGAGAATTTATGGTGTGGATGTTCACTACCTCCCAAGACAATATGTGACGAAAAATACTGTTATTGAGGAGGTTATTGAATCCAAATTCAATAACGCATATCCAATTGAGGCATATGTAAGTAACTATGATGGATATGGGGATAATACTCAACTCCTATCAAAGTTTGGTATTCAAGCACTAAATGAGATTATTCTCGTAATCTCCAAAGAAAGGTATGAATCTTATATCGCACCCCTAATCAAAGATGCGCCGAATATTGAGTTGGCATCAAGACCCAAAGAGGGGGATTTGATCTATTTCCCATTTGGAGATAGATTATTTGAAATTAAATTTGTAGAGCACGAAAAACCATTCTATCAACTCAAGAAGAATTATGTTTATGAGTTGAGATGTGAACTGTTCAGATATGAAGATGAAGTCATCGACACTTCTATTGAGCAGATTGACGATAATGTTGTTGAAGCAGGATTTATTCAAACACTCAAACTTATTGGTATTGGAACAACTGCAACTGCAACCGCAAGTTATGTGGATGGTGGCATTCAATTCTTCACTGTCAATAACCGTGGATATAACTACAAAAATCCACCAACAGTTGCAATATCTTCATCACCAACTTCTGGTGGAATTCAGGCAGTTGGCATTGCAACTCTGATTGATGGATTGGTTAATTGTGATGGTGTTGTTACAGACAAGGTTCAGGGAATTGAAGTTGTAAATGCAGGTACTGGATATTCCACAACAAAACCACCGGCAGTTGTCATTCTTGGTGGTGGAGGAGCGGGTGCAGGTGCAACTGCAACTGTTGCAAACGGAACTGTTGGTGTCATAACCGTGACAGATGGTGGTTCTGGATACATTTATCCACCAACTGTAACATTCAGCGCACCTGGGGGTGGTGGTCCTGCCGCAACTGGTGTTGCATACCTGGATGCAAATGGATCAGTCTCTGGCATCAGAGTATATAATGGTGGATCTGGATATACCAGCATCCCAACAATTACACTTACCGGCCCAAGCGTAAGTGGTGTAGGAACATATACATTTAATGAAGTTGTTGTTGGAAGCAGCAGTAGCACTACCGCAAGAGTTAGAAGTTATAATGTGAACACAGGAACTCTTGAAGTTTCTATTATTTCTGGCGAATTTATTGAAGGCGAGCAGATTACAGGACAAACTTCAAATGCATCCTTCACACTATTCTTTGATAATGAAAAGAATGATCTAACAGATCCATACGCACAAAATGATGAGATTGGCGCAGAAGCAGCAAATATTATCGACTTCTCAGAAGACAATCCATTTGGAATGCCTTTCTAACTTTGTTAAATATACTTAATACATAATACCATCATGTTTGAACATTTCTATCACGAAATTCTAAGGAAGACTGTTGTTGCTTTTGGATCTCTCTTTAACAATATTAAGATTAAACACGTAAATTCTAGCGACCAAACAGTATCCTTTAAAGAAGTTCCTTTAGCATATGGGCCAACTCAAAAGTTTCTGGCACGATTAGAGCAATCACCAGATCCAAGTAAGCCCATACAAATGACTTTGCCAAGAATGTCGTTTGAATATGTCAATTTAACATACGATCCCCAAAGGAAAGTTACACACACTCAGTCATTTTTGTCTGGGTTGGTTGCTGATGGTACACAAGTGGCGAAAACATATATGCCAGTTCCATATAATTTGGAATTTGAACTGAGCATCATGACAAAACTAAATGAAGATATGCTTCAAATTATTGAGCAAATCCTTCCATATTTTCAGCCAGCATACACATTATCAATAGACATGATTGAGTCTATTGGAGAAAAAAGAGATATTCCTATTGTCCTTGAAGGTATGACCATGGACGATAGTTATGAAGGAGATTTTCAAACACGAAGAGCACTAGTTTATAAACTGAGATTTATTGCAAAACTATACCTCTTTGGACCAACTTCCACCAAGGATATCGACAGAGATCTCATCAAAAAGGCTTCTATTGGATTTGTCTCCGGTGCTCGTTCAAGTATCACACCAAGAGATTTGGTATATTCTGCAGAACCAAGAGCAATTCAGAGTTATGCAGATAATGTTGCGACACTGCTGACAAATGATATTGATGCTGTACTTAGCAATATTCTTGTAGATGATTCTTCCGGTATTCCAGAAGATAGTTACATTATGATTGATAATGAAGAACTGTATATCACCCAGATAATTGGCAACAATCTATTTGTAGTGCGTGGAGCAGATGAGACTGTAAGCACACCACACGTTTCAGGATCCCAAATCAAACTAATCACCACAGCAGATGATGCACTTATTGAATTTGGTGATGATTTTGGATTTCATGAGTGATGGGGGTAAATGGTATGAGTGACAGCGATAAATTTGAGTCAATTAATCAAACATTTAATATAGAACCTGCAATTGATGTAGTTTCCAATTCTGAAATTGTTGAATCTTCAAAAGAACCTGAGCAAACTAGTCTCAACAAAAATGACATCAAATCTGATTATGAATATACAAGATCCAATCTTTATTCTTTGATAGAAAAGGGGCAAGAAGCAATTAATGGCATTCTTGAATTGGCACAAGAAAGTGAAATGCCAAGAGCATACGAAGTTGCTGGACAATTGATCAAAAATGTTGGTGATGTTACGGATAAATTGATGGAACTTCAGAAGAAGTTGAAGGATGTTGAGAGTGAATCTATTGCAAAAGGTCCAACAAATGTTACTAATGCACTTTTTGTTGGATCAACTGCGGAGTTGGCAAAACTGATTAAGAACAACTCGCAAGCAGATAAATAGTTAAAAACCAAGAAAAATGGCAGCTGCAGAAGTAACAACCTTAGTAATTGAAAAAGGAACGTACTTTGAAGCTACGTTTAATCTTTTTGATCCCGACCAATCCAGCACAGTTCTTACCGGATTAACAACAACATATGCAAGTGTTCGCAAACACCCAACATCTACCACATCTGAAGAGTTTGCGAAATCCATTACATCCGGCACAGGAACGATTACACTATCTCTTACTGCTGAGCAAACAGCAAACTTAAGTGCTGGAAGAAATTATTTTGACGTTGTTTTGACCTTGGGTGGAAATAAAATTAAGGTGATTAAAGGAACGGCAATTGTAGAAGAGAGTGTATCAGTATGACCATAAAAGTGGGACAATCATCCCCATATGCATACTCAATCAAATCTGCTTTACCCACAACCCCATTAATTCAAGTTGGTGTTGGGACACATAATCTAACTGGAAAACACATTAGTGGTAGTAGAAAGGCGACAACAGTAATTGATGGATCGGTTTTTTCTGTAAAACCAATATCACCAACCAAGTATAAGGTTAATTTGTCATGTTCAATTGATGTAAACGTATCGATAGGAACGGACGTGGCAACCATCAACGATCTTCAAGACGTAGAAATCAGTGGAACCAATGATAAGTATGTTTTGATGTATGACCAGGCAACTGGAAAGTGGAGGGATGTAAATCCTGACGTTGTTCTTAGTGCATCATCAAATACAGAAACAATTCAACCAGGACTTCCAGCAGACTTTGTTAATACTTTGGATGTTGATCTCGATGATCGCATTGATATAGATGCAGGAACTTTCTAAAAACTAAATATCAATAGGATAGTAAACTTGTAAGGAAGTAACAAATGGCCGCACCAACTATTCAGTTTAAAAGAGGCGCACAAACCGCTATTGGTGCAGCCTCTAAACTAGCAGGTGAACCGATATTTACAACGGATGAACTAGAACTTTACGTTGGCACAGGTTCTACTCATGCACTAATTGGTGCTGCTCGATACTGGAATCGTGAAACACCCTCTACAGGATCTTCTGTCCGTATTGTTGAGGGAAGTGGCAATGGTGACAATTACATTGCACACAAATCCCCAGATACTCTTGCAGGTGATATAACATACACCTGGCCTGGTACAATTTCCGCTGGCAACTTCCTTAAGGTTGATGGTTCAGGAAACCTAACATGGGAATCCCCTGCTGGTGGATTTGCAAACTTCAATATTGGTGATGGAAATCCCGCCAATAATGCCCAAATTGATGATGGCGAAACCATCGAATTCAAGACTGTTGCGGGAACTGGACTTACCGTTGCTACTGCATCTGGTTCTCCAAATACAGTAACATATCAAGGTCTCGATGCAACGACAACCACAAAGGGTGTTGCATCATTCGACTCTGCGGATTTTGATGTTACTTCTGGTGCAGTAACTCTTGAGGACACTGTTGTTAAGTCTGTAACAACAGACTCCGGTGCTCTGACACCATCTGGCCACGCATTCTCCATTCTTGGTGGAGAAGGTATGGATGTAACCCATGCCTCACAAACAATCACAGTTGCTGGTGAAGATGCAACCGATTCAAATAAAGGTATTGCATCGTTTGCTCTGGGAGATTTCTCAGTAACATCTGGTGCAGTTTCTCTTGGATCAACATTCCTAAATCGTGCAACAACAGATAGTGGTGATGCAATTCCATCCAACCACATTCTCACTATTGCTGGTACTACAAACGAAATTGAGACCTCTGCATCAGGTTCCACAGTAACAGTTGGTCTTCCAAATAATGTCACTATTGGTGGCGACTTAACCGTAACTGCCAACACCGTACTGGGTGTTACTCCTGGCGCAACCACCAAGTTTGGTAGTGATGCATCTGCTGTTGGTATTACAACAGTTTATGATAATGATGCGATGACTGAGAATAGTGCTACTGCACTTGCAACTCAACAATCCATCAAAGCATATGTTGATAACAGCATTTCTGGAATTGACCTCACCATTGACACTGCTGGTGGTACTAATGGCAGCGGCACCGGTTCAGTATCAACTTCACAAACACTTACATTCAACGGAACTGCAAATGAAATTGATGTAACTGTTTCTGGACAATCAGTTACTTATGGTCTTCCAGCAGAAGTAACTGTTGGAACTGGTTTAACTGCTCCAACATTATATACTGCAACAATTCGCCACACAAACAACACTCAAGCGGCGACTATTGACACTTCTGGTAATATCACAGCATCACAAAACCTGACCGTTACTGGTGATCTGTTTGTTAATGGAAGCACAACTCAAGTAAATACAACTTCACTCACTGTTGAAGACGCTCTAGTTGAACTTGGAGTTGTTGATGGTTCTGCACCAGGATCCGATCTTAATAAGGATCTTGGTATTATAATGAATTGGTATGACACTCAACTCAGAAGAGCTGCTATTTTCTGGGATGATAGTGCAACCAGAGTTGCTATTGCGCAATCCGTTACAGAATCGTCAAACGTTCTAACTGTTGCGGCATGGGCATCAGTTGAAATTGGAGAACTCTGGATTAATGATACTGCTGGCCAGACTGCTGTTATTACTTATAATGGTGGCACATCGCAGAGAGAGCTTCAAAATATAGTTGTAGATGGTGGAACGTTCTAAAATTCATCACCAAAAACTTGATAAATAGGGGAGTAATTCGCTCCCCTTTTTTATGAACGAAGAAGACTTGAAAGCCGTGATTGCCACATATCAGCAAAAGGCATTTGAACTTTTTAACGCCAATATTGTTTATGAGACCCAGATTAATAGTCTTCAGAAAAAATTTGAAGCACTTGCAACGGAATCTGCGCAACTAAGAGAAGCACTTGCACAGGCCCAGGCACAATTAGTTGTGGTTAGGGAAGAATCCAGTTCAACAACAAAAAAACGCGGTTCAAAAACCCAGGATGATTTTTGAATAAATACCTCAGATAATACTCAATAAATATTGAGTTTTGCAGGTATATACCGCTTTTTTTAAATAATGGCAGATCCAATTATTCGGGTAAAAAGATCCTCAGTATCTGGGAAAATACCAACTATAGCAGATGTCTTACCAGGAGAATTTGCTATCAATAGTGCAGATGGAAAAGTTTTCATAGAGAAAACTGCAGGAATCACATCGGTCATTGCCGTTAATCCATGGGATATTGGATTTGGTACTAGTGCATATGACATTACCTTTACTGTTGGAAATGTTGGTGTAGGAACGACTGCCGCGACCCGATTGTTGGACGTAAATGGCACCTCGCGATTTCGTGGAGCACTTTACGATTTCAACAATTCTGCTGGAACTGACACACAAGTTCTAACATCTACTGGATCTGGTGTAAGTTGGACCTCAGCATCTGGTGGTGCATCAGCATTAAATGACCTCACCGATGTTACTATTACATCCGCAACTCAAGATAATATCTTGAGGTATACCGGATCTGCTTGGATTAATGACACAAATCTGAATATATCTGGAGTTTCTACTTTTGCCGGATTAACTACCGTAACTGGATCCGACCTTTTTGCCAAACAGGTTAATGTTTCTGGCGCAACAACCTTCTATGGTGACGTATCATTTACTGGCGCAACATATACACTTCTATGGGATGCTTCGGAAAATTCACTAGAATTTCCAGATAATGCACAATTTAGATTTGGTGATAGTGCGGACATGGTTTTCTACCATAATGGATTCAATTCCATTATCGTAGATCAAGGAGGTGGGGATCTTTATCTTGCTGGGGATGCAAATATTGTATTCACAAATTCTGCTACAACAGAAACAAAGGCAGTAATGACCTCAGATGGTCCGGTTGATCTTTATTATGATAATGTCAAGAAATTTGAAACATCAATTGCTGGAGTTCTCGTATCTGGTCAGACAACCACATCAACTCTGAATGTTACTGGAGTTTCTACTTTTGGTGGAAACATTTATATAGATGCTGGTCTTTATGACATCAACAATTCACTTGGATCAGATACTTATGTTCTAACATCTACTGGTGCTGGCGTTTCTTGGGCAGCACAAGGAGGATCTGCTGGAGTTTCTACACATAAACATATCACAACATACGGTGCCGGATCACAAACAAATACAACGGAAGTTACTGTAGATTTGGATACTACTGGACAAAGTTCCGGAACTGGAGATTTTACAGTAAGTGCAACTGGAGTGGTTACTGTTATAAATGCGGGTAGATATTTAATCCATTATAGCGTTTCGACTGATGTTACAAGTGGAAGTGCAAGAAGTGGAACTTATGTTTATCTGAGATTGAATGGATCTGGCGAGGTTACTGCGTCCAGATCATACATGTATAACAGAAGCGCCGCCAACGGCGGAGATACTGCATCGAAGCAGCTTGTCATGAATTTGGCAGCAAATGACACTCTCGAACTCAGATCCGTAAGATATGCTGGAACAGATACAACTGTTGTTCTTTTAGATTATTCAACATTCACAATCGAATCAATCGAATATACCGGTGGATCTGGCGGAGGTGGTGGTGGTGCCTCAGCATTAAATGACCTGACCGACGTAACACTCTCATCACCAACAACCGGACAAGTTCTAAAGTATAATGGATCTGTGTGGGTCAATGACGCCGATGCCACAGGGGCTGGTGGATCTATAGTGGTATGGGACAATCAATCCATAGTAGGAACTTCTGTAACCACAATTGACTTTGGCGACAATCTCACAGTTTCCACACCCGTTGCCGGTATTGTTACTGTCACTGGATCTGCATCTGGTGGTGGAGGTGATGGGGGAACATTTAATACCGGAATTACTACATCACTTTATCATAGTGTAACATCTGGAATTGGTGCAAATCAGACAGAAGATAATAACATTTTTATTGGACCAGGAGTAGCATATACATTCCCAGCAACGGCAGGAAAACGATATATCGTAGAGTCAATACAGTTGGCAAATATTGACACAAAAGACCTATATGTTGTCTCTAGGCACGATTTTAGTGGATTTACAAATGTCCCTATCGCACAAAGAGTAGTTATTCCATATCAGGGAGCATTAGAACTTCTAGAAAATCCAGTTGTATTTAATCCATCAGATACATTAAGACTTCAAGCAATGGATGGTGTTGCATCTACTGCGAATGGTGTCAATAGTGGTATGGATGCGTTTATAGTGTGGACAGAAAAAACAGACACGGCATATATTGGCACTGGAGCAACCATCACTTCCACAGATCAATCCATATATACTGCATCTAGTCAAACTGTTGTAGAGACAATTTCTGCAACAAATTATAATCTCTCAAGTGATGTTGATGTTACTGTATCAATCTTTAGGGGTGGGACTAGATTGGGATACTTGTGCAAATCACTCACGGTTCCAAAAAATTCTGTAGTTGATGTTATATCAAAACCTAAATATCTGGCAATTGATGATTCACTTAGAGTCTCTGGTAGTGCTGACGGAATGGCAGTAAGAATTGCTGGCAAAACATACTAATAGATAAAAAAACATAATGTCTTTAATGATAGCGATGCCATGTTACGGTGGTCTTGTGAGCGATAAAACAACCAAAGGATTATTTTTGTTGGGTAAGGAGTTGCGAACCCACCAAATAGATCATGGACTTTTATTACTATCAAACGAATCTCTAATCACAAAAGGAAGATCTAAAATTGCAAATCATTTCATAAACAATACCGATTTTGAATGGATATTGTTTATTGATGCAGATGTTGGTTTTTTGTCCGAAGATGTATTTAAATTGCTAAGAAGTGGTAAGGATATTGTTTGTGGTGCATATCCAATGAAAAAAATTCCTTTAGAATATAACTACGATTTTAAGCAACCGATTGTTCGTGAGGGAAATTTAGTGCAAATTAATAGAATAGGATTTGGATTTGCATTAATACATCGGAATGTTTTTCTAAAAATTATTCATAGGTATGGTGAAGAGTTGAAATTTTTCCCACCTTTGAATGCCACAATAGGTCCAGAAATTACTGAGCGTGAATATCACAATTCATACCACTTTTTCCATGAGATGAAAAAGAATAATGCATACTTACCTGAAGATTTTTCATTCTTTGAAAGAGCAAGAAGTGTGGGATATGATGTTTGGTTGGACACATCAATTTCACTATTGCATGTTGGTTCACATGTTTTTGGAAGTTAATTATGAAATCTGGGGCAACTGAAACATCGTTTTACTATCTCTTCCAACATCTCAATAAACCAAATGATGTTGATATTGTAAGAACTACGGAAGAGGCTTACAGATCAACCAAAAGATATAAAATCATATGGGCACATGATAATTGTGATCAATTTGTTCATCACAATTTGCCAGAAGTAATTAATGAAATAGATTTGATTGTATGTCCATCCACGTGGGCAAAGAACCAATTTGTTAGATTCAATCGGGCACCAGAAAATAAAATAGTTGTTATTCCAAATGGAGTAGATCCCATGTTTGCTCCACCACTCAATAGAAAATCAAAAACGGCAATATTCTTTTCTGCGCCACATAAAGGAATAGTTCCACTACCAGAAATTTGGAAAAGAGTTATTAGTAAACACCCAGATGCAAATTTAAAAGTATTCTCATCCATGGATTTGTATGGTAATTGCAAAAACCATGATCATGAGGATGGATTTATGATGAGAGCAATTGAGGAATTGAAATCCCTTCCAAATGTTCTATACTCTCCATGTATTGATAGAAATGATCTTGTGGAACATGTAAAGGATGCTGCATTCTTCGTTCACCCAAATGTGTGGGAAGAAACATTTTGTGTCTCAATGGCAGAGGCAATGGCATCTGGATGCTTTCCAATCGTTAGTGATATTGGAGCACTTAGAGAAATTTCATTTGATCGGGGAAAGTATATTAAAATGAATGGCAAAAATAGCAATCGTGGTTGGGTGGTTAATGATATTTTTGTTGAAGATTTCTCAAGAATGTTGTGTGATTGTTTTCATTATTTTGACTTAGAACCACAGACATTTTATGCCGCAACCAAAGATTTGTCCGATATTACGCGATATTGGTATGATTGGAAAAAAATAGCATCATATTGGAAGAACGTTATTTTGACTAATAAATAAAAAGAGTAGTAATAGTGATTGTTATGAGTGAAAACGATTTGCAAATTTCTTCGGCAAGAGATGTAGTTGATGACGACAACGAATATCTCTTTAAAATTCTATCTGAGTGCAATAAGTGGGATGAAATTGAAAAGGAATTAACTCAGAACAGAACAAATTTCCAGATAGAGAAATTCATCATTCATGATAGTTATACTCTACCGTCAGCATTCAAAGCAGCAATTGTAAACAGAAAGAGTGTTGCTGAGAACATGATGGTTGAGATTATTGAAGCCAAGAAGAAATCAAGAGAGTTTTTCTACAAGTGGGAAGGTAAAGATAAAACTCAACCACTGTGGTGGAAAGGTCATGGTGGCGAAGTTTTGTGTTGGTATGATATTGATGAATTTGAATATAATAGATTCATGGATGTTCAGATCTTTGGTTTTAAATCTGCTTTAGAGGAATTACAATTCTTCGATAGAATTATCGAACGTCTGATTGAACTCAATGGTGGACCAGTGACCAGAGAACAATTCATTGAAGATCAACCAAAATATTGGGAGCGTCGTTTGTCCAGTCAGGCTCTTGACGAACTTCTTGCTGTCAAGACTGGAGTGAATGCTGGAAATATTCGTTCTATGCGCAGAGCAAGTTCACCAACTGTCCTTGATGATGATGTAAATAGAGTGAAGGGTGATTTTGGTGATCCAAAAAATCCAATGGAATTCTTAAATGCTCTACAAAAAAATGTTGCTGAAGGCATTCATGAGATATGTGGATTGGAGCAGATGATGCTACAGTCTCCAAAAAATGAGCAAATTGCAGGGACTGCCCCCAAAATTAAAAGTCTATTCAATCAAGATCTAATTCAAGAAAATGCCTAGAGTAATTGGAACAGTATTTGGTCTGAGCGATGTTTATAATCAGCAGATACTGAATACCGCTAGATCTGCAGACAACTATTGGCCAGCGGAGGCAGAATATGGAATTTGGGTGGGAAATATAGATGGCCCTGCCACCGCTGGAAGTGATATTCATAGAATCGATTTTTCATCAGATACTGCAATAGATTTGGGAAACAATCCAATAGCAACTGCCCGACAGGGATCTGCAGCAGCCTGCAAGCAAAGATTTGGATGGTTTATGGGCGGCTGGCCATCAGGAACAACTGCAACTTCACAAATACAGAGATTGGATTTGACAAGTGATGTCGTCTCAATTCCACAAAATTGGCCAGCTGCCCGATCTCATATTGGTGGTGTGTCGGGTGAGGCGTATGCATATGGTGCTGGCGGCGGAATTACTGCTTTGGGATATTCAAACACAAATAAATTTGATTATTCCACAGAAACTATATCACCAACATCAAATTATCCGGGATCTAGAGTTTTATTGCAGACTAGCACAAATAAAGATTATGGATTTTTTACTGGAGGAGCATCTATTTGGAGTACATTCCAGACAAAATATTCAAATACCAATAAATTAGATTTTTCAACAGACACATATTCAGCATCTTCAGACTATCCCACAAATTTATTTTTTGAGGGGGCAACTGCAACTACAGAACATTTTGCATTTATGCTTGGTGGCGGGGGCACATCACCAAGATCCGATACGAACAGATTTGATTATACCAATGAAACATATAGTTCATCAACGAACTTGCCACAAGCTGCACGTGGAAGAATGTCTGTTGGTGATAGATCTTTTGGTTATCTTCAAGGTGGAAATGGCCCAGGAGTTACGGAGACAACATACTCAGCTTTCTATAGCACAGTAAGTAAACTCAATTTTACTACAGAAACATTTAGCAATTCTGTAAATCTCACTCCCGGAGGTGGAAGTGGATTTGCCTCAGCGGGGGGTGGAGTTCCAAGAGTTCCTGAATATGATGTTAATGGATATTCTATTGGTGGATACGTGTCAAGCAATAGAACAAGTCTTGTGCAAAGATATGATTTTGTATCAGATACTTGCACTCCAACCGGAAACCCAGATACTCTATCTAGAGATTCTGTGACTGCTCTATTTGGAAAGGGTTTTGCATATACTGCAGGGGGATATGCTCCTGGATCAACCAGCTCTATAAGTAGAATGGACTTGAATACAGAAATAATTATAGCATCGCCACTAACTCTTGATGGCGCTCTGGTTGATGTTCATTCATATATGAATGCATCTTCATATTATGGTTATTTTGTTGGTGGGGCAACGGCATATCCCGGAGCATATAGGAGTTTTGTCCGTCGAATTGATATGACTTCAGAAACCACATCAAATCCAACAACATACCCCACCAACATGTCACAATCCACTGCAGCAAGTTCTAGAGCACTCAATAAGTCATATACATTTGGTGGAGATACTGGATCGGCAACTAATGCCATAAGATCATTTGATTGGTCAACTGAATCGTTTAATCTAAGTCCAACAACTATGCCAGTTTCAAAATATGAATTAAATACTTTTGAAAATAATTTATATAATTGGGTTACTGGTGGTCCATATTTTGGAGCGAACGAATCTAGAGTGTGGAGATGGGATTATAATACTGAATCAGTTACAACACTATCCCCCATCGGGGCAACCAAAAGAAGACCGGCTTCCTTTTCATCCAACTATAAGGGATATCTTGCTGGAGGTCTTTTTGCACAAACTTCGATCCAAGAGTTTGATTTTTCTACAGAAACTCCCGGCGCAGCAACTGCACTTTCAACTGGAGTTGGAGCTCAAGCAGCCATACAAAATATTTAATAGTTTTACGACTATATTATGAAAGCGTTTTATTTTATGTCCGGTCTTCCAAGATCCGGTTCCACTCTTTTAACTTCAATCTTAAATCAAAATCCAGAAATATATTCCAGTACAAACTCACCACTACTACATCTCATAACAACAACATCGTTTGAGTTATTGAATAGTGAGCAGTATAAGGCATTTCCAAAACCAACTTCACTATTTAAAGTCATCTCAGAAATGCCAAATAACTTTTATTGGGATCGTGAGGAGAATATAATCATAGACAAATCGAGATCATGGCCATTTCATATCGATAAAATTGAATATTTTGGAATTGCAACAAATCCAAAGATTATTTGTCCGGTTAGAAGTATATTGGATATATTATCGTCATTTATATCACTATTGGATAAAAATGATGGAGTATCATATGTTGATGAAGCACTAATTCATAATGGGTTGGACATCACAACCGAAAATCGCTGTGAGTATCTCATGTCCAAAGGAGGATCTGTTGGGGAATATTATCGTATTCTGCAGGCAGCAATTTCTAGGGGGCACGAAAAAAACCTATTATTTGTTGAGTATGATGATATTCTGAGTAACCCACAAAAAACCATGAATCTGATTTATGATTTTTTAGAATTAAATCACTACGAACACAATTTTGAGGGCATTCAGCAAAATGAGGTGGAAGATGATGCTGCATATGGAATTCAAAATATGCACATAGTTCGTCCTCAAATAAAAGGTGTAAGTCGAAATATTTCCGATTATCTAGACCAAAATACAATAAAAAAATATTCAAATTTGGAATTTTGGAGAAAGAAAAGGTCTATTAATATTTTTGGATTATAGGTCTAAATAAACTATCGCTATAATATAGTATGAATAATCTCCTTGGTAATATATTAATACAGACGCATGTTCTTAATGGAGATGGGTTGAAATTTATGATGGACTATGTAGGAGATACGGCATCTCTACCGGCCGGTGTTTTTGCCCCCGAAAAGATGGGAACAGGAGACCTATGTGAAAAAGTAGACAAACGTATTCGGGATACTAAAACCATTGATATTGGGGGTATTATTCCAGAACTCACCGATTTGTTGCACAATGTAGTTCATAGGATTATCAATCCCTTTTATGGATTTAAGATTAAAGATTCTGAGCCACCACAACTGTTGAAGTATGAAGTTGGTGGGCACTATAAACCACATTATGACGGTGTTGCTAAGTGGCGAAATCCAGATGGATCTATGCAATGGAAAAAATCAGTTGATAGGGATCTTTCGTGCGTAATATTTTTGAATGACGATTTTGAAGGTGGTGAATTGGTTTTCCCAGAATTAAAGATCAGAATTAGACCCGAACCAGGACTTATGATTTGTTTCCCCTCCACACAACATTATCTACATCAAGTAGAACCAGTAACGAAAGGTGTTCGCTATTCTATGGTCACATGGTTTACAGTTCAAGGTGTTAAAACATTAGATGAGGTCGATCAAGAAATAGAAACTAAGTATGGAATCAAAATTCGATGACACTAATCAAACACTATTATATTGATAACAAGGTTGGAATAGCATCCTCCAGATCAAAAAGAGATCTTCGATATGAAAGAATTGAAGGTTTGAATGTGATACACGTACTGGAAGATGAGAATGGATATCCATACATGCTTTCACAATGTCCGGAGAATTTTGAATTTACAGAAATAGTTGATGAGGGCAATCTACAAAATCTTCAAAATGATATTTCAGTTGGAATAGTAACTTATGCAGGATTTACCACCACAACTCCATGGGGTCCAATAAGAGGGAATGTGTATGAGGTGTTGAGATATAATGTCACTTACACCAAAGAACATGATTTAAGTCAATACTCATCTTTAGAAGTTATTGATCAGGAAACTTTTAACGGCATAACATCTGCTCATGATGATATGCAGCATGTAAGAAGAGTTACACTATTAAATGATATTAAATCCACATTAAATACACGAATTAATAATTTTGTTTCACATCTGATTGATGAGGGTGTGATTACTGTACCTCAGGAATTAACTCAGGAATTTAAGGACTGGAGAAATATAATAGTAAATCTTGGGAATATTGGATTTCCAAAAAGACTACCTCCACCACCACCAGAAACTCATGGCAATCCAACGTTCCCTGCTCAAGATTATCCACAATATCAGATTAGAAAGGATTTGGTAATCAGAAGACAATATCGAAGATGGTTTCTTCTATATGAATATAAAAAGGTAATTGAAGATCTAGATTCTCCATCAGATATTCTTAGTGAAGCACCTGATGCTTATGATGAGGAGACATAGGCATATTTCAATCTCTCATGATTGAACTTTTGGCCATCAAAAGCATAATCAGCATATGGTCCATTCTTTCTTACGAAATGAAGAAATAGTTGCATAAATTTATCTTTATCATGAGTTCTTAATGGACTTCTCCAATGTTGAACTTCTGTTCCAAGATATGCAACTCCATATCCGGGAGGAGTTATTGCCGATTGAACCTTGCCAGATTTGTCCTTTAATTTGATTGGCCACTTAGCATCTCCACAGATATTCATAGTAATAGAAATCTCACATGATGGCCTATCCACGTGACAATTCATTCTACCTCCATTATGATATGTCGTAGAGAACCAATATGTTGGAAGCAGTTCCTCACCACAAAGATTTTCCAATATCTTATGAACTCTTGGCATAATATACGTGCATGATGGAGGAGTGTATATGGTTAAAACTCTTCCCCTGTCTGGATCATATTGTCCCTGCAGATTACCATGCACCTTCAGAAGATCACAAAGATTCTGATATTTGATTGCAATTGCCTCACTTTTAGTGATAATATTAGGAATATAGTGATATCCCAACTCAAGAAATTTAGATTTCATATTAGTTTATGCTCAAAGTATCATGTCTTTAAAGCTAAGCTATACCTCATCTATCAACCCTAACAAAGGTAGTCTAATGGGTATTTAAGAACTTGTCAAGCCCTCATGTAAGTATTTACTAAATAACTAATATGGCAAAATTATCGGTAAAATGACCTACGATAAATCCAACAATATTCACGAAGCAAAGAAGCCACTTCCAAAAGAGAAGATGTCTCTTAAGGCATTTGATAAGGATATGGAGGCTCAAAAAGAAGTTGGTTGTGAAAAGAGGGGTAATTGTGATAAAAGAGATAGATTGGAAAATCAATCCAGAATGATTAGAATGGCCATGGATGAACAAAAGTCCAAGGTTCATGGAGTTCATGAAGTTCCCAAATCAAATCTAGCGTCTCTTGTTAAGAAGGCAGTTGGGAGAATTGACACCGATGTTGATAGTGATGTAGATAAAAAGGATCAGGGAACACCAGCAGGAACCGCTGGGGGAAAACTCAAAATTCATGCTCCACACGAAATTCCAGATAGAAATTTAAAGTCCTTAGTAAAAAAAGCAGTAAAGAGAGTTGATGTTGATGTTGATGGTGATGTAGATAAGAATGATCCATCTGCTGGTGATTTTGGTGAGTTTGTCCCATCTCCAGATGGTAAGAAGAGAGTGTATACTCAAATAAAAGTGAAGGAAGAATGTGAAAATTGTGGAGAGTGTGAAAAGTGTGGTAAGAAAGAATGCAAGTGTGATATTTGCCCAGTATGTGAGCGTAATCCTTGTGTATGTTCAGAAGAAATCAAGGAAGCAATTCGTCGCTTGGATGCTGCAGTAGGAAATCTCGTTTTCGTTGAGGTTTATTGGAGAGGAAGAAACTTTGTTCATAAGATGTTCTTTGCTCAGGCAAAGTTCCCAACAAGAAAGCAAGTGTTAGATCAGATTAATAAGGTATATCCTGGTTGCAGATTGATTAGATATAAGGTTACAGACTTCAATCCCGGAATGCTCCTACAGGTGCGTGAGGGTATTGATAAGGATGCTATGGCATGTAACAAGCCAAAGGCACAATCCCACGGTTCTGGAGAAACCGGAAAGTCGCATGTTGTAAAGGCATGTGCGGATGGCAAGGAAAAGATTATTCGCTTCGGTCAAAGGGGAGTGAAGGGATCTCCAAAGAAAGAGGGAGAATCTAAAGAATATGCAAGTCGTCGCCATAGATTCCAAACTAGACATGCAAAGAATATTGCAAAAGGAAAGATGAGTGCTGCATACTGGGCAAACAAAGTTAAATGGTAGAAGAACTACTCTTAACCTTTGTTCTGATTAGTTCGATTTTTAGACGATATACATTATACAAGTTTTTGTGGAGAGTTTGTAAGTTATTATGGCGGGGCATGACATATACCTGGGGAACCCTAATCTTAAAAAGGCTAATACCCAGATGGAATTCACTCAAGACCAGATTCTTGAGTTCATCAAGTGTAAAGAAGATCCGGTATACTTTACGCAAAATTACATCCAGATCGTAACTCTTGATCATGGTTTGCAACCATTTAAAATGTATCCGTTTCAGCAGAAACTGATACAAAATTTTCATGATCATAGATTTAATATCTGTAAGATGCCCCGACAGACTGGTAAATCTACCACTGTGGTGTCATTTCTTCTTCACTATGCGGTATTTAATGACAGTGTAAATATTGGCATTCTGGCAAACAAAGCAGCAACTGCTAGGGAACTTTTGGGTAGGTTGCAGATTGCTTATGAGAATTTGCCCAAGTGGATGCAACAAGGCATCTTGTCGTGGAACAGGGGGTCCTTAGAATTAGAGAATGGATCAAAGATCCTAGCAGCATCCACGTCAGCATCTGCCGTCCGAGGAATGTCTTTCAACATTCTATTCCTGGACGAATTTGCATTCGTTCCAAATCACATCGCAGATTCATTCTTTGCGTCGGTATATCCAACAATTACCTCAGGTAAATCTACGAAGGTTATTATTGTATCAACGCCACATGGTATGAATCACTTCTACCGCATGTGGCACGATGCCGAACGCGGAAAGAATGAATACGTGCCAACAGATGTTCATTGGTCAGAAGTTCCTGGGCGCGATAGTGAATGGAAAGCACAGACCATTGCAAATACATCGGAAGCACAATTCAAAGTTGAGTTTGAATGTGAATTTCTTGGATCTGTTGATACTCTTATTGCGCCAAGTAAACTACGTTCTCTCATCTATGAGACGCCACAAACCAGTAGTAGTGGATTGGATGTATATTATGATGCGGTAAAAAATAATGACTATTTGATTACAGTTGATGTTGCAAGAGGTGTCAGTAAGGATTACTCGGCATTTGTTGTGGTTGATATCACAACATTCCCACATAAGGTTGTTGCCAAGTATAGGAATAATGATATTAAACCGATGCTGTTTCCAAGCGTCATTTATGAAGTCGCGAAGAACTATAATAATGCATATATTTTGTGTGAAGTGAATGATGTTGGAGATCAGGTTGCCAGCATTCTACACTACGATCTGGAGTATCAGAACATACTCATGTGCTCGATGCGTGGTAGAGCTGGACAGATTGTTGGTCAGGGATTTTCTGGAAAGAAGACCCAGATGGGTGTGAAAATGTCCAAGACCGTGAAGAAGGTTGGATCACTCAATCTCAAGACCATGATAGAAGAAGATAAACTTCTATTCTGGGATTATGATATTATGAGTGAATTAACCACATTCATTCAGAAACACAACTCCTTTGAGGCAGAAGAGGGGTGTAATGATGACCTGGCAATGTGCTTGGTGATCTATGCTTGGTTAGTTGCACAAGACTACTTTAAGGAACTAACTGATCAAGATGTGAGAAAGCGTTTATATGAAGAGCAGAAAAATCAGATAGAACAGGACATGGCTCCTTTTGGGTTTATTGTTGATGGAACAGAAGACGGAAGTTTCGTTGATGAAAATGGCGATAGATGGTTTACAGACGAGTATGGAGACATGGCACACATGTGGGACTACATGTAAATGTTCAAATTAATAAATATTTTTAGAAATATCTGAGTTTCAAGGAGCAAAAAAACATGGCGACTCCTCAATTGTCTCCCGGCGTATTGATTAGGGAGGTTGACTTAACAGTAGGAAGAGCTGATAATGTTTTAGATAATATTGGAGCAATTGCGGGTCCCTTTGCAATCGGTCCAGTTGAAGACCCAATTGACATCTTTACCGAGCAGGATCTCATCAAGAACTTCGGTAAGCCACTTTCTACTGATGCACAGTATGAGTATTGGCTGAGCTGCTCATCATTCCTCTCTTATGGCGGCATTCTTAAAGTCGTAAGAGCAGATGGTGGAGCACTTAACAATGCTAATGCTGGTGTTGGTGCTGCAAACACCACAGTAAAGATCAAGAACTTTGACGACTATGAGGCAAATTGGGCAGATGATATTGCCGATTATGTCTTTGCTGCGAAGAACCCTGGATCTTGGGCAAACAACCTTAAAGTTTGCATGATCGACGATCTGGCAGACCAGACCATCGGTATTGCTACTGCTGACCTTGGCGCTGCTGGTGCTCTGATCGGTTATGGTGTAACCGTTGGCATCAATAGCGTATTCGCTGGTGTTGGTGCTACAGAACTCTTCACCGGTTATGTGAAGGGCATCATTACTGGTGTTACAACTGCCGCAACTGGCAACAGCACCATCGATGTTAAGATCGTTGAGAGAGTAACTTCTGCTGGAGTCGCAACTGCAATTTCTTATGCAGAGTTCTCTAGAGTTGCTTCATACCTCAAGAATGACTCCCTGAGCTTCGTCAATAACTCTGGTGCTGGAGTTGGTACTGGATTTATTGCTGCTGAGGTTACTGATTGGTACGAGTCCCAGAAACTTGAACTCACAAACGCATCGATCTACTGGAGATCTATTGCTCCAAAACCACAAACAAACCGCTACGCTTCTGATAGAAGAGGTAAGAACGACGCGATGCACGTTGTTGTCATCGATGACAGCGGAACCGTAACAGGCATCACCGGAAACCTCCTAGAGAAGCACATTAACATCTCCAAGGCAAAAGATTGCATCTCTGCAGTCAACTCGCCTCAGAAGATCTTCTGGAAGGAGTATATCGCACAATTCTCCGACTATCTGTTTGTTGGTGACAACCCATCAACTGGTGTAGACACATATCACGATACAACTCCAAGAGCAAACGGATTTGATACTCTTGGTGGATGGAATCCAATCACCGAGTCTGATGGTTCCTGGAACCGCGATGTACAGAGCCTCAACTTCAGCTCTATCGGTAATGTCACATACAACCTTACTGGTGGTGTTGACTACTCTGCTGCTGGTGGTATGAAGGCAGAACTTGGAGACCTAATTACTGGTTACGAACTCTTCGCCAACAGAGACGAAATCGCGGTTGATTACCTAATCATGGGTCCTGGTTGCCTTTATAAGGATGAATCACAGGCCAAGGCAAATCACCTAATCTCTGTTGCAAACCTGAGAAAGGATTGCATGGCGATGATTTCACCTCACCGTGAAGACGTTGTTGATCTGACAAATACAAATACTCAAACTGACAACGTAATTGAGTTCTTCAGCTCACTTGGATCTTCTTCATACGTGACATTTGACAGTGGTTATAAGTACATGTATGACCGCTTCAACAACAGATTCCGCTGGATTCCATGTAACGCAGACGTTGCCGGTCTGTGTGTAAGAACTAGCATCTTTGCATATCCTTGGTTCTCACCAGCGGGTCAGCAAAGAGGCATTCTGAACAACGCAATCAAACTTGCTTATAATCCTAATAAGGCACAAAGAGACCGCCTGTATCCACAACGTGTAAACGCGATTGTGAACCAACCAGGAATTGGTATTCTTCTCTTCGGTGATAAGACTGCTCTCGGATATTCATCCGCATTCGATAGAATTAACGTTCGTCGTCTGTTCCTTACCGTGGAGCAAGCACTTGAGAGATCCGCTCAGGCACAACTCTTCGAACTGAATGACCAAATTACAAGAGCAAACTTCGTAAACATCGTAGAACCTTATCTCCGCGATGTTCAAGCGAAGCGTGGTCTGTATGGATTCCTTGTAGTTTGCGATGAGACAAACAACACACCTGACGTTATTGACAATAACGAGTTCAGAGCAGACATCTTCCTGAAGCCTGCTAAGTCCATTAACTATGTAACCCTGACCTTCGTAGCAACTCGCACCGGAGTTGACTTCGAAGAGGTTGCAGGCACCGTTTGATTTTAACTGTAAACCATATCACAAACTACAGCAAGAGGATTTAAAAAATGGCAACTATTCCAGTCAGAGGCGTATCACAATTTAAGTCTCAATTGGTTGGCGGCGGTGCCCGCCCCAACCTCTTTGAGGTTGACGTAACTTTCCCAACCGGAGTTAATCTGGGCGTTCAAGGTGATGGTGGTGGCACATTCGACGCCAACAACTTCAGATTCCTGTGCAAGGCAGCTGCTCTGCCAGCTTCTAACGTTGCTCCCGTTGATGTTCCATTCAGAGGTCGTATTCTGAAGGTTGCTGGAGACAGAACCTTCGACACCTGGACCATCACAGTCATCAACGATGAGAACTTCAGTCACAGAAGATCCTTCGAAGCATGGATGCAGAACGTCGCTCAGTATGGCGATCACTCTGGTCTCACCAATCCTGCCGATTACATGGGCATGGCAAAGGTCTTCCAGCTTGGTAGAGCACCTGTTGTACAACAGGGCAATGCAACCGATAGTGGAAATGCTGAAATTCTGGCACAATACCAGTTCGTGGATGTATTCCCAACTAATGTTTCTGCAATTGACCTCTCCTATGAGTCAACAGATACTCTTGAGGAGTTCACAGTAGAACTGCAAGTTCAATACTTCTACCCAGAAGCTGCTGGTGCTGGTGCTTGATTCACCAAAACATTCAGACCCTCCGCAAGGGGGGTCTTTTTTTATGTTCATAAATAGAAGAGATCAATTCATTCTCTAATAATGACACGTTTGTTTGGTTTTTCTCTTGAAGACGATTCTGATAAATTATCCCCTAGTGCGGTGTCCCCTGTTCCTCAAAATTCTGAGGATGGGGTTGATCATTATCTGACTAGTGGATTTTTTGGGTCTTATGTAGATATTGAGGGAGTCTATAGAACCGAGTTTGATCTCATTAAAAGATATCGTGAAATGGCACTTCATCCAGAGTGTGATAGTGCAATTGAAGATATTGTGAATGAAGCAATCGTTTCAGATTCGAATGATGTTCCTGTTAAGATTGAACTCTCAAATCTTAATGCAAGTGATGGTATTAAGAAAAAAATTAGAGAAGAATTTAAGCACATTCTAAGTCTTCTTGACTTTAACAAAAAGTGCCATGAAATTTATAGAAACTGGTATGTTGATGGTAGAATCTATTACCACAAGGTGATTGATTTTAAAAACCCCCATGAGGGTATTCAGGAATTGAGATATATTGATTCCATGAAGATTCGTTATGTCCGTCAGCAGAGAAAGGAAGATAATAATCAAAAAGCAATCAATTATAGACAAAAGGATATGGGGGATCCTTTGAACTACGAATTCCCTCAGATTGATGAGTATTTTATCTACAATCCACAAAGAAATTATCCATCACAAAACCCAGCATCTATGGGTGGAGAAGGTGGAATTAAGATCACAAGAGATGCAATCGCATATTGCAACTCGGGTCTGATTGATAGGAATAAGGGCATTTGCTTATCATATCTTCATAAAGCAATTAAGTCCCTCAATCAACTTAGAATGATTGAGGATAGTCTTGTGATCTATCGTCTGTCACGCGCACCAGAAAGAAGAATTTTCTATATTGACGTTGGCAACCTTCCAAAGGTAAAGGCAGAGCAGTATCTGCGCGATGTGATGATGAGATATAGAAACAAACTTGTATACGATGCATCTACAGGAGAAATCCGTGATGATAAGAAGTATATGAGTATGCTAGAAGATTTCTGGCTTCCACGTAGAGAAGGTGGAAGAGGAACTGAAATCACAACTCTCCCAGGTGGCCAAAATCTTGGAGAAATTACCGATATTGAATACTTCAAGAAGAAGTTGTTCCGCTCCCTGAATGTCCCATCATCCAGAATGGATGGTGATAGTGGATTTAATCTTGGCAGATCATCGGAAATTTTGAGAGATGAACTTAAGTTCACCAAATTTGTTGGTCGTTTGAGAATGAGATTCTCAAATATGTTTAATGATATTCTTAAGACACAACTCATTCTGAAGAACATCATCACACCAGAAGATTGGGATAAGATGGCGCAACATATTCAATACGATTTCCTATATGACAATCACTTCTCAGAATTGAAGGATGCGGAAATTCTAACAGAAAGACTCAACTTGGTTGCTACTGCAGAACCTTATGTTGGCAAGTATTTCTCCAAGGATTATGTCAGAAAGCAAATTCTTCGTCAAAATGATGAGGAAATTATAGAGCAAGATAAAATCATCACTAAGGAAATTGAAAATGGTGAAATTCCAGATCCAAATGCACCTATAGATCCTGCAACAGGGCAACCTATGGATCCATCGATGCAACCTGATTTGGGAAGTCCGGTTATGGAACCGGATATGGAAGCAGATGCATCTAAATTTGAACCTCCTTCTGGCGGAGAGATCTAATAAATAGAACAGACTTTTAATTCAAATTAGGATTAGATATGGAAATGGATGATCTTATGGATATGATTGTTACTGATAGTTCCCCATCGGATATTAGTGACAAAATCAAGGATATGCTTTTTGCAAAGGCATCTGAAAGGATTGATGTTGCAAAACCTATTGTAGCCCAATCTATGTTTCAACCTGGGGTGACTGATGAGGAGTGAATGTGGATAGTTCCGACCTAGGAGATTTTTTCAAACAAATTGGCGAAGAAAAGAAGAAGAGAAAGAAGGAGGTTGATGAGATTGTATCCAACTCCTTTGAAGAATTCTTTCTTTCTCCGCTGAAAGAGGAGGTAAAAAAGAGTAAGAAGAAGAGGGGTCCTAAGAAGGAGGAAACTGAATTTGCAGGAAACTATGAAGGTCCCCTATATTCTCCACATCCAGACATTCAAGAAGTCGTAGAGGTTCTTGAAAGTAAGGAGCAAACTCTGATTGAAAAAACATTAGGATTGTTGGCGGAACCATCCAACACAAAAAATTCAGATCCTTTGACACCTCTGGATCAAAATTTTGTAACCTTTGACCAACTTCAAAAGCATTATAGCAAGTTTATAACAAGAGTTCAGCAGCAACTCTCAACACTAGGTGGTGGCGGAGAAACCAACCTCACCTATATGGATGTGCCAGTTACTTATGTGACATCTTCTACATATACTGCGTCACATAAGGATTATTACATTGGCGTAAATTATGCTGGAGCAGTGTCAATTACTCTTCCATATGCTGAAAAGGAAGGTAAAAAGTTTGTCGTAAAAGATGAACTTGGAGAAGCATCAAAAGGAACGAACAGATACATCACAATATTCCCATCAGGTTCCGATTTGATTGATGGTAGAGATAGAGCAATTCTTGCATATGATTATGGATCGCTTACGTTTATTTGGAGAGGTAATTCCTGGAGGGTCGTCTAATGTCACACTTATATGATCAGAGTCCCCTAGGAAAGGGTTTCTCTGGAGATTTATTTGGAAGATTGAAAGTATCAAATCCATATACAGTATTTGATGCGTCTCACAGATATTCTCAGGATGGGGATTTTGATGATGTGATTGTTGGATCCGGATCAACTTCTGGAATTATTACATCACAAAGTACGGCAACATTAACCATTGGGAGTACATCTGGGTGCAGTTATATTCGCGAAAGCAAAAGAGTATACAAATATCAACCCGGAAAATCTCTACAATGTCTTCAGACATTTGTTTTTGAAGCACCAAAACCAAATCTGGTACAGAGAGTTGGATATGCATCATCAGAGAATGGTGTGATGTTGGAATTGAATGGATCTGACCTGAACATTATTAAGCGCACAGCAATTTCTGGTGTTGGAACCGTAGTCACAGTTCCACAATCCGAATGGAACCACGACACTCTTGATGGAAATGGTCCAAGTGGAGTTATCCTAGATCCATCAAAAATTCAAATTTTATTTTCGGAGTTTGAGTGGTTGGGTGCGGGATCGGTGAGAGTTGGAGTTGTAGTTGATGGGACATTTATTATTGCACACCGTTTTGATCATGCAAATACGTTGAATTCTGTTTACATGACGACGGCATCTCTTCCAATTAGATATGAAATTATCAACACTGGAAATGTTGGATCAGCATCAACGTTGAAGCAAGTTTGTGTATCCATCATATCAAACGGGGGATATGAAAAAAAAGTTGCTCCAAATACCATTGCAAGACCACAACCTCTGACTGGAATTGGATTAACTTTTCAACCCTTAGTTTCATATCGTTTGGCACCAGAAAGAGGAGATGGAATTATACTTCTTCATACTTATCAAACATTACCATTAAGTAACAATATTAATTATGAAATTGCTGTGATTAAAAATGCAACTCTAACTGGGGCAGCATTTTCATCTTCACCATCACCAAACGTCTATTTTGATAGAACATCCACTGCGCTTTCTGGTGGACAAATCATTCATAGAGAATATCTTGCAGGATCAAATCAAGCAAGTGGTGCAGTCTCCACCTCTGAAGAATATAATTGGGATCTTCAGCTCGGAAGAACTCAGGCAAAGGTAAGTGACATTATCACACTGGCAATTAGAACATTATCGGGGTCAGGAGATGCTATTGGTTCTCTGGAATTTTATGACTTAACTTAATAAATGAATAAATAACTAAATAAACGCCCAAAGAAAATGACGCATAGACCAGTTGGAAATGGGACATCTTTTGCGATTACCACATCACCCGCACTATCTGTTCCGATTTCAGTACAAACAAAATCAATTCGTATTGTAGCGGATCAGCAGAATGCACATGTGGCAATTGGTTACAGCCCAACTGCTGCTGTAACTGATTATCTCATTCCTGCTGGAACCTCTGCAACGTTGACACTTGATACAGCAACACAGGTAGTTGCTGGTATTTCATCCGGAGCAATTACTACAGTAACCTTTGCAGAAGGTACTGGAACCGTATTTGCAGTTGGCGATTATGTATCGTTCACATCCACAATTGATTCTGCATGGAACTTTACTCACCAAAGAGTAATTTCTGTGGACAATAGAGCATCCTATGATGGATCCTTCTCTACTGGAATTGGAATTTCATACAATTCTATAGCAGTTGGTCATGATTTTACTGCGCCAGATGGTGTTCTGAGAAGATCGGTCAAGATTTCATCTAGAACAAGTTCTGGATCAGGAACTCTTTATGCTCAGCAAGTTCAAGTTACAGGAGACGCCTAAGATGTTACTCATCACAGAAGAAATTGAATCAGTAAAGGTCATTACTGAAAGTGTGAACGGCAAAAAGACCCTCTATATTACCGGACCATTTCTTCAAACTGAGCAGAAGAATCGTAATAATCGAGTCTATCGTCGCGATGTAATGGAGAGAGAGGTCAAGCGTTATACTGAAGGATATATTAACAAGGGTCGTGCTTTAGGTGAACTTGGACACCCAGAGGGTCCAACAGTTAATCTTGACCGCGTTTCTCATAAGATTGTTTCCCTAGAACAACGTGGAAATAACTTTATTGGAAAGGCACAAATTTTATCAACACCTATGGGCAAAATTGCGGAGTCTCTTCTCAAAGAGGGAGTAACTCTTGGCGTTTCGTCAAGAGGTATTGGATCCGTAAGACAAACAAAAGAAGGTTGGATGGAAGTCGGTGAAGACTTTATGCTTGCAACTGCTGCTGATATTGTAGCAGATCCTTCTGCACCTGATGCATTTGTTCAGGGAATTATGGAAGGTAAAGAGTGGGTTTGGGAAGGTGGAATCCTTCGTGAAAAACTCGCTGAAACCACCACCAGAAGAATTAATACTTTGGTGGATGAAAAAAGGTTGCAGGAGCATAAACTACAATTGTTTAATGACTTTCTGGCAAATCTCTAATTTATAAATAAATATAGATTAATTCTAGGAAAAAATCGGAGAGTTCAAATGTCCCGTGAAGATTTACAAGAGATGGAAGTAGGCACAAAGCACTCAAAAACCGCTGTTAATGCTGGTGCAAAAGCAGCAGATCCCATGCCTTCTCTATCCGGAGACACCCCAGGCCAGAGTGGCAATTGGGAAGATCTTGGTGGACCTACACCAGAAAACTATAAGTCTGACGACGATTCAGCTAAACTGAAGACCCCTGGCGCAACCCTTAAGCAAGTTAAGGATGTTGTTAATAAGGGTGCTGCAGCTGCCGATGCTATGCCACACCTTAAGGGTGGTGCAGTTAAGGAAGAAGAAGAGCTTGAATTGGATGATGAGGACGAAGAACTCCTAGAGGCTGCTGCTAAAGAAGCAGATGAAGAGGATGAGGACGAAGATGAGGATGAGGAAGACGAGAAGGAATGTAAGGAAGAGTATGACATCGAAGAAGATGTTAATGCACTTCTTGCTGACGAAGATCTTTCTGAGGAATTCCAAGATAAGGCTCGCACCATCTTTGAGTCCGCACTACTCTCCAAAGTTGCTGAGATCAAGGAAGATCTCCAAGTTCAATACGAAGAGCAACTCCTGGAAGAAGTCGAAGCTATCAAAGAATCACTAGCACTTCGCGTAGATTCATACCTGGAGTATGTAAGCGAAGAGTGGTTTACTGAGAATGCCCTAGCAATAGAGCATGGTCTTAAGACCGAACTTACTGAATCGTTCCTCCATAACTTAAGAGGACTTTTTGAAGATCATTATGTAGCAATCCCTGAAGATAAATATGATGTTCTTGAGAGCATGGTAGAAAAACTTGATGACATGGAGACAAAACTCAACGAGCAGATTGAGAAGAATGTAAATCTCAACAAGCGTCTTGCAGAGGCTGTTGCAGACAACATTCTTGACGAAATTTCTGAAGGTCTTGCGGCCACACAGAAAGACAAGCTCGCTTCACTTGCCGAAAGTGTTGAGTTTGAAAGTGAAGAAGCATATCGTGAAAAGTTGGAAACTCTGAAGGAAGCATATTTTGCTCCCGGCAAAGCTCCAACCGCTAAAACTGAAACTCTGTCAGAAGGTGTTGATTCCTCACCGGAATCAGTTTCCGGATCGATGGCAGCATATCTGAAGACACTTTCACAATTTAGCAAATAATTGAATTTAATATAATTCAAATTCAAACGTAAACAACTATTTTAAAGGTAAAAGCAAATGTTCCATTCCGAGCAATTGCAGGAAAAGTGGGCACCTCTTCTCAATTATGGTGAAGAAATCTCCGATCCTCATCGTAGAGCCGTAACCGCTGTCCTGCTCGAAAACCAAGAAAGATTCCTCCGCGAGCAATCTGCATTCGACAATGGTTCGATGCAGTCCCTGATGGAAGCTCCAACCAATAGCGGCAACGCTGCTGGTGCTCAGGGTGCTTTCGGTGGCACAAGTGGCAGCCCAACCGCAGGTTTCGACCCTGTGCTGATCAGCCTCATTCGTCGCTCCATGCCTAATCTGGTCGCTTATGACCTTGCTGGTGTGCAGCCAATGTCCGGTCCTACTGGTCTGATTTTCGCAATGCGTTCGCGCTACGTTAATCAGTCTGGTCAAGAGGCATTCTTCAACGAAGCAGATACAGTATTCTCTGGTCAGAACGCTGCTTATGGTGCTGCAATCAACCAAGACTTCGCTGACAACAACGCTGGTATTGGTTCTACCATCCAGGCTGGCACCAACCCATCCGTTCTCAACCCAGTTGGAACTGCAAACTCCCTCGGCTACAATGTTGGTCAGGGTATGCCTACTGGCGATTCTGAGAACCTTGGAACTGCTGGTGCAGCATTCAACGAGATGGCATTCTCGATTGAGAAAGTCACCGTTACTGCAAAGTCACGTGCCCTGAAGGCAGAATACAGCCTTGAGCTTGCACAAGACCTGAAGGCAATCCACGGTCTGAATGCTGAAGCGGAACTCGCAAACATTCTCTCCACAGAGATTCTTGCTGAGATCAACCGTGAAGTCATCAGAACCATCTATAAGGTTGCTGAGCAAGGTGCTGTAGAAAATACCGCAACTCCTGGCGTATTTGACCTCGACGTTGACTCCAACGGTCGTTGGTCTGTTGAGAAGTTCAAGGGTCTCCTGTTCCAGATTGAGCGTGATGCAAACAGAATTGCACAGCGCACTCGTCGTGGAAAGGGCAACATCATCCTTTGCTCTGCAGACGTTGCTTCTGCTCTGAGCATGGCTGGTGTTCTTGATTACACCCCTGCACTGAACGCAAACCTCAACGTTGATGACACTGGCAACACCTTCGCAGGTATTCTGCTTGGTAAGTATCGCGTATACATCGATCCTTATTCGGCAAACCTTGCTGCTGGTAATACCGCTTCTGGCAACCAGTATTACGTCATCGGTTATAAGGGTTCTTCCCCTTATGATGCTGGACTGTTCTACTGTCCTTATGTTCCCCTCCAAATGGTTCGTGCCGTTGGTGAGGACACCTTCCAGCCCAAGATTGGCTTTAAGACCCGTTATGGTCTTGTTGCAAACCCATTTGCAGAAGGCACTAACGCTGGTCTCGGCCGTCTTCAGGTTAATGCAAACCGCTACTACCGTCGCGTTGCAGTTAAGAACCTCATGTGATCCATTTTCACAAAGTTCAACTGGGACCCCCGCAAGGGGGTCTTTTTTTATGTCACCATTTTCTAACAAAATACAGTATAAATACCTAGTTTTTTATAAAATAGTAATGCATTCGCAATAACCGAACATGTTACTACTTTTCCTCAAGACTATTCTCATTTTTACACCAATAGTTTACTTTCTTCATTGGAGTCTTTTGAATGGGTGGCAATCGTAGATAAATACTACGTTGATTTAATAATTGAATATGAATCTTTTGATTAAAACTCTTTCTGTATTTGCTGTTGCTGCTGTTTTTGTGAACTGGGGTCTTCATCACGCATACCCAGGATAAATAATAAATAAAGGCAATTTTGAAATGGCAATCAGTAACGGTTTAAAAAACCAAATTACCAACAGGAATTTTCTTTCCAACGTTGGTTTTAAATTAATTCTGAATAGAGCACCAAAAGTTGCTTTCTTTGGGAATGGAGCACAAATACCTGGAATCAGTCTTGGTGCAGCTATACAACCAACCGGACTAAAGGATATTGATGTTCCCGGAGATAAGGTTTCCTTTGAGGATTTCCGTGTCAGGTTCATGGTTGATGAAAACCTTGAGAATTACATGGAAATCCATCACTGGATACGTGGATGTGGATATCCAGATAGTTTGATGGACATCTATGATCGCCAGTTTACCAATCCTGGATTAGATGTTCAAGAACACCCATCGCTTCTGAATCTCTTCTGTGATGGCACACTAAATATTCTTACGAGTTCCAATAATCCTTCATTCAAAGTAGTGTTCAGGGATCTTTGGCCAACGTATCTGAGTGCATTGGATTTTAGTGCAACAGATCCAGACTTGGAATATATCACCGCTGAGGTGGCATTTAAGTATACTATCTACGACATAGTAACTTTGGGAGGCAAACCATTACATTATGACGAACCAGATCAATCTTGAATTAATTCAACAAATGTGGGAGAAAGATTCCCAAATTGATATTGACAATCTACACACAGAGTCATTAAATATACCAGTTTTACATGCAAAATATTTTGAGTTGTATAACACAACCATTCTTTTGCGTAAGAAGGCTGAGCAGCAGAGAAGAAATATAAGGCACGAACGCTATGAGTATTATTCTGGAAAAGCGGATCCCGATGTTTACCTAGAGAATCCATTCCCCAAAAAAATCCGCGATAAAGATACTCTTCAAAAATATTTGGATGCCGATGAGAGACTTTCTTCAATCTCTCTCAAATTGGATTACTACGATACGATTCTAAACTACATAGAAAGTATTTTAAAGGTTATTCAGAACAGGACATATCAAATCAAGAATGCAATCGAATTCATCCGTTTCACAGCAGGTTTAGGGTAATATGTCCGATTACAAATTAGATCTATCAATTGAAGATGTGCATCTTTTATATGATTGTGTTTGTAGAAGAATAGAGTCTTGGGAAGGATATCCATCTAGACATCCATTTGAGCAGCAACATCTTAACGATCTAAAAAATAAATTATACAGACCAATACTAGATTACAAATTCCGCACGGAATAATATTGAACTCACTTGAGTTGAGGTAATATGACAGAACTTATTATAAGTAAGGCGAATGAAGTCTTTCTAAAAGTAGAGACTGAACCGCATGTAGAATATGAATTGCGTGACCATTTCACATTTCAGGTTGAGGGTGCAAAGTTTATGCCCCAATATCGAAAAAGAAACTGGAATGGAGAAATACACCTTTTTGATTCGAGGTCTAAACAAATCTATGTTGGACTTTTAGATAAGGTAGTTGAGTTCTGCCATCAATATGGATACGAGTATACGTTCAAGGACAATAAATTCTACGGTAGTCCCTTCGAATCAAACGAAGATATTACCAAGGAAGGTGTGTCTGGATATATGAGATCAATATGCACTCATACACCTAGAGATTATCAAGTTGATGGAGTATATGATGCTCTAAAGTATAACCGAAAACTATTGATAAGTCCCACTGCATCAGGCAAATCTCTGATGATTTATTCCCTTGTAAGATACTATGTGGATAAAGGACAAAAAATTCTTCTAGTTGTTCCAACGACAAGTCTTGTAGAACAAATGTATAAGGATTTTGTTGATTATGGTTGGGATGCTGAGTCATACTGTCATCGCATATATTCGGGAAGAGAAAAGACAAATGAATATTCGGTCACAATTACCACATGGCAGTCAATTTACAAACTGGAACGTTTATTCTTTGAAGATTATAATGTAGTTATTGGAGATGAAGCACACCTATTCAAGAGTAAGTCATTAATCGACATAATGACCAAGCTTCATCACACCAAGTATAGATTTGGGTTCACTGGAACTTTGGACGGCACACAGACGCATAAATGGGTGTTAGAGGGATTATTTGGACCATCATACAAAGTTACTAGAACTTCTGAATTGATGGAGCAAGGACATCTATCACAATTAGATATTAAGTGCATTGTTCTTAAGCATCCCCCAAAGAGATTTGAAACCTATGAGGATGAAATTCAATACTTAATCTCTCATGAGAAAAGAAATAAGTTTATATGCAATCTATCTTTGGATCTAAAGGGAAATACTCTTGTTCTGTATAATAGAGTTGCTGCTCATGGACAGGTTCTCTATGATCTCATAAATAGTAGCAAACATATGAACAGAAAAATCTTTTTTGTTCATGGTGGTGTGGATGCAGAGGAACGTGAGCTAGTTAGAGAAATCACGGAGAAAGAGGATAGTGCAATCATTATTGCATCTTACGGAACATTTAGCACCGGGATTAACATTAAGAATTTGCATAATGTAATCTTTGCTTCTCCATCCAAATCAAGAATTAGAAATCTCCAAAGTATTGGAAGAGTTCTTAGAAAGTCTAAGACAAAAACTAAAGCAATTCTCTACGATATATCAGATGATTGCACATACAAGCAAAAACGAAATTTCACTTTAAATCATCTAATTGAAAGAATCAAGATCTATAACGAAGAGAAATTTAATTATGACATAATCACAGTTAATCTATAAAAATATGGGTATAGAAGAAGATTTTTATGCAACAATAAAATTAAAGACAAGTGAAGAATTATTTTGCAAGGCAGCTGTTTTAGAAGAGGGAGATAGAACTCTCATTATGCTGCATTGTCCAGTAGTTATTAGTGAATTTAAAAGCAGATCTGGTTCTGGGTATAAAGTTGAACCCTGGCTTAAGACAACTACTAATGATATGTTTGTAATTGATAAGAATGATGTCTTAACGATGTGTGAAACAAAAGATATGGAGATGATAAAAATCTACCATCAATATACCCGTCAGTTTGCACTTAATCCGGATCAACATCCCAATCAAACCACTCTCACCAGAGAACAGGGATATATCTCTAGTATTACTGAAGCAAAGGAAATTCTAGAGAAGATTTATGGTTTAGAACCAGAGTCTTAAAGCTAAGCTATAACTCATCCTTCAACCCTAACAAAGGTAGTCTACTGCTGTTTTGGTTCCTTGTCAAGGCCTTGCGCAATTGTGTTGAATGTCGTATAATGATACATAGTTTGAATCGTTTAGTATGTTGACAACTGCGGTAATGGTAAGAAAGAAGAGATCTGAGCACTATGTGAATAATAAAGAATTCCTAGCAGCTCTTATTACATATCGGGAAAATTGTGAGATTGCTCAGATTAGGGGCAATGAAAAACCAAGGATCACGAATTATATTGGTGACTGTTTTCTGAAGATCGCAACTCACCTATCTTTTAAACCAAACTTCGTGAACTATATGTTCAAGGAAGATATGATTTCTGATGGTATTGAGAATTGCATTCAATACATTCATAATTTTGATCCAAAAAAATCACAGAACCCCTTTGCATATTTTACTCAAATTATTCATTATGCTTTTCTGCGTAGAATTCAAAAGGAAAAGCGTCAGTTAGAAATCAAGAACAAAATCCTTGAGAAGACCGGATTTGATGAGGTGTTCGTGGACGACGTATCAATTGATGGAATGAATTACAGCGATTACAATTCGATTAAAGATTCTGTTCACAATAAACTGCGGTATTAATGCTGTAATTGTTGACAGTCAAATTAATGCATGATATATTTAAAGATATATTTCCCGGTGAGGAGTTTGTATGCCACAAACGGTTTCTGTTGAACCAATCTCATATATGAGCACCAGTGGGTGTAAGTTTTACACCTCTTATCGTAGTTGTGAGACATTTTTGGTAGAAATATCTCATAATAATCCATTTGAGATGTTTTCTCATGAAAATCAAACAGATCAACTGATTCCTGTTCAAGGAATTTCGTATTTGTTTTATGTTGAAAATGATAAGGTCAGATATATTTCTATGAATGCGGAATCGCCAGTAGCAGTTGTAATTCCTCCAAATGTCCTCCACGGATCAATTAACGTATCGGGAAGACCTGCCGCAGTTGTAAATGCATTATTGCGTCACGATGCACCTGCACCAAATGATTATACTCCAGTTTTAAAATTGAACAAGACTCTTACGGAACAATATCAAAGACTTCTTGAGAGATTGCGTTTGAAGCATGAGATTTGATGGGGATTAATTTGTGAAAGTTGCAATCATTACAGACACTCATTATGGTGCTCGAAAAAACTCTAAAGTTTTTCATGATTATTTTTTAAGGTTCTATGAGGATATTTTCTTCCCTACTCTGGATAGTGAGGGAATTAAGACCATAGTTCATATGGGTGATGCTTTTGACAGCCGGAAGGGAATTGATTTTTCTGCTCTAACATGGGCTAAGAATAATATCTTTGATCCCATCAAGGGCAGGGGAATTGACTTACACTTGATTGTTGGCAATCATGATGTTTACTACAAAAATACAAATTCTGTAAATGCCGTAGATCTTTTGCTTCGCGAATATGCAAATGTAAAGATCTATTCTTCCCCACAAGAAGTTCTTTTGGGAAAATTAAAGGTTCTTTTTATACCATGGATTAATCAAGAAAATGAAGAAGAAACTCTTAAACTTATTAAAGGTACATCTTGCAAGTGTGCGATGGGGCACCTTGAACTCAGAGGATTTGCAGCTAGTCGTGGCCACGTCATGGAGGAAGGTCTTGGCAGCGAATTATTTAAGACGTTCACCAAAGTCTTCTCTGGGCACTATCACACTAGATCGTCAGTAGATCCAATTTATTACCTGGGCAATCCATATGAGATGTTTTGGAATGATGTAAAGGAAACTCGTGGATTTCACATTTTTGATACGGAGACTCTGGAACATACTCCAATTAATAATCCATATCGGATGTTTTATAACATCTATTATGAAGATACTCCATATCAAACCTTTGACACTAGGGAACTTGAAAATAAGATCGTTAAGGTAGTAGTTCGTAAGAAATCAAATCCCAAGCATTTTGAGAAGTTTATTGATAAGATCTTTAAAGCAAATGTGTATGAGTTGAAGATCGTTGAAAACTTCCAAATTCAAGAGAATGAAGACTTCGAAGCAATTGAGTCAGAAGATACACTTTCTATCTTGAATAGATATATAAACGAATCTGATACTCAACTTGATAGGTCTGAGATTCAGTCCATTATTCATAATATCTATCGGGAAGCTTGCGAAATGGTATGACATGTATATTCTAACAATATATGGAAGCGAAAAGGAAGGTGTATATGCTGTAGAATCCCCGGATGGGGATATGGTGTTATATGTTTTTGAAGAAGAGGATGATGCTGTTAGATATGCTATGTTATTAGAGGGTAATGGATATCCAGAAATGCACGTGATAGAATTGGATGATGATTTAATTATTCAAACATGCGAAATTGGTGGATATAAGTATGCAGTCATTACGAAGAATGACATAGTATTTCCACCAGAGGATCTTACATTTGATACAATTTGATGTGATGATGATCGATGATAGTATTTGAAAAAATTCGTTGGAAAAACTTTTTAAGCACCGGCAATCAATACACAGAAATTACTTTAAACAAAGATTCCACAACGTTAATCGTTGGGAATAATGGTGCCGGTAAATCTACTATTCTTGATGCATTAACGTTTTCCTTATTTGGGAAACCGTTTCGTCGTATTAACAAACCACAACTGGTCAACACAGTAAATGAGAGAGACTGTAGAGTTGAGGTTGAGTTTAATATTGGCGGTATTTCCTGGAAAATTGTAAGAGGCATCAAGCCAAATATTTTTGAGATTTATAGAAACGATTCTGCTCTTGATCAATCCTCTGCAGCACTTGATCAGCAGAAGTGGTTGGAGCAAAATGTTCTGAAGATGAACTATAAATCTTTCACACAAATTGTGATTTTGGGATCTAGTAATTTTGTTCCATTTATGCAACTTTCTGCTGCTAATCGTAGAGAGGTGATTGAAGATCTTCTTGACATCAAGATCTTCTCTTCTATGAACTCAATTGTCAAAGATAGAATTCGCGAAAGTCGTGAAGAGATTCGAACTCTGGAACTGAAGAAGGAATCTTTAAGTGATCGCCTTGAAATGCAGAAGAACTTTATTCATGAATTTGAGAGTCGGGGAAATGCCAATATAAATGCCTATAAAGAAAAGATTGCCAATCTGAATGAGGAAATTGGCGTTTATATCTCTGAGAATGAAGATACTACGGGGGTGGTTGAGAAACTCACGGAAGAACTTGATAATGTTAAGGGATCTAAAGATAAGTTGAGAAAGTTGGGATCATTAAAGGGCAAAATCTCCCAAAAAGTTGCAACCGTTACTGAAGAGCATAAGTTTTTTAGTGAAAATACGGTTTGCCCCACCTGCACTCAGAACATAGAAGAAGAGTTTCGGTTAAATAGGATTGAAGACACTCAAATTAAGGCAAAGGAGTTGCAAACTGGGTTTTTAGAACTCGAACGTGCAATTGAAGAGGAGGAGCAGCGAGAGTGTCATTTCGTTGCCGTTTCTAAAGAGGTTACTAGTTTAACGCATGGAATTTCTCAAAACAATATTAAGATTTCTGGATTACAGCGACAAGTCGGTGATCTTGAATCGGAAATTCAAAGAATTACCGACAACCTTGCGAACAGAAATACTGAGCATGAGAAGTTAGAAAAATTCCAAAGGGAGTTATCGAGTACATATGATAATCTAGTAGATAAGAAAACACAAGTTAATAATCACGAATTTGTATACAACTTACTAAGGGACAGTGGAGTTAAATCCAAAATCATTAAGAAATACTTACCGCTTATTAATCAGCAAGTAAACCGTTATCTTCAGATGATGGATTTTTATATCAACTTTACTCTTGATGATGAATTTAACGAAACTGTCCTATCACCAATTCATGAAGACTTTTCATATTCTTCCTTTAGTGAAGGTGAAAAGATGAGAATTGACCTAGCACTTCTCTTCACTTGGAGAGAAGTTGCAAAATTCAAGAATTCTGTCAATACCAATCTTTTGATTATGGATGAAGTCTTTGATAGTTCTTTGGATGGATTTGGTACAGAAGAGTTTTTGAGAATTATTCGATTTGTTGTGAAAGATGCGAATATCTTCGTGATTTCTCATAAGAGTGGTCTAGAAGATAAATTCAATAAGTTGATCAAGTTTGATAAAGTGAAGGGATTTAGTAGTCCGGTTTAAGAAGTGGCACATCTGACACCTTCAGGCTCCTTTTAGTAGATACACTAAAATCAGGGTCCAAACTACCATGGCAAATACACCAAACTGGCAACATCACAGCAAGAAAGATCAGAAGAGAAAATTAAAACCACAGGCACTTAGGCAAGCAAAGGCTAGACTAAAGGCATTCAAGAAAAAGCACTCCTCAGGGGGTGCTTTCTTTTTATAAATAACTAAACGGAAATTATTAAAAAAAGTCATACCATGAACCCCCAAGACCTCCGCGATTTAATGGAAGCATATGGCCAAGTTTATGAGGCCAAAGAAACCACTGCACTTGGTGGTAGATTGATTGATCCATACGATAAGGCACCATATTCCGATGATCCCGTGCCCTCTGACTATAAGCCAGTCAGAAAAATGAAGAAGATGTCTGGTGTTGTGAGAAAGGAAGAGTTTGAAAATTGGGTAAGTGAATTTGTAGAAGAAGGTTATGACCTCTCCGATTTCACTTGGGATGAGATGTATGAGTTTTATCTTGATGAAGAAATCTCCAGTGAAAGGGGTAAAGCAAAGGCAGCAGAAATGATTGCTAAGCGTACCACTGCCTCTGGTAGAGCAAGACCAGGACAAGGTGCTAATGTTGCTACAATCAAGCACATTCGTCGTTCTAATAGAGATGGACTTCTTGGAACTCCCCCCAATCCCAAAGTAGCAGGTTCCAACTGGCCAAAATCATATAGTGGAGTTGGTGGAACAGGAAACAAAGCAGCAAGAAGAGCAGCAGCACTTAAGAAAGAAGATCTTGACATCTTTGATGTTGTCCTTGAGTTCCTCTGTGTAGAAGGATATGCAGAAACTCTGGAAGAAGCAGAGTGGATGATGACAAATTTTCTTGATGAGGAAGCGATTGATATTATTATCGGTGAAGAGCAACTTGATGAAGTTTCTGATAGACTAGCAAAAGCAGCAAGAAATACTAGAGAGAGGAGATATAACGCTTCTTTCGGTGATGGTGGAATGTCTGCTAACTATAGTAAGCAGAATGCTAAAAAGAATATGCTGAATAAAACTCTTGCCTCAAGAGCAGAGAGAACTGGAAGTAAGATTAAACCAGTAGAAGAAGATTATGTAAATGAAGCAGAAAAACCATTTCCTTACGAAAAGGTTAAAGCAAAACAAGTAAAACTCCGCGATCAAGGTTCTGCTGGTCTTGATCGTAGAATGAAGATGGGAATGGCCGTTCGTCGTGCTAAAGAAGCAGAAAAAACTGGTGGTTCTCAACAAGATGCTGGAAAGGGTTGGTATCACGCTAAAGAAGATTATGTAAATGAAGCACAACACGCTCGTGAGAACCCAGAGAAGTATGAAAGAGAGCAGGCAAAGAAATCTGCTCCTGTTCGTGGAGAAAGAACTCCTATGCCCCCAAGAGGTGATAAGCGTAGAGAGGACTTTGAGAAGTGGTATGCTAAACAGATGGGTGAGGAAGTTTCTCCAGAAGTTCAGAAGCACAGAGAGGATCGTGCTAAGAGACTTGACTATAAGGATGAAGTTCGTTCGGCAAGACGTGCATGGATTAAGAAAGTAAATAAGGGTCGTCCAGAATATGAGGGCGTAAAGGAAGCATATCAGGATCCAAAGTTCTCCAGAAAGGATTACCTTGCTAAACTGGAAAAGCGCGGTGGAATGGGTGCAGGAACCAAGGAAGATCCTCATGGTTACAGAGATCCTAAGATGGCAAAGGTTGGTGCAGAATTCTCTAAGAGAGTGACCGCAGCACATAAGGCCAAAAAGAGTGGCGAAGCAGATGCATACAGAGCAGAAAAGGAAGGTCAGTCCAAGAGAAAGTGATTCCTGACAGTTGAGAAAGTGTCTACCAACCGCTCCCATGGGGCGGTTTTTTTGTATGATGACTATGTAAGCAAGGAAGTGAACCATGTCCGCAATCAACCAGCAGATCAAATCTCAACTGGCAAAGTTGCTGGCAACTGAGGATCTTGTGGTGGAGCACCGTAGGGTTGAGACTGCTCAGTTTAACGTTCAGACACGTGTTCTGACCCTTCCTATGTGGGAGAGGGCATCGAATGATGTGTATGACCTTCTGGTGGCACATGAGGTGGGTCACGCTCTTTATACCCCAAATGAAGATTGGCGCGAGAAGGTTAATATTCCCGGACAATTTGTGAACGTCGTTGAAGACGTTCGTATTGAGAAGTTGATCAAGCGTCGTTATGCTGGTCTTCCTAAGACTTTCTTCCGTGGATACAAAGAACTATCAGATGATGACTTCTTTGGTATTGCTGATGAGGATATTAGCGCCATGAACCTTGCAGATCGTGTCAACATCTTCTACAAGATCGGTCTGTTCGTGGATGTAAAATTCACTGCTGAGGAGCAGGAAATTGTTGATCTGATTGGCAACACTGAGACCTTTGATGATGCGCTTCATGCTGCAAAGGTTCTCTATGATTATTGTGCAAAGGACAAGCAACAGGAAGAAGTTCCTAACCAATCTGATGATCAACCCTCCGGATCTGCTGGTTCTGGTGAGAAGTCTGAGGATGGGGAAAATCAACAATCCGAATCTGAAGAAGATGGTGAGAGTGATGGTGATGCTCAGCAGGGTGAAAGTGATGATCAATCTGGTGCTTCTAACAATCAACCATCTAATGAGGGTGGTGAGAGGAGTGATACTAAAGTTAAGACCGATGAAGTTCTTCAGCAGAAACTTCGCGATCTGGTTGATCAGAATGGATCCAATCCCATATATCTACAGTCACCCCAAATTAATATTGACAGCGTTGTTGTGAACAACAAAGAGTATCATGAATTTGTTTCCTCTGATTATATTGGTGTTCAGAGTTCTGAGGATGTGTTTTGTGATTGGGACCGCGACTATCGAAATTTTAAGAAAGAAGCGCAGAAGGAAGTCAACTATTTGGTGAAGGAATTTGAGTGCCGTAAATCTGCAGATGCCTATGCACGTGCATCTGTATCAAAGACTGGTGTTCTGAATACTCGTGCTTTGCATACTTACAAGTATAATGAGGATCTCTTTAAGAAAGTGACCACATTTCCTGATGGGAAAAATCATGGTCTTGTGTTTGTGATGGATTGGTCTGGATCTATGGAAGATTATCTCATGGATACTGTGAAGCAACTCTTTACTCTTATCTGGTTCTGCAAAAAAGTTGCAATTCCTTTTGACGTATACCTCTTCACAAGTTCCTATGCTCGCGTAACTTACGATCAGTATGGTAAGGCAGTTTTTCCAAAGAAACATCATAGTATGAAACTTCATGAACTATATGTCGGTGAGAGTTTCAGTCTTATCAATGTCCTGACAAATGGTGTGAGCGCAAGGGTTCTTGAAACTCAGATGAAGAACTTCTGGAGGATTGCTACTGCCACTACCCGTAGATATGCCTACGGTGTGATTGGATTGTCACCCCGCCTTGATCTGAGTGGAACACCTTTGAGTGAGAGCATCATCTCCCTTCATCAGATTATTCCAGACTTCCAGAAGCGCAATAAAGTCCAGAAGGTTCAGACTATCATTCTTACTGATGGTGAAGGTGCTTCTATGCAATATACTGAAGAACGCACATTATCTGACGATAGCGATCAAGATCCGCTGTTCCGCAGGACACTTGCATATGCTTCTTATGGAACTGAGGTCTGTCTTCGCAATCGTAAGAGTGGAAAGGTCTATAAGATGACCGATCATATTGATATTTCTAAGTATCTGATTGAGGAGCTCCGCGACTGCTTCCCCCAAGTAAACATTATCGGAATTCGCATTCTTAGCAATCGGGAACTGAATAAGTTTGTTCGCGAGGGAGTTGGGTATGGTGATCTAAGTAAGTATGAAAAAATCACTAAGGAGTTCAAGAAAGAGCATAGTGTTTCTATGGAGACCAATTACTATCATCGCTATTTTGGAATTAGTGCCAATCATGTGAATGTTAATGCTGACTTTGATGTGCAAGAAGGTGCAACTAAAGCACAGATCAAGAGTTCCTTCATGAAGTCTCTTCGTTCTAAAAAAATGAATAAGAAAATTCTCTCCGAGTTTATTGAGTTGGTCGCTTGATAAATATAGAATAGAGAAGAATTACTTGCACAAGATGAAGACTTTTAGGGAGTTCATGACTGAGTGTAGGTCCCTCCAAGAGGGGGGACTTTCCAGAGTTGTCCAGAAATCAAAGAAAGGTGGATTGGCAATTGTTTCTGCTGAACGTGGAGACAAATCCAAGAAAGAGAATAAAGCACGTTCTCGTCAAATGGAGAAGGACATTAAGGGCGCTGGACTCCCAGGACCAACAAAGGCACAGGGAAGATATACTGAGGATGATGGATCCCCAGAAGGAAGAAAGGTTGGTGAAAAGTCGCACATCATTAGCTCTGGAAAGAAGGGTAAGAGGAAGTTTAAGAAGGCAGTTGAAAAGCTGGGCGCAAAGCATGGGCAAGATGCTGTCCTGGTTCAGAAGAAACCCAGCGGATCTGGTGATCTTGTTGGCACCAAAAAAGGAGCATGGCCAGGTAAGGGTAAGAGAGTTCCTCAGGGAAAAATGAGACCGGGGAGAACTGGTGAATTTGACACCAAAGTTAAGAATAAGACATTTACCTTTGAGAAAGATTGACATGAGCAAAAAAGTAATTCTACAGAACACCAATATGATGTCCCGTATGGTTGCATATGAGGCAAGAATGCGCGGTAAAGAAGTCTTCTATAAAGATGTTGATGGCAATATAATTCCATTTGATGAAGCATGTGAACGCTACAAAAGTTGATTCTTGGGGACAGTTTCAGAACTGTCCTTTTTTGTGCGTCGGGGTCTTTGAGGGATGTATACTAAAGGGGTAGATGAGAGGAACAACCCCCTGATGGCATTCAAAAGCAAAATCAACAACTCTGTAATTGATGAACTTCGTGGTTCTTTCGGTGTGGATATTACTGCTGAAAATGTCCGGGAATATTGCACAACTCATGGAGTTTCGTATCCAACCGTAACTAAGCGTTTGGATCAGTTTAAAGTTGGTCGTGGTAAGTGGAATCTTGAAGTGACTAAAAAAGATATTGAGAAAATTGAGCATAGCTATAGTGCAATTTCTGTGATCCCTAACGCTGAAGATACAAATAGTCTTGTTCCTGATAAGGATCATACTTTTGTTCCCTTTGGCAATTTTTCTGATGTGAAGAAGATCCTGAAGTCTGGTATTTTCTATCCTGTATTCATTACCGGTCTCTCTGGGAATGGTAAGACTTTTAGTGTTGAGCAGGCATGTGCCCAACTTAAGCGTGAAATTATTCGTGTAAACATTACTATTGAAACTGATGAGGATGATCTTATTGGCGGATTCCGTTTGGTCAACGGTGAAACTGCTTGGCATAATGGTCCGGTCATCGAAGCCTTGGAGCGCGGTGCGGTTCTACTGCTTGACGAAATTGACCTGGCTTCCAACAAAATTCTTTGCCTTCAATCAATCCTTGAGGGGAAAGGAGTCTTCCTGAAAAAGATCGGACGTTTCGTGAAACCCGCTGCTGGTTTCAACGTGGTTGCTACTGCAAACACAAAAGGTAAGGGATCCGATGATGGACGTTTCATTGGCACAAACGTGCTGAATGAGGCATTCCTTGAGCGTTTCCCTGTTACGATGGAGCAGGAGTATCCTAGCGTAACCGTAGAGCAGAAGATCCTTGAGGGTATTTCTTTGGAACTTGGAATTGAGGATCGTGACTTCTGCAAGCGACTTGTTGACTGGGCAGATGTGATCCGCAAGACATTCTTTGATGGTGGTATTGATGAGATCATCAGCACCCGTCGTCTTGTTCACATTATTCGTGCATATTCCATTTTCCGCGACAAGTCTAAGGCAATCAAGGTTTGTGTTAATCGTTTCGATAATGAAACCAAATCTGCATTTATGGAACTCTATGATAAGGTTGATCCGGATTTTCAACCTGGCCAGGAAGAATCTCCTGTTGACAACGGAGCTCCTTTCTGATATAATGTAAAAAAAGTCTTGTGAGTATTTGCTATTGGAGATTATTATGAGTTCACAGTCCGATTATTCTGATTATTCGTTTGATCTGTATGTCACCGATCATGTTGGTCCTGTTGATGCCCCCAGCGCAGGCGATGCAGATCTTTATGACGATGGATATGATCTTGTCGGCCCAGATTTCGTCATCCACTCTGGAACTGGTGGAGATGACTATATTAATCATTTTTTTGGATCCCATGTTCAGGGTGCTGCAGCAGATGATACGATTTCATTTTCCAGTTCTGCAGCGGGGAATGATGTGGTTCAATTCAATCTTTCCGATCCTGACGCTGCTGACACCAGCAACTCAAATGGATTTTGGAAGTTTAGTGAGGATCAAACTCTGAGGGTGCTTGAGGAATATCTCACCAGCACTTATCATTCTCACTATACTTCTGAGAACTCTAAAGTTCAAGTCCTTGATATTATTGAGGCAATTGGTGATGGTGTTCCGTTCTGCAGGGACAACCTGATCAAGTATGCTTCCCGATTTGGCAAAAAGAACGGGATGTCTAAACTTGACGCCCTGAAGATTATGCACTATGGTGTGCTTCTGTACCACTTCGCAGGTTTCCACAAAACTAATTCTAATGGTTATGAGACTTTCTGATAAAACTCTGGTCCTTCTGAAGAACTTTTCTTCAATCAACCAGTCAATTCTTTTTAAACAAGGTAAGAATCTTCGCACCATGTCGGTGATGAAGAATATCCTCGCAGAGGCAACAATTGAAGATGATTTCCCACGTGATTTTGGGATCTATGATCTGAACCAGTTCCTAAATGGTCTTGCACTTCATGAGAATCCCGAACTGGATTTTACGAATGACAATTACGTTGTAATTCGTGAGGGCAGGACTCGTTCTAATTACTTCTTCTCAGATCCGAGTCTAATTGTGACTCCTCCGGAGAAATCAATCGTTCTTCCCACCGAAGACGTTGCATTTAAACTGAACACTCAGCAGTTGGACCGTCTGCTCAAGGCAGCATCCGTCTATCAACTTCAGGATCTTTCTGCAGTTGGTGAATATGGTGTTGTTAAGATCATGGTCCGCGACAAGAAGAATGATACTTCTAATGATTTCTCCGTTGTTGTTGGTGAGACCGAATCTAAGTTTTCGTTCAACTTCAAAGTGGAGAATATTAAGATTCTTCCCGGATCTTATGACGTTACAGTTTCACGTAAACTTCTGTCTCGTTGGGTGAGTAGGGATTACGATCTGACTTACTATATCGCACTTGAACCTGATTCTGACTTTAATGATGCTTGAATTTATCGCCCTTCTTCTCCCATATCAACTTGAAATGGTTGGGATTATGAAACAAGCAAATTGGAAGCTTGAGGAAAATTCCGGACTTTGTGATATGTCCCAAGTTGTATTTGCATGGACCAGTGCTGAGAACAAAATTGGGATTTGCCTTAATAATATCGAAAAGCATATTGCCGTGGGTGGTCATTCTCCAGCGGTAAGTAAGTCCATGGTTAAAAATATGGTGAACCAGGCAGTTACTCATGAGGCAGTTCATGTTGCCCAGATGTGTAATAAGAGGTCTCCGGTCCTTACAACTCGCGTTAAACTGGATGAGTTGACAGCATCACAAAAGAAAAGCGTGGTCAGATCTATGGCATATACGCTGAATCTAAGTTCCGCCGCCCTTGAGGCAGAGGCTTATTATATGGAGAAGAGTCCCCTTCTGACCACGTACATGCTTAAGAGGTATTGTCTTTGAACATCTTCATCACCGATACTGACCCCCACAAGGCAGCGCAGCAACTTCCAGACCGTCATGTAGTCAAGATGCCCCTAGAGACGTGCCAGATGCTCTCTCTGGTGCTCTCTGAGTGGTATTGGGGGTGGGGTGCCCTGCACAAGGCAGACGGGACCTCCTACAGCACGTCCAAGGGTGCCTTCAGGAACCACCCCTGCACCCGGTGGGCAGCACAGGACCCGGCAAACACCGCATGGCTCCTTGCTCACGGTCTTGCCCTCTGTTTTGAGTACACTGAGCGTTATGGTAAACGCCATTCATGTCAGACCACAATAGAAGAGGCAATGACAATCTTCCATAATCATGGACACTCCATTTATGATTGGGGTAAGGTTGATGAGTTTGTTCGTGCCATGCCAGATGAATACAAGTTGGACGAATCTATTGATGATGTGATGGCATATAGAATGTATGTTTCGTCCAAACCGTGGGTTTCTTCAAATTATCTTCGCAAACCAGATCGTAAACCTGATTGGGTGTAATTATGGGATTTACTTATTATGTTCAATACACCAATTTGTCTGGGCAAAATGGCTTGTCATTTTGTTGGGATGAGGAGGTGTTTGATAGTATGATTGAACGTCTTGAATCTGAGGGATGTGAAATTGTTGAGACAAGAGTGGACACAGATTGAAATCTGTGGTATACTGTAAATATGATCTATTTAAATTATGGCAAGTGAATTTCTCTGGGTGGAAACGTATCGCCCACAAAATGTGGATGATTGCATTCTTCCCGATGATACTAAAAAGACTTTTCGTGAGTTTGTCAAAAAAGGTGAAATTCCAAATCTCCTGCTTGCTGGACCCCCCGGAGTCGGCAAAACGACCATCGCCAAAGCATTGTGCAATGAAATCGGAGCAGATTACTATGTAATTAATGGTTCTGATGAAGGAAGGTTTCTTGATACTGTTAGGAATCAAGCAAAGAACTTTGCTTCTACCGTGTCTCTCTCATCTGATGCAAAGCATAAGGTGATCATCATCGATGAGGCAGACAATACTGGAAACGATGTGCAACTTCTTTTGCGGGCAAATATTGAGACATTTTATAATAACTGTCGATTTATCTTTACTTGCAACTACAAGAATAAAATCATCGAACCACTTCATTCTCGATGTGCAGTAATTGACTTCTCAATTAAGGGGAAGCAAAAGGCACAACTTGCGGGAAACTTTCTGAAGCGTCTTCAATTTATTCTCGACACTGAGCGGATTGAATATGATCAGAAGGTTCTTATTGAAATGGTCACTAAATATTTCCCAGATTTTCGTCGGATCATTAATGAGTGCCAACGTTATTCTATTGGCGGAAAAATTGATTCTGGAATTCTTGCATGTTTCGCTGATATTACAGTAAATGAACTGGTTAAAAACCTTAAGGAAAAGAATTTTACTGAGGTTCGTAAGTGGGTCACAACAAATCTAGATAATGATGCACATATCGTTCTTCGTCGCATTTATGATGCTTGTTACGAATATCTGACCCCACCAAGTATTCCTGCTGCAGTTCTTATCATCGCAAAGTATCTGTATCAGAGCGGATTTGTTGCTGATCAGGAGATTAATACTCTTGCAGCACTGACAGAAATTATGTGCGAATGTAATTTTAAGTGAGGTTATTATGGCAACTTTAACATTATTGACACTTTTACAATTCATGTCTGGAGACTTCTGTTCTTCCCGCGCCCGTGGGGTTGATACTGTGAAAGCAGTGTTGATTGCTTATGGCAAAGCTGCCGATAAATATGGTGCAAAAGAAGTTAATCGGGTTGTTGAAAAAAGTCCCGGATTGCAAGCAGCTGCTGTTGCAACCGTCCTAACGAAGTGTCCCACAAGCATTTAATTTATTATGGGAAAGAAGCAGAATGAACTTGAATATTTGAGAAAGTATCAAGTTAAGTCGAAGTGGTATTACATCTTCTGGGGCATCTGCGCAGTAGCGGTAGTATCTGGTCAGATTTATGTTGGTTCTGGATATCGTATGATGGCAGAAGAATTTACCAACTATGTTCGTAATGCAAATTTTAGAGGTATTTGAAAATGAATGTTAAATTGATTCGTATGTCCTCTGGTGAGGATGTCCTTGCAGAACTTTTGGAAGATCGGGGTAATTCACTTGCGATTCATAATGCTCTGGTCGCGGTTCCTGCAGGAAATGGTCAACTTGGATTTGCTCCTTGGTCTCCAATTCTGAGTCAGAAGCAGAAAGAACTTGTGGTTGATCGTCGCTTCGTTGTTTATGTTGCAGACCCTGAAGAGGGTGTGTTAGAATACTATGATAGGTTCTTCAATCCATCCCCGATTGTTAAACCGTCCAAGAAACTGATTACCTGATATTATGACAATTCTCACTCAAAAATCGCTAAAAACACCTCTCCGATACCCTGGCGGCAAGAGTAGGGCGGTTAATAAGATGGACGCATATTTTCCAGATCTTAGTGAGTATAGAGAGTTTCGTGAACCATTTATTGGTGGTGGAAGTGTTGCAATTCATATCACCAAGAAATATCCAGATTTGAATATCTGGGTGAATGATTTGTATGAACCGCTGGTAAACTTTTGGCAACAGCTCCAAATGTTTGGGAGTGAAATGTCAACTGCCCTGGCAGATCTAAAGGCAGTTTGTGATACACCAGATAAGGCAAGGCAACTTTTCACAATCTCTAAGGAGAAAATTAATGAACCAGAAGTATCATCCTTTGATCGTGCCGTTGCTTTTTATGTTGTTAACAAGTGCTCTTTTTCTGGTCTCACAGAGTCCTCATCCTTTTCTGCCCAAGCGAGCAACTCCAACTTCTCTTTGCGCGGAATAGAGAGACTCCCCGAATATTCTGAACTGATTTCTAGGTGGAAGATCACTAACTATTCTTACGACTATTTGTTGGGTGGGGATGAGAGTGCTTTTGTTTATCTTGATCCTCCTTATGATATTAAGGACAACCTCTATGGGCGTAAAGGATCAATGCACAAAGGATTTGATCACGATAGGTTTGCTGTTGATTGCGATTCTTGTAATATGCATCAATTAATCAGTTATAATTCTGATCAGTTGGTAAAGAGTCGCTTTGAGAACTGGAATGCCGCCGAGTTTGATCTAACTTACACCATGCGTTCAGTTGGTGAATATATGCGAGATCAAAAGAAACGTAAAGAATTGCTACTATTTAATTATGGAATTGAAGGACTGGTTGAACTCAATCAATCAAACTAAAGAGAATCTGATTGATGAGGATCCTTCACTTGAGAAGGAATATGCACCGTATATTATTAACCGTTGTTTAAGTGGGCAGATTGATAGTTTGCTTTTTGCAAATGAGATGAATGTGTATCATTTTCTGCCAAAGAAGATGCAATATGATTTTCTTATAAATACTTTGAGAAAAAGGAAACGCTATTCTCCTTGGATTAGGAAAGAAAAAGTTGATGATCTTGAATGTGTCAAAACTTACTATGGATATAGTACACAGAAAGCACAACAAGCACTAAAAATCTTAACTAGTCAACAAATTACACTTATTAAACGTAAACTTGATATTGGCGGTGCAAAATGACTATTGAACCAGTTGTGGAATGGAACCCATCTATGATGGTTGAGGTTCTTTTAAATGAACCAGATGATTTTCTTAAGGTCCGGGAGACCCTGACAAGAATTGGAGTTGCTTCCCGGAAAGAGAAGAAACTCTATCAATCCTGCCACATTCTGCATAAGCAGGGAAGATATTATCTTGTTCATTTCAAGGAATTGTTTGCTCTTGATGGCAAACATGCAAACCTTACGATTAATGACATTCAGAGAAGAAATAGAATTACACAACTTCTTGCCGATTGGGATTTGGTTACAATTGTAAATCCTGATCAGGTGTTTGATATTGCACCTTTGAATCAAATCAAAGTTCTTCCTTACCGCGATAAAGGTGAGTGGATTTTGGAGCAGAAATATAATATTGGAAAAAGAAATAGGTCTGCCGAATGATATATTTCGGTTAACCAAACTTTTTGGTGGGGGTTTACGACCCCCATTTTTTATGCTATGTGTTATAATTAATAGTGGATGCCGAAAGGGTCCACAAAACACAAACTCGCTTATTTAAGGAGCTACTATAATGACAAACCTCTCACGCTATACTGCGGCCGATTTGCCTGCGTTGATGGATAGAATCACGCGCAATAGTATTGGAATGGATGAATATTTTAATAGGTTATTCAACCTACATGAAACAACTTCAAATTATCCACCCTATAATCTAGTAAGTGTAAGCAATGTCGAATCGAGATTGGAGATCGCCCTCGCGGGATTTAAGAAAAAAGAGGTCTTTGTATACACACAGGACGGAAAATTATTCGTTGAGGGACAAAAGGAAGACAAAGAAACGGAAACGGAGTATGTCCACAAAGGACTGGCTCAACGATCTTTCACCCGAGCATGGACTCTCTCAGATGATACGGAAGTTAGATCAGTTGAATTTGAGGATGGTCTATTGAGTATTGTTCTTGGAAAAATTGTGCCGGAGACTCATAAGAGACGGGATTATTTGTAAATTCTAAATAGTATTGAATATCGTCGGCGCGGAAGATTCTTTGGCACATATCAAGGAATCTTCCTCTTTTTCTGGGTTTCTCTAAGATGAAAACATTTAAAGAATTACAATTAACCTTACGCTATCATGACCGACTAAATCCTAAAGTCTGGGATGATGATAATATTAAAGTTGATGTTAGAGAAGCACTTTTGCGTATCGCTGGTGAGTGGGCAGAATTTGCTAATATTCCAAATTCTGCAATTAAGGATATTACTCTGGTTGGTGGAAATGCAAATTACAACTATACAAAATATTCTGATTTGGATTTGCATCTACTGGTTGACAAGAGAGAGATTGCTAATTGCCCAGATTTAATTGATGACTACTTGAAAGATAAGAAGCAACTGTGGGCATTAACTCATGACATTAAAATATATGGACATGATGTAGAATTGTATGCTCAAGACATTAGAGAACCTTTCCCATCAGATCAGGGAATTTTTTCCCTACAAAAAAGTAAGTGGATCCGCAAACCAGTTCATAAACAAGTCAATCTTTCAGATCCGTGTATTGCTAGTAAGGTTAAGCATTATATGGAAAAGATTGATTTCTTGATTAATAATCGTGCAGATGATCGTGATGCATTCATGAAACTTAAGGAAAAGTTTAGAAACATGAGATCATCTTCGATTCAGAAGGGAGGTGAATTTGCTGTAGAAAATCTGGTGTTCAAGGAGTTGCGTAATCGCGGATATCTTGATAAGATGAGTGAGCATTTAAGAAATCTTAAGGTCAACAGCTTGTCTCTCAGGTAATTCCGTGCTATGATAGATGTGTGTATAGGAGGTTGAATGAGCGTTAAACTTGCAATTTTGAAATCGGGTGAGCATGTCATCTCCGATATTAAGGAGGGGTATGTGGATGATCGTGTGGTGACTTATATTCTTGAGCATCCATGTGAAGTTCTTATTGCTCCGCCAACTGATAATGCCCCCGACAAAATTAATCTGACCCTGTGTAGTTGGCCTAGTTTGTCGGCAGATAAAGTAGTCCCGATTATTACAGATTGGGTAGTTACGGTGGTTGAACCCGTAGAAAGTTTGAAGAACATGTATCTGAATGAGGTTTTAGATGGAAGAGGGGAAGTTGCTGAGAGTTCTGATCTTGACCGGGAGCTTAGTGTTGGTCTCTCAGATTGAAGAAGTATATGCAGAAATTGGAGATCCAAACTGCAAATTAGTTGAACCATTTGTTCTCAAGGTTGATTCAAATAATATCACTTTGGAGCCTTGGTTAATGGAATATACGAATGAGAATTCGTATATGATTTCATCCGATAAAATTCTAACTCTGGTTAAACCGAAGGGAGTTATTGAAGAAAAGTATTGGAGCCTAGTAAAATGAGCAGAACGTATCGAAAAGAATCTTACCATAAATGTGAGTTGCGCCAACCACGCTCAACAAATGAGAAGAGGCAACTCTCTTCAATCATTACCGATGATGAAGCAATCCTTCTAGGTATTGATAAACTGAATAGAATGAAGGCGAGACAAGGTAGTTGCGGCAATCTACCAACCGCTTATGATGACATCGTAACATCCTCTCACTATCAGAACGATCACTCTTGAATTTTAGATTTATATAATGCGCTTCTACACAAATGTACAGATGATTGGGAATCAATTCCTGATTCGTGGATATGAAGATGGAAAGCACGTAATGTTTAAGGAGGAGTATTATCCTTCCCTTTACGTGCCTTCCAAGAAGAAAACAAAATATCAGACACTAGAGGGTGAGTATGTTGAAGAGGTTCAACCCGGTCTTGTGCGCGATTGTAGGGACTTCTTTTCCAGATATGAAAATGTTGAAGGATTTAAAGTCCATGGAAATGATCGCTATGTGTGTCAGTACATTAGTGATAAGTATCCTGAGGATGAGATTAAGTTTGACATCAACAAGATTAAACTGACCACAATTGATATTGAGGTTGCATCTGAGCACGGATTCCCGGATACGGCATCATGCTCAGAAGAAATTCTTACAATCACACTTCAGGATTATGCCACCAAGAAACTGATGACTTGGGGCAGGAAACCTTTCAAGCATGACAGAAAGAACCTGACATACGTTGAGTGTGATACAGAACATAAACTTCTCAGTAGGTTTATGGAATATTGGATGGAACATCTGCCTGAAGTTATTACCGGGTGGAATGTTCAACTATATGACGTTCCATATATCTGTGGTCGCTTGTATAAGGTTCTTGGTGAGAAACTTGCTCGTAGATTTTCTCCTTGGGGATTGGTGACTGAAGGCAAAATTGTCTTAACTGGTCGTGAGCACATCGTTTATGATGTGGGTGGATTGACACAACTTGACTATCTGGATCTTTATAAGAAGTTTACATACAAGGCACAAGAATCTTATCGATTGGATCATATTGCCTTTGTCGAACTTGGTCAGAAGAAATTGGACCACTCTGAGTATGAGACGTTCAAAGATTTCTATACAAACGACTGGCAGAAATTTGTAGAATATAACATCGTTGACGTGGAACTTGTTGACCGATTGGAAGACAAGATGAAGTTGATTGAACTCGCCATTACTATGGCATTTGACGCAAAGGTGAACTTTGTGGATGTGTTCTATCAGGTTCGCATGTGGGACAATATTATCTTCAATTACTTGAAGAAGAGGAATATTGTAATTCCACCTAAGGAGAGAACCGCTAAGAATGAAAAATATGCAGGAGCATATGTAAAGGAACCAAAACCGGGCGTCTATGATTGGGTGGTGAGTTTTGACCTTAACTCTCTATATCCACACTTGATCATGCAATATAACATTAGTCCTGAGACTTTGCTTGATGAACGTCATCCGCAAGTATCTGTTTCAAAAATCTTGAATAAGGAAGTAGATCTTTCTGATCTTGATGGGAGAACAGTTTGCGCAAATGGCGCTCTGTTTGACACTACAAAGCGTGGATTTCTTCCAGAATTGATGGAGAAGATCTATAAGGAGAGAACGATCTATAAAAAGAAAATGCTTGCAGCGAAACGAGAGTATGAAAAAACTCCCACAAAATCCCTTGAGAAGGAAATTGCACGGTGTAACAATATCCAGATGGCTCGTAAGATTCAGCTCAACTCTGCTTATGGTGCTATCGGTAATCAGTATTTTCGATATTACAAACTCGCGAATGCAGAAGCAATTACACTTTCTGGGCAAGTATCTATCCGCTGGATCGAAAATCGAATGAATACATACTTGAATAAGATTCTTAAGACCGAAGGAGTTGATTATGTTATTGCTTCAGATACTGATTCCATCTATCTTAATATGGGTCCTTTTGTTGAGACTATATTCGCCGGAAGAGAGAAAACTACTGAGGGCGTTGTTTCGTTCCTTGATAAGGTCTGTACGTTGGAATTTGAGAAGTATATTGAGGGTTCTTACAAAGAACTGGCCGAATACGTGAATGCGTATGACCAGAAGATGTTCATGAAACGTGAGAATATTGCGGATCGTGGAATCTGGACTGCCAAGAAGCGTTACATTCTTAACGTGTGGGATAGTGAAGGTGTTCGCTACGAAAAGTCTAAACTGAAGATTATGGGATTGGAGGCAATTAAGTCTTCAACACCAGCACCTTGCAGACAAATGATTAAGGATGCTCTTAGGATGATGGTTGAAGGTACTGAGGATGATGTAATCAATTATATTGATAAGTGTCGTTCTGACTTTAAAAAACTTCCAGCAGAAGAGATTGCTTTCCCACGTTCAGTTTCTGATGTGAACAAGTACCGTTCTTATAGCAACATTTATGCTAAAGGAACTCCAATTCATGTTAGAGGTGCTCTTTTATATAATCATTATGTGAATGATAAAGGAGTTTCCAATAAATATTCACCTATACAAAATGGTGAAAAAATCAAGTTTTGTTACTTGAAAAAACCAAATCCAATTCATGAGAATGTTATTTCATTCATTCAGACTCTTCCAAAGGAATTTGGACTTGACATGTATGTTGATTACAACTTACAATTTGAGAAGTCTTTCCTGGAACCACTTAGGATTATCTTGGATGCTATTGGGTGGAGAGTTGAAAAAAGCACAAATCTGGAATCATTTTTCCTATAATGAAACACAAACACGAACCTCTTATAGAGATACAATTTTATTATAAAAAATATCCACAAGTTATTTTTATTGGATATCATAAGCCAGAAGAAGTTCCGGCATATAAAAAAGAATTGGAAGATAGAGACGCAGTTATTGTCAGTGAAGCGGAGCGCACGTATGGACTTTCTTAAGGATATTGTTAAAGAAATTGGTGATGATTACACCAAATTGGCATCTGAAATTGATGAGACTGAAAATTATGTTGACACAGGTTCGTACATATTTAACGCTCTTGTTAGTGGGAGTGTTTTTGGTGGTGTATCTGCTAATAAAATCACAGCAATTGCGGGTGAGTCTTCTACGGGAAAAACTTTCTTTTCTCTTGCCGTGGTTAAGAATTTTCTTGATACTAATCCTACTGGATACTGTTTATATTTTGATACTGAGGCTGCTATCACCAAGTCATTACTTACAAGTCGCGGCGTCGATACATCACGTCTTGTCGTGGTTAATGTTGTCACAGTAGAAGAATTTCGAAGTAAAGCACTTAAGGCAGTAGACCTCTATCTTAAGAAACCAGAAGACGATAGACAACCCTGCATGTTCGTGCTAGACTCTTTAGGTATGCTCTCAACAGAGAAGGAGATCACAGACGCGCTGAACGACAAACAAGTTCGCGACATGACAAAATCTCAACTGATTAAAGGTGCATTCCGGATGCTGACCCTAAAACTGGGTCAAGCAAACATTCCAATGCTGGTTACTAATCACACATATGATGTTATCGGTGCCTACGTTCCTACAAAAGAGATGGGTGGAGGTAGTGGTCTTAAGTATGCTGCTTCCACGATCATCTATCTCACAAAGAAAAAAGAAAAAGACGGAACAGAAGTCGTTGGAAATATTATCAAGGCAAAAACTCATAAGTCGCGTTTAAGTAAGGAGAATAAGGATGTTGAAGTCCGTTTGTATTATGATGAGCGCGGCCTTGATCGTTTTTATGGTCTTTTGGAACTTGGTGAACTTGGTGGACTCTGGAAGAATGTAGCGGGTCGTTATGAGTTTGACGGCAAAAAGGTTTATGCAAAGTCAATCCTGAAAGATCCTGAGATCTATTTCACTCCAGAAGTGATGGAAAAACTTGATGAGGTTGCTCGGAGGGAATTTAGTTACGGTTCTTGATAGTAAAAACTTGAATTATTGATAATGGAAACAATTGAACTTCTAATCCTTAAGAACTTAGTATACAATGAGGAGTATTGCCGAAAGGTAATACCCTTTATTAAGGCGGAATATTTTGAGGATAAGAATCAGAGAATTGTATTTGAAGAAATACGATCCTTTATTGAGGAGTATAATAAAACTGCAACGAAGGAGGTCCTTTCTATTGAAGTTGAGAATAGGAAGGATATTAATGATTCTGAATTCAAAGATATTCGCGGTCTCATTCAATCTTTGGATGAGAGTGTTTCTGAATATTCTTGGTTGGTAAACACTACCGAAAAGTGGTGTAGAGATCGTGCTATTTACTTGTCGTTGATTGATGCAATTTCAATCGCTGATGGCAAGGATGAAAAAAGATCTAGGGATTCCATTCCTTCCATCTTACAAGATGCATTAGCAGTTTCTTTTGACAATCATATCGGTCATGATTATTTGAATGACTTTGAAGCAAGATATGAGAGTTATCATAGAAAGGAAGATCGTATTCCATTTGATCTGGATTACTTCAACAAGATTACTAAAGGTGGTCTTCCAAGAAAGACTTTAAATATTGCCCTCGCAGGAACTGGTGTGGGCAAATCTTTATTCATGTGTCATATGGCAGCAGCAGTTTTGCTTCAAGGCAAAAATGTTTTGTATATTACGATGGAGATGTCTGAAGAAAAAATCGCAGAAAGAATCGATGCAAATCTTTTGAACGTTCCGATTCAGGATATTGTGAAACTGCCAAAAGATATGTTTGAAACAAAAGTCAATAAACTTTCAAAGAAGACGCAAGGTACTCTTATAATTAAGGAATATCCAACTGCTTCTGCACATTCTGGGCACTTTAGGTCGTTGTTAAATGATTTACATCTTAAAAAGTCATTTTGTCCTGATATTATTTTCGTTGATTACCTTAATATATGTTCTTCCTCTAGGTATAGGACGAACCTTTCTGTCAATTCATATAGCTATATCAAAGCAATTGCTGAAGAGCTTAGAGGATTGGCTGTTGAAGCAAACGTCCCTATCGTTTCTGCCACGCAGACCACTCGTTCTGGTTATAGTAGCAACGATGTCGAACTTACTGATACTAGTGAATCCTTTGGCCTCCCTGCTACTGCTGATCTTATGTTTGCCCTTATTTCTACTGAAGATCTGGAGCAACTCGGACAAATCCTTGTAAAGCAACTTAAGAATCGTTATAATGATCCGACAGTCTACAAGAGGTTTGTGGTTGGTATTGACAGAGCAAAGATGAGACTGTATGATGTTGAGCAGACCGCTCAGAATGATTTAGTTGACAGCGGACATGATATTGACTATAATGATAGGACTGAGGAAAAATTCCAAAACAAAAAATTTGACTCTTTTAAATTCTAGGAGGATGTGTAATGAGTGAAAAGGTTGTAGACCAAAAGATGTATATTGAGTTTGTTCGGGGTGTTACTAGCGCACCAAGTCTCAGTCCGGATGTTTTAGAGGCACGTCTTGCTGAACTGGGTGAACTTGGAGCAAATGTTCCCCAACTGCTGACCGCTGCTCTTGGTCTGACTGCTGAAGCGGGTGAATTTACTGAAGTTGTGAAAAAGATCTTCCTACAAGGGAAACCCTATAATGAGGAGAATGTTTTTCATATGAAACGGGAACTTGGTGATATGTGTTGGTATCTTGCTCAAGCATGTATGGCACTTGATACTGACTTTAACGAAATTCTCTCTATGAATGTTGAGAAACTGAGTGCTCGTTATCCCGAAGGTGCTTTTAGAGTTTATCGTTCCGAAAATCGTATTGAAGGAGATTTGTGATGAGTTGCGCACAAACTGACAATTTTCAAGAGTGGATGGAGTGGGTTGAATCTTCACAAGAAGTTGATGATGAACTTAGGGGTGTTTGTAATGAGGTGAAAGATTACTTTTCTGAATTTGTGATTGGTGATCTTCCTGATGGAACTAGGTGCCGAGTTCGTCGTTTCCAAGGTGTTTCTGAGGTTAGTTCTATCTTTGAAAAAAGACCTGAAGCATTTAGAACATTGAATTCGGTTAGTAGAGAAGGTGATGTGTATAGTCTCCGATTCTATTCCGAATCTGCTGCATAGATCACCCCCCCCTCCGGGGGGTTTTTTTATGATTAAATAAATAGGACAAAACACAATAGTAAGAATGGCTGAACCATCTGAAGGAATGTTGGCTGGAGTTGCCTTCATTAGTGACACCGAAATAAACGCAGCTGCCAGAGACACAAACAAACTGCAAGCATTACTTAATGATGTGATTGCAAATGTTGAAGGAACTAATGTTGAGGGAATTGGAAACGTTAAGAACGATTTCCTCAAGAAGATGAGACTCGATGGCAGCAATACTGATCAAGTATATACTGATCTACTTGTTGGTATGTCAGCGATGAAAGCAATTCGCTCATATCTAAAGACAGATGCTTATGATACTATTTCAGCAGCAAGTCCAACCAAAGTATTTTTAACTGGAACTCGTTGGCCAACAGAGGTTCAGAAGTTTAAGATTAATGCTTTTGGAATGGCAGATTATAATTCATCCGATGTTATTTTTAGATACGGAACTGATCATTATGTTGGCATTTCGCTGAAGAAGAAACCAAAATCGACAGCACAAGATCCAACAATTATTAACAAGGCGTTTGACACCCTGATGGAGGGCACTAAGTTTAATACTGTGAAGACTGAATTGTTGGCGCATAGACAAAAATTCTTTGCAGGTGTGATCCGCGAAGCAAAGGAAGATGGTCCATTAAAATTGATTGGTAAGATTGATCGTGTGGATAATTGGAATACTGCAACTGATGAGCAATTGTGGAATGCGAAGGTTCCAAGAAGAAAGGCAAATAAAACTGAATATGTGTTCCTGATTAATATTAAGGATGTTCGTGCAATTAGCGATGATCCATCATTAGTTGCTTCCGAGTCCAAAGCGCATAATGATATGCGAGACTATGTGAATAAGAAGTTGCAGAGCATTGGTAATACAGTCAATCCTTTATATAAAGGTTTCCTTGACATTATGGATGAACATGCGGATTTATTCGCAGATTCTCTAATCAATCTTGTTCTTAAGAGTAGGTTGCAGGATACACTGGAGGATCTAGTTCAGAACAAATTTGAATTTGTGTTGGTCACTGGTGTTGGTGAATGTAAAAAAGGAAATATCAGTATGGGATCTGGCGATGCCATCGGGATAGACAGTGTTCAATGTGTCCTAGCAGCCCTGTCAAAGGAGTCTGCCCATATTAAACTGGATACAGACAAGACGGAAAAGGCAGATGCTGCCAAGGTTTTCTTTGATGTTTTCAAGGGAGAATTTAGACTTCTTTGTGTGGAACTTCGATACAAGGGGGATTTCCATTCTCAACCACAATTCTTTGCCACAATCGCACCGGAACTAAAGCACCTATTGAAAGGACAGTTTGCAAATATTAGGAGACTTATTAACTGATGGCAAAAAACACTCACCTTGAACACCTTGAAGATGATATTTTAAATCATGGTTCTGCTGGCGGAAAAAATGCAATTACATTTTTAAATGAGCTTGGAACTATGCTCACGGAACCAAGATCTTCTATCCGCATCACAACAAAGTGGGATGGAGCACCTGCCGTAATCTGTGGAATTGAACCTGTCACAGGATGCTTTTTTGTTGGAACAAAATCTGTTTTTGCAAAAACAAATCCGAAGTTGATGTTTACTTCCGGCGATATAGATCAAAATTATTCTGGGCAACTAGCATCTAAACTAAAGGCATGTCTAGAGCATCTTCCCAAACTTGGAATTACAAATGTAATTCAGGGAGACCTTCTTTTCACGGATGATGTGAGTATTAAGACAATTGCTGGAGAACGAGTTCATAGTTTCCAACCAAATACTATTGTATATACTGTCCCGGTTGATTCGAAACTTGGATCTAAAATCTCAAGGGCAAAAGTTGGAATTGTTTTTCATACTGAATATAGTGGATCATCTTTGGAAAGTATGAATGCATCCTTTGGTGTGGACATTTCTAAATTCCAAGATTGTCCTGATGTTTATGCTGCAACAGCATCATTTAGTGATGCTTCCGGCGCTGCTAATTTTTCACCAACTGAGCATCAAAAATATAAGTCTGCCGTAAATATGGCGACTGGATCTTTGAAGCAAGCATCTGCATTTTTAGATATTTTGGGTGAGACTGGTGATGGTAAATTCTTACTATCCACTTTGTTTAAGCAATATTTCAATACATACATTCGGTCTGGCAACCCTATCACTAATGTGAAAAAAGTTTCTGAAGGATTCAAGACTTACTATTCTTCACTTTTGGATAAGGAGATTGGTAGTAAAAAAACTCCTGCTGCTAGAGATAAATATGCAAAGATTAAGGCAGATGGATTAACCTTCTTGACCAAGAATAGCAGATCTGTATATTTTACAGTCGCTTCTTATATTAATTTGCAGAAGGCAAAAAATATTGTAATTCGTAAACTTGAAATGGTGAAGGACTTTGGAACATTCCTGAGAACTGGTGATGGATACAAAGTTACTGCGCCAGAGGGATTTGTTGCAATCAAATCTGGATCTGCCTTAAAACTTGTTGATAGACTTGAATTTTCGCGAGCAAACTTTACCGCAGATAAAAATTGGTCATCTGATTGAAATATAAATAAAAATGCAAGAATTATAAATATGAAAAGTTTTTCCCGATTTCTTTCCGAAGCAGGCAAATCACAGGCAGTTATGCAAGCAAGACGGCTTGGACTGACTGGAGATGGTCATGGTGGGTGGTATGATAAAGACGGAGAGTTTGTAGCAAAAACTGAGGGTGGTAAATTAAAGTTTTATAATAAAAATCAGAGACCTGGACAGGATCCTCCTCAGGAAAGAACATCTGCGAATCAACAAATCGCCGCTACTCAAGTTCAACAATCTGCCCCACAAGCACCGCAACCTCAGGCACAATCTCAGCAACCTGAGGGTGGTGAAGAAGAGGTTGAAGATAAGGGAACACTCACTATTGCTTTCGGTAGATTTAACCCCCCAACTACCGGACATGAAAAGTTGTTGGATAGAGTTGCAACCGTTGCTGGTAAGGGGGACTATAAAATCTATCCGTCTAGATCTAGTGATTCAAAGAAAAATCCATTAGATCCGGATACTAAAATTGCAGTAATGCGTAAAATGTATCCAAAGCATGGTGAGAGAATTGTGAACGATGTGAAGTCAAAGACCATTTTTGATGTTCTCAAGCAAGCACATGCTGACGGTTATTCTTCAGTTAATATTGTTGTGGGAAGTGATCGCCAATCAGAGTTTGAGAAATTGTCTACAGAATATAATGGTAAGTTGTATGACTTCAAAGATATTCAGGTAGTTTCTGCTGGAGAACGTGATCCGGATGCTGATGATGTGAGTGGTATGTCAGCATCTAAATTGAGGAAGGCAGCAGCAGAGGGAGACTTTGCAACTTTCCGAAAGGGAGTTCCTTCCACTTTGGATGACGAAACTACAAAACAACTTTATAATACTCTTAGAAAGAGTATGAAGGTTTCTGAGTCGTATAGTTTGTGGGAAATTGCTCCAAAATATGATTCCAATGGATTGAGAGATGAATATATCAGGGGAAATATTTTTAATGTTGGGGATGTTGTTGAGAACCTTAATACTGGATTTGTTGGTAAGATCATTCGCAGAGGTGCAAATTATTTGATTTGTGTGACTGAGGATAATATTCTATTCAAACCTTGGATTCGTGATGTTGTTGAATGGACCGATCAATCTGGAGTCTCATCTGATAAAAGATTGGTTGGAACTGATTCTCTTCTAAAATATTTGATGCGTATGACTCAAACCAAGAGTATTAAAAATTTCATAAATAAGTATAAGAAGAAATAGCACAGCGTTGAAAAATGACCGTCAATCCTCTAAATGCGATCTCTGATGTTTATATGAAAGAGGTCTTTGAACCTAAGTTAGGTAAGTCAAGATCTGATTCTGGCAAGCATGTTGAGAAGGGTAAGGATGATGAAGAATCATCCGCTAAACGTGTTCGTCAAGCGGTATATGATATTAGATATCGCTCTAAGAGAGAAGGTGTTAAGGTAGATCAGGCATATGGTCAGTATATGGGTCATACAACTATGACCGGTCCTGAGAAACTTGCTGTTAAGGAAAAGTTGGGTCTGGTAAACCCCTCTCCAGTTAAGGAAGAGAAGGAAGGTCCAGTTGAGAAATATCAGATTCGTGTTACTGATAAGGAAACTGGTAGAAGTTACGTTAGAAGAGCAACCCGCGAAAAGATTAGTCAACTTCGTGCAAATCCAAATATTAAGTCGGTCGAAATGACCCACTATGGAAAGGCATATGATGCAGAAGCATCGCGTGGTGAACAAACTGCAAAAGTAAAGTCTGGTAAGGGTCTTGATCCCGTTGGCAAAGAGGATAAGGATATTGATAATGATGGCGACCATGATAAGACAGATAAGTATCTTTTGAATCGTAGACAAAAGCGTTCTGCTGCGATTGCTAAAGATAAGTCTCATGGTGTAAGTGAGGGTAAAGGGTGGTATGATCCTATGGAGGATCCTGACTTTGATCATGACGAAGCAGAAGCAAATAGGGGTGTTTCTGGTAAGAATAATCCTCCCGGTGGAAAGGCAGTAAAACCAAACCCAGCGAAGGAAAAGAAAGTAAGAAAGGAAGCCTTCTCAAACTGGAGAAATGATCTTCGTGAAGTAGTTGCTCCAAAGGAAGATGAGGGTGAAAATGAAATTAAGGAAAAGAAGGTAAACAATAAAGTCATCCTCAACCCAAACCTCAAGACTGAGGAAGTGACTGCCGCAATTTCTGAGATTGGTGGAGTGGTTCTTGAGGCAAAAGAAGTGAGTGATGATCCTTGTTGGGATGGATATCAGCAAGTAGGAATGAAGAAGAAGGGTGGTAAAAAGGTCCCGAATTGTGTTCCCAAAGAGTCTGTCACTATTCAGGATGCAAATGGAAATGACTATGTTGAATTTGTTGATTTGATTACACCAGATCCTCTGGTCTCAGAAATTGATGAAGCAACCGCGATGGCGAAACGTGGTCATGATGAGACCGCAATTCGTAATAAGATTGCTAAGTCAACTGGTGGCGGTGAGGCTGCTGATAGAGCAACCAAACTAGCAGACAGACCAACCTTTGGTGATGCTAATAAAGAAAAGCAGAGACAAAATCTTGCCAGAGCACAAAGAGGTGATTTCCGTAAGACCACTTCTTCTTCCCCTGGTCTCCATGGATATGGTCACAAGTCTGATGATCCTAAGGTGAAGTCAAAGCAAGCAGCAAGAGGAGCACAGAGAGGTGCTTTAACTCCTGCTGAGAAAAAGCAACTTAATAGAGAGGAGTTTGATATTGAGCAAATTCTGGAAGAATTGGTTCTTGAAGGATATGATCTTGACCTTGCAAGCGAAGCACTTATTGAGGCAACAGTAACTTATGGTCATGATACAGAGGGCCCCAAAAAGAGAAGTGTCAAGTCAAGAGCAAAAGAAATTCTTGGAAAACTTGCCGTGAAGGCATATAATAAGGCAAGAGAATTGAAGGTTGCTGCAGAACCAAAGGTTCAGAGAGCAAAGACTTCTCTGAAGCGTGGTATTAGAAAGGCAGCACAAAGAGTTGCTGATGCTATGAAGGAAGAAGCAGTTTCTGCTAAGCAGCAAAAACTGATGGGTATGGCATATGCAACCAAGGCGGGTGAAATGGAAGCACCTTCTGTGACAGTTGCCAAACTGGCCAAAACCATGACCACTAAGCAACTTCGTGACTATGCTAAGACTAAGCGTAGTGAACTGCCTGAAGTGAAAGAGTCTGCAATTGTTGATCAGGAAGAAACAACCGCTGATGATGATGTAAGAGCAACTCAAACTAGTGCTGACAAGCGACAGGAAAATCTAAGGAAGCAGCAACTTCAGAATATGAAGAGGTTGCAAATGAAGAAGCAGCAACTTGAGAAGCAGAAGTTGAGACTGCAACAGCAAAACAAACTTCCTATGAATACAGAGGAAGTTGAGTTTGAAGATGAACTTGAAGAAGGCATGACCATGAAAGACTTCAAAGCAAATCGTCAGAAGAATAAGCGTAGAGAGGCATCTGCTGATGCTGAAAAGAGAGGTCATGTAGGTAAAGAATGGTACAACAGCGGTAGAAAATATTCTCCCGATGAAGCAAAGAGAAGTCGTGCAAATATGGATGATGAAGAAAGACGCACCAGACATCGTAGTGCTGTAGATCCTGATAATGAGGATGATAATAACTACTCTGCAGACAAGACCAAGAATCCTAAGAAGATTCGTAAGCAAAAAGCACTTGGAGAACTTGGCGAGTCTACAGCAGCAGATAGGCATGGGGCAGCACCTGATGCCGCGAAGCAGGCACGTAGAGATGCCGCTATGAAGTCGCTGGCAGCGGCAAGAAAGGGTCGTGAGCAACGTCTTAAGGCGGGCATCACCAACCTCAAGCACAGGGCAGAGAAGGAGCATGAGACGAAGTTTCCTGGATCCCGCCAAGAACCAAAGGTGAGAGGTCAGAAGGAAACTCCTTCAGAGACTCAACGTAGACTGGCTAATCGTCAGGTTGATAGAGTGATCAAGCATGGTCATACTTCCAAAGAGAGGGGAGAAGCAAAGGCAAGAGAGAAGTATTATTCTGCGAGGGACTGATGGACAATTTCGACAAGAAAATTGACTTCGTAATTGATTATTTCCGAAGAAATATGAGGTATGAAACTAGTGAACCTTTTGCAGGATATTTGTCCTCTAGGGAACGTGAAAAAGATGATGAGTCGGAGAGAGAGAATTTGGAAAGAAAGATGAGAATGAAATTTGGTAAACATTGGAAAACGAGGCATGATGACACTCCACCCTTGAGAAAGGGTGAAGTTAGGAAATGGAATCCAAAGACTAAAAAATACGAGTCTAATTTGGATAAATAGTATTGGATATCCAACCTATTGGAGGTAATTTTATGGAACTCGCCGCAATTCTTGCATGGGTCCATGCAAATCAGGCAGCACTTGCAACAGTTGCTTTCATCCTCTCTGAACTTCTTGGAGCATGGCCAAAGGTCAAGTCCAACGGACTTGTTTCTTTCCTTCTCCTCAGAGTACAAGAGGTTCTGAAGCAAAAAGGTGCTGTAGATCCAACACCTTGAGATAGTTAATTTTGGGTATAGCATCGGGGGAGATCTTTGGGTCTCCTCTTTTTATAAATATTCTTAGCACAATTTTCATAGACAGGTAAGTAAAATGGCTCTTTGGGGTATTTCGACAACCACTGAAACAGTAGCAAATAATTATGCGCTTCCAAAGCATTTGGACGAAAATGACAGGACAAATACGCCTTGGAATTGTTTTGCTGACGAACGTGGTTGGGTTTATAGAAGATATGGTAGTGATGAGCACTCTGGTGCATCACAGAACTATTACGATGAAGTCTTAGTATCCGTTGCTGGTCTCAATACTACAAGTACAGCAGCTAATGAAACTGGTCTCAGTTTGGCAACTCCTGTTGCAGTATTCTTTGAGGATCCAAACAGAGCATCTATCATTAGTGCTGATGGTGGAGCAACTTCGGGTATTGGAACTCTTGCAACTGGACATGTTCATCTGGTATTCAACGAATTGGTGCATGTTTCTGCCGGAGCAACTATTGATCTTCTAGTTTCCAACAGCACTGCAATTGTTGCAACTGCAGTTTCCTATGGTGTTGGAACAGTTTACAATCATTTCAATAATTATGGTCTGAGAGCATCTACGGATTATAATGGTCAGGTTACAAACAGAGTTTCATTCTCATTTACTGCACCAAATCTTCCTGGTGAAAAGATTTCCATCAATCTTGATTACGGATTTGTTGGAGTCATCACCGATATGAGTGGTGCCGCTGGTGTTACTAGCACATTCTCTGCAGATCTTCTTCGCCACATTGGCGGTGCTGGATCTGGTGGATCTTCCGTTGGACTTGGTACAGATCAACTAGAGATCGTTTGATAAAATTGCGAATAGGGGTTTATGCAGTTTAATGAACTGAACAGTGATAATTTTCTATTATTCGCTATAAAGAACTATCAAAATCCTCAATCAGTAACGAAAGAGGATTTTGATAAGGATCTTAATTATTTCAAATATATTAAAAGACTCTTAAAGCGATATAAAAGCACGGGTGAGCTAAAAACTCACCTTCTAATTAATCACTTTATGATTTTATATAATATATTTGGTGATGCAGCAACTCCTATGCTTTTTTATAAGTTGGAGCAGGAACTGTGGTCAGTCACAAAAACATTCATTCTGTTTATGAATAGACTGCCAGAGTTCCCTAAATGCTTTTTTCATGATATTCCGATTGACCTTGATTGCTACAAAGAATTGCAACAGATCTACAAGAAGGACGATGAAGAAGATTGATAGGGTAATTCAAACTATTCGGGAAATGATGGTGGCAAATGCCCCTGGAACTCAGGGAGGTATGAGTGCATCCTCCCCAGCAGAGGGCCCTGTTGCTGGATTTGATCCCCTTCTAAAGTTCATGAATAGAAGAAAGAAAGTTGATTATCGAAAGGTTTCCAACACATACAAGAAATGGGTGAAAGACTTGGAGGATAAATAGATATACGTTAGTGCCATTCAAAATAATAAAAGATCTTTGGGTTGCAGAAACTTCGCATAAACGACTATGCCAAACGAAGAGATAAAAATAGCCATCTTGGAGCAGAGATTGGTGGATTTTGTCACGGTTGTGGATAAGTTGGAGAGGGCGATCAATAAGATTAACGATGTAAACTCAAACATTCTGAAAATGCTGGCAGTTCAGAATGAAAAAATTGAGCAGTTTTACAAGCATAGTGACAGCATGAAGTCACTTATTGATAATGTTAGTAACAGAAACGATGAATCAGTTCAATTCTGTCTAGAGAAGATTGACGAATTGGAGAGTAGGTTGGATAAACTTCCTGACATGGATGATCTTGAACAAAAGATTGATGATGTCACAAGAGTTAAGTGGATGGTTATTGGAATTGGAGCAGTTCTTGTAACAGTTGCCGCTACTCTGTCTCAGTTGGCATCTGGAGTGTGGACAAATACCATTCCAAAGGCAAGGATGGAAAGGACAACTGTTGAAAGACCTTATCAGAGTCTTGTGCATAAAAATGTGAGTGACAACATCTAAATAATGCCAGAATGGGCTTCGATGCCACTATGAAAAAGGTCAAAACCGAAAAACCGATATCATTATATTTGCTGCAGAAGAACACCAATTCTGTGATAAAATGGACATCAATCATCACAGAATTGGCTCACCAAATACTTGACAAACGAATCTAGTCTGCTAGACTGAAGAATATTCGGGGACCTCTTTCGTTATGGATTTTATTGATGTGAAATACATCAATCTTGTTTCTTCAAGACTTCAAAAGTTTAAAAGGGTGAAGAATGACCTTTTTAACTTTAGATGCCCCTTGTGCGGCGATTCTCAGAAGAATAAGAATAAAGCAAGAGGATATCTCTACCAAGTAAAAAATAATACAAACTATAAATGCCATAACTGCGGGTTGAATATTTCTTTCAACAATTTTCTTAAGCAGTTAGACATTACGATGCATAAGGAGTATGTCTTTGAGAAATTCAAAGAAGGACATACCGGGAGAAATTTTACTGCAGAGAAGCCGGATTTTGAATTTGAAAAACCTGTCTTTAAGAAGAAGGTTGTTTTGGATTTGCCTAAGGCGTCTACAAATTATCAATCCAAAACATTTCTGGAAAGTAGAAAACTAAATCCAGATAAATTTTATTACACCGATAAGTTCAAAGCATGGGTTAATACACTCAATCACGTCTTTAGCAACGTGGAATATGACGAACCAAGGATCGTTATTCCTTTAATATATAAAGACCGACTAATCGGGTTGCAAGGAAGATCTTTAGAAAAGTCTTCCAAGGTTAAATACATTACTATAATGCTTGAAGACGATGCGCCAAAAATTTATGGATTCGATCAGGTGGATGTTCGCTCTCCCATCTACATCATCGAAGGACCGTTCGACTCGACCTTTATTAAAAATAGCGTTGCTATGTGCGGGGCCGATATCGATCTTGGGTCGTTTGATTGGAGCGATTATATTTATGTTTTTGATAACGAACCGCGCAGTAGAGACATCACCGCAAGAATCTCCAAAGCAATCGACAGAGGAGATAAGGTCGTGATCTGGCCATCATCTATTGTTGAGAAAGACATCAATGACATGGTTCTTGCTGGACATAATGTTCAAGATATTGTAGAATCAAACGTATATCAGGGTTTAGAGGCAAGAGTAAAGTTCACACATTGGAAACGGATATGAGCAACGGATTAAAGGTACTTAAAAGGAATGGTTCTATCGAACCCATCAATCTTGAAAAGATGCATCTGATGGTGGATGCCGCCTGTCAAGGTCTTTCTGGAGTGTCTGCAAGTCAGGTTGAAATGACTTCAGGTATTCAATTTTATGATGGAATCACAACCGCTGAGATTCAAGAGATTTTGATTCGCTCTGCTAGTGATCTGATTGATCTGGAGCATCCAAATTATCAATTTGTTGCGGCAAGACTTCTTCTATTTTCTCTGAGAAAGTCTCTATATGGAAGAATGAAAGAACTTCCTTCTCTGGAGGTGCATATTGTCCAATGTGTTCAGCAGCAACTATACGATCATGAAATTTTCACAAAATACTCTAAAGAAGAGATTGAGCGAGCTGATTCGTATATTGATCATAATCGTGACTTCTTATTCACTTATGCAGGTTTACGCCAGGTCGTTGATAAGTACCTCGTGCAAGATAGAAGCAGTGGTAGAGTATTTGAAACTCCACAATTCATGTACATGATGATTGCTCTGACAATCTTTGCAGAGTATCCAAAAGAAACCCGAATGTCCTATGTGAGACGATATTATGACGCAATCTCCAAACACAAAATCAACATCCCAACCCCAATCATGGCAGGGGTTAGAACACCAATTAGACAATTTGCTAGTTGTGTTCTTGTTGATGTTGATGACACCCTCGATTCTATCTTTAGCTCTGATATGGCTATTGGCAGATACGTTGCACAGAGGGCGGGGATCGGCATCAACGCTGGTCGCATCCGTGGCATCAACAGTAAAATCAGAGGGGGAGAAGTTCAACACACAGGTGTTGTACCATTTCTCAAGAAGTTTGAAGCAACTGTCAGATGTTGCACGCAAAATGGCATACGAGGTGGATCCGCGACAGTCCACTTCCCAATCTGGCACCAAGAAATAGAAGACATTCTTGTTCTTAAGAACAACAAGGGAACTGAAGATAATCGTGTTCGTAAGTTGGACTATTCAATTCAACTCAGCAAAATCTTCTATGAGAGATTTATTTCTGGTGGCAACATTACTCTCTTTAGTCCGCATGATGTTCCTGGTCTGTATGAATCATTTGGAACTGATAGATTTGATGAACTTTATGAGTATTATGAGACCTGCGAAGAGATCCCCAAGAAATCTTTAAAGGCACAAGATCTAATCCTTGATCTACTGAAGGAGAGGGCTGAAACTGGTCGAATTTATATCATGAATATTGACCATTGCAATTCTCACTCATCATTTAAGGACAAGGTAAATATGAGCAATCTCTGCCAAGAGATTACCCTCCCAACAGATCCCCTCCAACATATTGATGATATTGTGGGTGAGATCGCCCTGTGCATTCTGTCTGCAGTAAATGTTGGCAAGGTAAAGTCTGATGATGAGTTGGAAGAACTTTGCGATCTTTCTGTCCGTTCTTTGGATGAGCTGATCGATTATCAACACTATCCCGTCAAGGCAGCAGAGAACGCCACAAAGGCACGTAGATCGCTTGGAGTGGGGTTCATCGGTCTTGCCCATTATCTTGCCAGACTGGGGTTCAAATACGACTCTCAGGAGGCATGGGACGCTGCTCACGGTCTTGCAGAATCATTCCAGTATTACCTCTTGAAAGCATCTAATCAGTTGGCACAGGAGAAGGGTCATTGTTCATCCTTCGGTAGAACCAAGTATGCGGATGGCATTCTTCCAATTGATACTTACAAAAAAGAGGTAGACGACATTTCTTCGATTGCTTATCAACATGATTGGGAAACATTACGATCCGACATTCAAACATATGGATTGCGACATAGCACGTTGTCCGCACAAATGCCTTCTGAGAGCAGTTCCGTTGTGTCAAACGCAACAAACGGAATTGAACCACCTAGAGATTACTTGTCCATTAAGAAGAGCAAGAAGGGCCCCCTTAAACAGATTGTTCCTCAGTATGGATCCCTTAAGAACAATTACACTCTTCTTTGGGATATGCCTAACAATACTGGGTACATCAACGTTGTTGCAGTATTGCAAAAGTTCTTCGATCAAGCAATCTCCGGAAACTGGAGTTACAATCCAGAAAACTATTCAAACAACGAAGTCCCGGTCTCGGTGATGGCAACAGATCTTCTGACAACTTATAAGTATGGATGGAAAACCTCTTACTATCAGAACACTTATGATCTGAAGAGTGATGTAGTTGAGGAGAATATTTCTAGGACAGTTGAACTTGATTGTCTGCTCAATTCTATTCTTGAGGACTCTGAAGAGGAGTGTGAAAGTTGCAAAATCTAACTTGTTAAATAAGATTATATTTGATGAAATTATTCTCTGCCATGCTTTTGTGAAATGAATAAATTTAATGAATCTGTAGATAAAGGAGTAAGTATGCCCGAAGGGATGACCGTTTTTAATCGAAATAAAGTCAATACCAAAAAGCAACCTATGTTTTTTGGGCAACCTTTAGGTGTACAAAGATATGATTCTTACAAGTATCCAATTTTTGAGAAACTTACAACTCAACAACTTGGATACTTTTGGAGACCGGAAGAAGTGTCCTTGCAAAAAGATCGTGGAGATTATCAAACTCTTCGTCCCGAGCAGAAGCATATCTATACTTCAAATCTTAAATATCAGATTATGTTGGATTCCGTTCAGGGTCGCGGTCCTGGAATGGCGTTTATTCCATATTGCTCTCTTCCTGAATTGGAGGCATGTATGGAAGTGTGGGGATTTATGGAAATGATCCATAGTCGTTCATATACATATATTATCAAAAATGTTTATTCAGATCCATCTGATGTTTTTGATACGATTATTGAGGATGAAAGAATTCTGGAGCGTTCAAAAAGCGTAACAGAATCCTATGATGATTTCATCAATTCTGCACACATGTACGGTACATCGGATGCTTGGCGTCATCGCCTTGAAGGAGTACATTACGCACAGGAATCACTCACCGATGTTAAACGAAAACTATACAGAGCAGTCGCAAACGTTAATATTCTTGAAGGTATTCGCTTTTACGTTAGTTTTGCTTGCAGTTTCGCCTTTGGTGAACTTAAGCTTATGGAAGGATCAGCTAAAATCATCTCTCTCATCGCGAGAGACGAAAACCAACACCTAGCACTTACTCAAAATATCTTGAATAAGTGGCGCGACGGTGATGATCCGGAAATGCAGAAAATTGCTAAGGAAGAGCAGGATTGGGTGTATGCTATGTTTGATAGGGCAGTGAACGAAGAAAAGGTTTGGGCCGACTATCTTTTCAAAGATGGTAGTATGATTGGGTTGAATGACAAACTCCTTCAGCAATATGTTGAGTGGATTGCTAATCGTAGATTGAAAGCGATTGGTCTCAAACCAGTTTATGATATTGTCGCAAAAAACAATCCACTTCCGTGGACTGAGCATTGGATTTCATCAAAAGGTTTGCAAGTTGCACCTCAAGAAACGGAAGTGGAATCTTACATCGTTGGAGGAATTAAACAGGATGTCACAGAATCAACCTTCGCAGGATTTAAACTTTGATGAATTTGCTAGAGTGTGGAAAGAAATGGATGCAATTGAACCATTGACTCCCACACCTCCTGTTGCTGATAGTGAAGATGTTTGTTTGGATGCTTATCGGGAAGCAGCAGAATGGGATGATTTTATGTTTGGGGGGGACTATGATTATTATGAGTCCTATAACATAGATTGTGCGGGCGGATAATATGGAAAATATAGTTTTTCAAATTCTAGTTAAATTGTCTTTAGTTGGATTTATCTTATACAATCTCAGTAGAATGGTATTGAGGGCAGTATATCTCCGCTCAGCACGTGCTTGTATTTGCCTAAACGGGAAGTGTGAGAGATTCATTAATGGAGACGATTCCGTAGATCGATAGGCATTCGCTGGAAAAGTATTTTCCTTCAATATTTGTGTTGTAATATGTTTCATCCATTATGACATTTCTTCTGAATTGCTCATATGTCTCATAGTATGACATAGATTTTTTGTGTGGGCAAAGATATAGAATTTCCCGGATGAAATTGTCTGGACCCAAGGATTTTACGTCATCTTTTAGTTCGTCACAGGAACCGTAGTAAGATTTCCAAGCACCCTCTTTAGTTTTTCTTCTTCCAGTTTTTGGATCCTTTCTTCGGGTCCAAAAATTTTTTTTACCTACATACTTCTTTCCATTAGTTTTGTTGGTAATTAGGTATACAAATCCTTCCAAAGCTTTGGTCGGGCCTTCATAATCTGTTCCGTTGTATTGCCAATTCATTTGTAATTCTTATGTTTTTCGTATTTGTGTTAAGGTTTCTTGACATGTTGCTTGCATTCACACCAAAACCTGCTATAGTGATGGGGAACACTCAAGAGAATGTTATGAACGATGTTGATTATGATCTTTACGATTCTCAGTCGTATGATGGTCACATCTGCAGTTATGTGAGGGATTGGGCAGTATCAAGAATTGGCGAGATCGTTCAAGATCGTCATCAAGTACATAGTGATAATGCTAATGCCATTGCCATTGAAGATGAATTTCGTGAGTGGCTTGAATATGATGGACACTCAGATCTTGAGTATTTATGTATTGACAATGATTACATTCAAAACCTGTATGAAAACACATAAATAGTAATGTAATACATAATGCTTTAGTGGGGGTAGGACTCTTCCCCCTTTTTTTGTTTACATTTTTTCTACTTTTAAAAATGTGCCGTGGGTATAGTTCCTCTGAAATGAGGGGTTGCACTTACAAACGGATGTCGAGTTCTAGGAAACTACTATGCTTTTTAAATACGCAAACATTTTGTTGGCGACCACCGTTCTAGGTGGTGCGATTACAACTTCAACAATGGGTACAACATATGCCCAAGTCGCTCCAGAAGGTGAACCCTCCACCCCGGTGGTGGTTCAGAAAAAACAATCAATCGCAGAAACAATTGCAGAACTCCGTAATATGGGATCTGCAAAGACAAATACAGTAAAGGTCGAAGGTGAAAAAACTAGCGTGAAGAGTGTGCTAGAGACTGCCAAAGAAGTTTTGGCAGAACCTAAAACTGTTACTAGAATAGCATGTAAGGGTTGTAATGCTAATGAGCAAAAGACTCTTGATTTCTTGCAGCAACGTGGAATCACTGATCGTCATGCCCTTGCTACTGTTATGGGCAACATCAAGCAAGAGTCCATGTTTGTTTCCAATATCTGTGAAGGTGGTGCCAGAATTTCATATGGCAGCTGCCACTCTGGTGGTTATGGAATTATTCAGTGGACTTCCTCTAATCGTTATCGCGGGTTGGGAAATTTCGCAAGTCGTTATGGTGGAAATCCTTCACATATTGATACTCAACTTCGCTACATGGTCACAGAGCCACAGTGGAGAAGTATTGAACCTGCTTTGAAGGCAGGTGGTAAATCTGTAAATGGATATATGAGACATGCATACACATGGTTGGGTTGGGGAATCCACGGTGCTCGCACTCATTATTCAAATGGTTATTTGAATCGTCTTTATACCGCAACTGAAGTGGTTAATGAAAATGGAGATTCAGTTGATGTAAGTGAGGTTCCTAAAGTGGTGAATACTATTAAACCAAAAACACCAAATCCATTAATGAAAAAATGGTAGTTGAAATATTATAAATACCGAGGTGGGGGGAAACTCCCACCTTTTTAGTAGGAATAAAAACTTATACTGATGGATAAGAAGTCTAAACAAAAAGAAACTCCATATGATAATTTTTTTGAACCAATAAAAAGAACGGCAGCAACGAGTGCAGATATTTCTATAGAGACGGAACTAATTAATCCAGAAGTTGAACTTGGTCAATTTTCTGTTGGATTGGAGAATATTGATACTTTTGCTATAAATCATGATAAAGTTCCTTTGGGATTGGAAGTTCAATATGATTATGAAACTAGTGAGGTAGTCCCAAAAATAAACATAGAATTATCGGATACGGATGTGAAAGAACGGGATCCAAAGGATCTGGTAGATGCTGCCCTGGAGGAATATGAAAGATCTCTTAGAGAAGATCGTAAAAAGAAAAAAGAATCCTGAGCACAATATCTTGCATATTGAGAGAGGAGAGCAACCAAGAGATATATTTCATTATGTTAAGTTTGGAGTTATATTTGAGGGACTAATTGACATAATTACATTACTCCCTTGGGTAAATAAAAGGGATTTGGTGATCATTATAGATCGAATACAAAGGCAATATGGAATTGAAGTTTTAAACGACTATATAATCAAGCATCAGGAATTTTTAGATTATCGGATCTCATCTGATGTTGATCAAGCAATCTCTGAGTATGAAGTATCATATTTTTTGTTAAAAAATAGAGTATATCTTGGCGATCCTCCCGAACTTGACAAATTTAAAGTAAAATGAGAATTAACTTATTTGGACGTAGGACTATTCCTGCCATGATCATTGGATCTCTGATTGGGTGGATTCTTTTTAGCCTTGCCAAGCAGAATATTGTAATTGAAGATAAGTTAATTTATCAAATTTATGATGAGATTAGACGATTGATTAATTTAGAATTGCCTGACGAGGATCCCGTATTTACTGAAGTTAAAGAGAATTTAAATCGAAGATTTATTGAAGATAAAGAATTATTAGATTATAGAGTTAAGTCTGATGTAACTTATGCTTTAAATGAGTATAGAAGAAGTCTTGAGATGGGCCCCCAAGCACCAGACCAATTTGCACCAAAGGCATATCAACTTGGAGATGCAATTGGAATACGTGCTCCTTGGTATGTTGAAGAAAAGAAGGAAATTTTAGATCCTAACCTCAGAAAGTGGGCATTCAGTAATGAGAATATGATCGAAAGTGTTGGCACCCCAATACAAAAAGAAATATTACAAAAAAGCAGACAATCCTCAGACGATAAGTAGAATAGGAAAAATTGGTCGATAGGGTCATGGAACTTCAAACAGTAGGATCGAAGGTCTTGAGAAGAGTCGCTCCCAGAGTGGCTAAGATTGATGATGTCACTAGAGTTTTGTGCTTCAAGATGATTGAAGTCATGAATAAATATCAAGGAATTGGAATTGCTGCCCCACAGGTGGGAATTTCCAAGAGAATTATTGTAGTAAAACATCGCGATACTGAGATTGTGATGATTAATCCGGAAATCACTAAGTTGAGTGAAGATACTCAATTGATGGAGGAGGGATGTTTGAGTTGTCCCAATACATTCGGTGCCGTGTTAAGATCAAATCAAGTTCATGTAAAATATCGTAACATGAAAGGCAAACCCTGCTTTGAGGTGTATAATGATCTTACGGCAAGGATCATTCAGCACGAGGTTGATCATTTGAACGGAATTCTGTTCGTTGACCACCTGGGTGACACTTCAGAAACTGTCCACTAGGGTTGACCGGATCCCCAAAACCGTGTATTATTAAAGAGTGAGGGAACTGACCACCACACGTCGTAAGACTTAAATCGGTTGGTCAATTCCCAAAACATATATGCCTCAGTAACTCAGTGGAATAGAGTAACGCTCTTCTAAAGCGTGAGTCGTAGGTTCGAATCCTACCTGGGGTGCTTAGCAATCTTGATTGATTGCTCCTGTTAATTTTTGTAACGCAAAAATTAAAACCCTATAAATAAAACACTTAGGTCGAAAACAATGTCTTATCCAATGCTCACAATTAAGTTTAGCAATCTCGATTGCGGCCGCACCTGGCAGCATATTGAGGGAGCTCCCCTGTTTGCGGGTATGGATAAACACATGTAACATGTAATCCATAAAAGCAAGAACAGGGGAGAGAAACTAAGGTTTCCTCCCCTTTTTTGTTGCCTGTGATAGTTTTTGATTGAACCTTGAAAATTTAAACCTTTATTGGGTCTGTAGCTAAGCGGCGAGCGCACCCGGCTTTTAACCGGTGGATCGTGGGTTCGAGTCCCACCAGACCCATAAGGGGCATTAACTCAGTCAGGTCAGAGTATCCGACTCTTAATCGGTTAGTCCTGGGTTCGAATCCCAGATGCCCCCTGCACCGCCGCAGTTCGGTCGTTAAACATAAACTGTTCGGGAGAGTGGCTACTGTTGGCAATATGTGTGGCTGCGGTCTGTAAAACCGTTACATCGGAACCATCGGGGGTTCAATTCCCTCCTCTCCCACCTTGCGGATTTAGTTCAGTGGTAGAACGCAACCTTGCCAAGGTTGATGTCACGGGTTCAAATCCCGTAGTCCGCTCCAGGCCCATTAGTGAAGTGGTGATCACGCCTCTCTGTCTAAGAGGTATCAGGGGTTCGAATCCCCTATGGGTCGCCTGGTCCTATCGACTAGCGGTTAGGTCATCACCCTTTCAAGGTGAGAACACGGGTTCGAATCCCGTTAGGACTATTGGGAACATAGCTCCAATTGGTAGAGCACATGACTGAAGATCATGGTGTTGTCGGTTCAAGTCCGACTGTTCCCTCTTGGAACCGTAGCTCAGCGGTAGAGCACTCGGCTGATAACCGAGCGGTCACAAGTTCAAATCTTGTCGGTTCCATTGTTGCCTTGAAGCAACCCAAAACAACTTTAGGATAATTCAAGGCAACATTGAGGAAGTGTGGCAGAGTCAGGCTTATCGCAGAATCCTGCTAAGATTCCGTGTCTAGTAATAGGCACCGTTGGTTCGAATCCAACCACTTCCGTTGGCAGTATAGCTCAGTTTGGTAGAGCACGGGTCTCATATTCCTATGGTCGGTGGTTCAAATCCATCTACTGCCATGTGTAGGTAGCATAATTGGCCAATGCGCCAGATTGTGAATCTGGTTTATGCGGGTTCAAGTCCCGTCCTACACCCCGCCCTTATAGTTCAGTGATAGAACACATTCTTGGTAAGAATGCGGTCGTGAGTTTGATTCTCACTAAGGGCTCTCAACTATCCGGAAAGTCCAGATAGTTCAATGTTCAGGTGGCAGAGTGGTCGAATGCGGAAGTCTGCAAAACTTCTTTACCGTGGGTTCGAATCCCACCCTGAACTCCAATCCAGAATCGTCTAATGGCAGGACACCGCCCTTTGAAGGCGTTTATCTAGGTTCGAGTCCTAGTTCTGGAACCAAATCCGTGTAGCCCAATGGAAGAGGCAATAGACTAAGGATCTATTTGTTGGAGGTTCGAGTCCTCTCACGGATACCACGTTGGGTTGGTGTAATTGGTAACATCTTGGTCTCCAAAACCAAAGTTCAGAGTTCAAGTCTCTGGCCCTTCGCCAAGTCCTTTTAGCTCAGTGGACAGAGCAGTAGGCTACGAACCTATGTGTCGGGAGTTCGAATCTCTCAAGGGACGCCTCTAAATAACATTACAGTGTGATAGGACTATGGAATTAGTAGAACCGTATTCAACAGTATTGGTTCTGAACAGTTCATATGAACCATTGCAATTCACTAATTGGAAGAGAGCTATAGTTCTTCTCTTTAAAGAGAAGGCAAGGCTTATCACCAAGCGAGTAATACGTTTGGTCAATTATGTACATATTCCCTTTCATATGGGTAGGGGATCTTATCCAACAAGAGCTCTAATATACAAGAGAGATGATCATGAGTGCCAGTATTGTGGATCTGATAAGGATCTGACACTGGATCATGTGATTCCACGTTCAAAAGGTGGACGGGAAACATGGGAAAACCTAGTTGCCTGTTGCACTAAATGTAACTTGAAAAAGGGAAACAAACTTCTGTCAGAAACTAACATGACTTTGAAGAAAGAACCTGTAGCACCTTTTAATAGGGTCTACCTGGACGTTCAGAAAAGTGGTGTAACTGAATGGATAGAATATGTGATGGGATAGGACAGTTTGGAAACTGGAACATGGGGGGTTGACAACCCATCAAAAGTTTGTTACTATATAAAGTGACAGAGGTTAAGTCCCTGTTATGTCCTTATGAGGCATATCACACTTAACCCATCATACGTGGGTAGTCTAGTGGTCAGGACGGGTGGACAACACACATGGAGTTTGGGTTCGATTCCCAATCCACGTTAAATTAATGGGGTGTAGCTCAGCGGTAGTAGCGGGATGCTGTTAACATCTAGGTCGCAGGTTCGATCCCTGCCACCCCAGTTGGATGGACTTCGGTTCTTCCATAAGAGTCGGGATCATCATATCCGACTCATTCGCCCTTGTAGCTCAGTGGTAGAGCAGCTG